AAATAAATAATATAAAATTAAGGAGTCATCACAAATGAAAACAAAATTATCAACTGGAAAAATCATACTATGGTCTATCACATTTATTGGAATATTATTTACATTATGGTTTGCAATATCATACATTGATGCCATTGTAAACAATGGTCATGAAAGTGTTGGACCTCAACTATCTTGGAATATATTTAAAGTATTTAATTTTTAATAAGTAGAACAAAAGGAGTTAAAATATGCGAGGCTATAAAAGTTTAACAAAAGAAGATTTAATACGCATGATTGAGACAGAATTTGAGAATGTCAGTTCAAATACAATAATCGCCACATTATTCTTTCGTTCGGATATGCATAATGAAAATATGCAGCAATGTTTACTATTTGAAAAGATCATTGATGTAGATAGATAAAAGAAGGGAGAGCTGTATATGAAAGAATTCAATCTAAAAACGTGCCCTCTATGTGGTGGTGAAGCAAAGTTCGTATATGGTATTAGAAATATACATATTAAGTGTATCGAATGTGAACTCACCACAGGATCAATAGAAGAATCATTAGATTATTGCGCAAAAGAAGAAGCTGCGAAGGTGTGGAATAGAAGAGTAGATTTTGGAAAAACCTGCCCGGAGTGTGGTTATAGTGATACAGAGACGAAGAGCGTTTATTCAGATGGTACTCTCGTAGAAATATCTACTCGATGTCTTAAGTGTGGAACATTTATAGAAGTCTGATATTAGTAGATAACTTAAAAAGAAGAGGCTTGACAAATCGTCAAGCCTTTAATTATGAATCGTTAATAACAGTATACATTAGAGGTGATATATAATTGAAATATAGACGTAAATGTGTAGGCTGTGGTCAAGAATTTGAAACGGACCATCCTAGACAAAAGTATTGTAGAAATATTAAAATTAAAACATGTCGTATATGTGGAAAACAATTTGAACAAGTGTGTGAGGCACAAGTATCAAATGTATGTGATAATCTCGAATGTTTAAAGCTAGCTAGATCCTCAGGCAAACCAAATATTCAAAAAGCGTGCAAATGCTGTGGAGAATTGTTTACACCTAAGACTGCAAGAAATTCATATTGTGGAAAATTACACAAAGCGATTTGTGACACCTGTGGGCATGAATTTGAATATGAATGTGAAAAAGATGCAAATACTCATACATGTAAAAATTGCGCTGGAAAACGTTGGAAACGAATTTGTAAGGAATGTGGAAAAGAGTTCTTAGCAACATGTCCTACTACTGATGTATGCTATGATGTACATTTCAAACAATGCGAAATATGCGGTAAAGAGTTTGAAGTAACACGGGAACAACTAATCAATAATTCGATACCTTGCTGTTCTGAAGAATGTACGAAAATTAAACGAAATGCAGCCATTAAAGAGAACATCAAAAACTTAGAATATGGATGGAATCGCGCTACTAGCACATTTACTAAATTATGTGCATATTGTGGTAAAGAGTTTGAAACTAACATATCTAATCAGAAATATTGTAGTGGTCCGCACTATAGGATATGTAAGATATGCGGTAAACCATTTGAACTATCCGGCCAACAAATGTTTAATGGTACTGAAACCTGTTCTGACGAATGTAGTTACATTGCTAGAACTAGAACTACCTTAGTTCACCCGGATATATTTATCGAATGGGAATCATTTAGTTCTAATCCGGAGCAATGGATTAGAAATACGTATGGAGATATAGCTCCAACATATTACCAGCTATCTAAGGACTTAAATATGGCTATAAGCACAATACAGCATAAACTTGCTACTAAAAATAGTGAACATCTTGTTAAGAAATATGTATCTACAATGGAACAAGAAGTCATAAATTATATCAAGACAATTACATCCAGTAAAATAGTACACAATACAAGAGCGATTATACGTCCTAAAGAGCTTGATATATATTTACCAGAATATCGGTTTGCTATTGAATGTGATCCAACTGCAACCCACAATACTACTAAATCAATCATAGGGTATGATTTAGGTATATCTAAAAATTACCATAAAGACAAAACCGATTTATGCCAACAACAAAATATTCAACTATTGCATCTGTTTGGATATGATTGGATACATAAGCAAGATATTATGAAATCTATCATACAACATAGATTACAGATTGATGATATAAAGATATACGCTAGGCATTGTAAAATCAAACTGATAGATAATTCCCTAGCTTATACATTTCTAAATACAAATCATAGGCAAGGGTATGTATCATCTTCAATTAATCTAGGTCTATATTATGGAGATGAATTAGTCAGCATTATGACATTTGGAAAATCTAGAAAATCTATAGGTTACTTAGAAAATTCTATAGAATTATTACGATTTTGTAATTCTTTATACACTACAGTTATTGGAGGAGCTAGCAAACTATTTAAATACTTCGTTGATACTTACAACCCGTTTAAAATCATATCTTTTTCAGATAGAGCTCGCACATCTGGAAAAATCTACCCAATACTTGGATTTCAATTAGATCATATATCCGAACCGGGATATGTATGGGTTGATACAAAAACAGATAAAGCCTACCATCGTATGAATGCTCAAAAGCATAATATTAAGAAATTTTTGAAATATGATTCTATTGATTTATCAAAATCGGAAACTCAAATAATGGCAGACCATGGGTACGTACAAGTATTTGATAGCGGGAACAATGTCTGGGTATGGTCAAAATAACACAAAAAGAAGAGGCTTGACAAATCGTCAAGCCTCTAGTTGTGATTAAATGTGATTAAGTTTAGAAAGATTTATGAATGTAACTGTATTTAATTTCGTTTAAATTTAGAATGTGCCTACGATTCTGCCTGATACAACAGATGCAGGGTTAACAACTTTCATAGCGCACATAGTAGCATAACCTTGTTGGACGGAGCTGTTTGCTAAGCCAATTGCATCAGTGTTTGTCAGTGGCATATACTCACCAAACAATGCAGAGTTACGGCGTATATCTGTGGATTTACAACTCATGACATACAAGTTTGGATCGTAGTTAGGATCAACATATACTTCAAATTGATCCAATGTACCAGCTTTATATGGACCAACGTTATCTTCTGTTGGAGCTGCTTGGAATCCGTTAATCATGCCGATATAAGAAGCTACGTTAGTACCTACAATCAATCTATTTGGTTGAGATAGACGTGTTTCTTGGTAAGTAGCAGCTGCTGCTTGATTTAGTTTTAGTTTAAACATATTCAAGTAATCAGTTGGTACAACAGAACCGTTTAGTACTGGAGATGCATCCCAGTTAAATTGAGGTTTGTAAGAAGCTGCTTTACGTAGTTCATCAAAGCCCCAAGAGTTGATTTCGGCGGTTAGTTCAGAGAATGCTGCTTCTTTTGCAATATCACCGATGTTGCTGCCATATTCTTGTTGTGCAGCAAATGCAGAATAGATGCTCCAGTAGCAAGCTAGCTGACGAGCTTCTGCAACCAAGTTGATTTCATCAAGTTGTAGTTCACCTTTACCCATAAATGCACCATATTGGCCATGAGCTAGGTTGCTTTCAACATGAGGTCCAACAGTTTCATTGTCATATTGGTATGTAGCTGTAATAGAAGAACCGGCTTCTGCGGTAGGTGCGTTTTCACTCATTTTTGCAGTTGTGATACAAATTTGACCATTACTGTAATTGATGTAACCAACTTCTGCACCATTTAGCATCAATGCACCTACACCGTTATCAATGATTTTAGATACTACTCCGTTAGTTGCTTTAGTTGTAACAGTAACGGATCCTGGTAGTACAGGTAAGTATGCAAGATTTTCAATGATGTCTGTTTTAGCCTCATTAAAGGAGATAGTTGCACCTTCAGCTACAAGTTCATTTTTAACTACACGACCTGTGAAGTTTGGATCAATGCCTTGTCTATTAGCAAATGGACTGGATAAGATATCACCAGCGTGTGTTTGACCTTTTGTATTCTCAGCAACAAATTTGAAGTATGGAATCAATTGTTGACGAGATCTCATTGCTACAGAACCAAATACATCTAGAATCAATAATTTTTGTACAAACATCGGTAACAATTCCAAGAAATCTGGTCTTGCCATGATGTTAGAAGTATTTGTTGCAGCCATTACAGGAGTGGAACCGTAGTTTTTACGAAGTTGAGCTGCGAATGCTCGTTTTTCAGGGGACAGATTAATTGTACTTGCTGTAATATTTTGTCTGTTTCTAACATTAGATGTAATGCTAGAACGTCTAGATGTTACAGCAGAACGATTTGCTCTGATATTCATATATTACACCTCTATTTGAAGTTTATAGTGTTACTAAATCATCATCTAATACATCTAAAGCAGTTTCATCAACTTCAGATGATAGATAAGAAACATTTTGTTGAATAATGGAATTATCACTGATCTGCTTTTTGATATCATCTATCTTTGTAGATGCAGTAATATTTAGTTTATTGAAATCTACACCAATAGCGGATGCATATAGTTCAGCATAAGCATTTTGATATTCAGAAATTTGACGGCGGCATGATGACAAATCTCTTTGCAAATCCTTAATTTCTATATCACGGTTTGATACATCTTTAGATGCAATATTCGATTGTTTGACGGTTTCATCCAAACGATTAGACAATTCTAAAATCTTAAGATCTTGCTGTTCAATCTGCTTATTCTTAGATTTCAATTCCTTTTGATATTTAAGGTTTGAATCCTTAAGGTTATCATAATCAGATTCTAGTTGTTTGGATGCCACAATGTCTAATCTTGATCTCCGCTTTAGTTGTTTATGTGACTGTTCTATTCTTGATAAATTTTTAGAAGCTTGTAAGTATGCTTTTCGTGTATTAGCTACCCTGTCTGATAAGATTGAATTTTTTGATTCTAAAGAGTTGATTGTAGTTTTAGCTGTATGTATTTGACTGGCATAAATACGTTCAACAGATTTTAATCTTCTAGATGCTAATACTTGCTGATTTTGCATTTGAGTTCGTAAAGCTTGGTTTTCTTCTAATAATTTTTGATAATCTACATTAAGTTTTGCAAACATTTTAGTCAATGCGGATATTTTCTCTTCTTCTAAAGAATCTACATCTTGCTGTAATTCTTGTTTTCTAGTTTCAATAAGTTCATATTCAGGGCAATTTGGAGTTATTTGTGATTGTATTGCATCCAACGCAGCTACACTATAAATATTTGGTACATTAGTTTGAATACTTGCACAGATACGTTTATACATTTTTTGCTTAGTTTTATCCGTAGATGCAGATATAGCTGTAAATGTTGGAATAGATTCCGGATATGCAGGAAAAGCTACTAAGTCAAATCCTCTGAAATCGAATGTACCCGGAGTAACCGAATTATTCATCACATCGCCAGCACCTCTAACAGATATGCCAAAGGTAACTCCGGCATCTTGTAAAGTTTTAACAATTCTACCTGTCGGTGTATCAATAAGGTTAAATGTTCCTTGAATTTTATTATTTGCATCAATATGACCTTCAGTCATAACAATGCAAGATTCTGCAAAATTCATATAATCCGGTGTATCTGGGTGACCAAGATATCCAATGAACCAGCCATTCTTAATACCTTCCTTGTATTCCTCAGATTTAAACACTTCATCCCATACTTCCCGAGTTATATCAAGGCCATTATTATTAGTTATATTTGCATCCGCACATTCTCCACTGTATGTACCTAGTATACATGATTTAGGAGATATTTGAGATTCAATTTTGGTTTTCAATATGCTCACCTCGTTACTTCTTCAATATATCAGCAGTCAATCGAGCCATGCCACCAATAAATAAAGATTTGGCCAAAGATCCGATAATTCCAGATTCAATAGAATCCTTAGTTTCAATTTGACCCGAATCTTCTAATTCATCATATGCTGCATCTTTTACATCTGTAATAGTTTCAACAGTTTCAACATCTGTAGGAATATCAATAATATCATCTGATTCAATGGTATAGATGGTATCATTAATTTGTAACTGTAGATTACCATCTAGTGTTTCAGTAATACCGATATCTTTATCCTTTAATTCATCAATCTGCAATAATAAATCTAATAATGCAGACGGAGTTAAAATCAATTCTTCCATAATTGATAGATCCTTTCTATTAATTTTAAGTATAAGGTTTATTCCCAATCTACCCAGCGTAAAACGCTGCCGGATGGATATAGATCACTTAATCCTCCAAGCTGCTCCAATCCGCCAAGCTGTATTTTCCAAATAACTTGTACAACTTGATTTGGACCTACACGTATAATATTTTGTTTTAATATTTGCCTATTATTTTGAGCAATCTCCGGTTTTATAGACTGAATTTGATCTTCTGTAGGATTATCAATACCTTGATCTTTCAAATACGTAATTGCATAATCATCTGATACAGATTCAGCAGTCATTGCCCAATTTTGCTTATTAGGAGGTGCAATCCTATATCCTGCAAGTAAACCATTATCTCCACCCGATTCCCAATCTTTCTTAGACCACAAACCTGCTTCGGTTATGAAAATATAATCTTTACCCGGTTCTCTAAATTGAGCTAACGCACCGGTAGAAATCATTGCGCTAAATATAACGTCAATAGTTTGAGGTATTTCAGATTCGGTCTCCGGTACAATATCTCTATAAGATATTTGAACTCGAGGAAATGAATCTGATATTAATTCACAGTTTATAGTTGGTGCGATGGATGGTCTATATTCAACTGTATCTAATGTAATTTCTTCAGATACACACTGTGTAATTAACGCTAAATCAGAGCAATTAATTTCACCATCTTGATTGACGTCTGCAGCAAGTAATTGTTTATCGGTCAAGTTTACATTTCCAGCTAAGTAATCAGCAAACATCAATATATCCGCATTATTTACTACACCATCAAGATTGATATCTCCTAATTGAATCGTTTCAGTTACAATTTTTGATGTATCTCTATCCGCAAACACCGGACCTAATCCAAAATATTCTCGATTATTATTAAGATTAGGATCATATCCGTCAGCACCATATCCTGGAACTTGTAATAGATAATCTACGAACCTATCTTCTTCAGAACCTTCAGATACTCCAATGCCTGCCGGTAACCCATTTTCATCTTCATCTTGATTAATTAGACCCATGGTACCCAACGATATATATTTAGGAATATAATAATTCAACATGTGATATCCTTGATTTAAAACACCATCACCGGTAAGGTAGTGAGCAATACCTACTAGTAAAGAATTCGTAGCAGCATTATGTCCAATATGTGATGAAATTACTTTACCACTCTTAGAATCAAGTACTCTAATAGATACATTATGCTCTGTACGTAAATTCTTTGCAGCAGCTTTAATAGAATCCAACACGTCACCTCCTTAATATTATGGAATCTCCGATGTAGTAGATTCTTCATCGTGTGTTATCATGTTTTTAAATCTGTAAGAATTCAAATTATATGTACCAAATTGTATCTGTGTAGGAGCTACTGACGGTGATTCAAACCCTTCAACATCAATTCTTCGATGTAAATTAGGATTAGTAAGCCCATGTCTGTCTAACTTCAAGGATTCTGGATCTTGAATATCAGTAAATTCGTCTTCGCTTACTTGTGTTGCAATGTATTTAGCCGGACCTTGTGCATATTTCAGATAGTATTCACTCATTATACTCACCACACTTCACTATTATTGTAGGTTTAACTATTGTTGATTATCATCTTCTAATTCAGGATAATTTTTTGTAATAATGACATCTTCTTTAGCAGATTCACTGTACTCCACTTTAGTATATATTGTATTATCGGGATTTAATGCAATTGCATCTCCTAATTTATTCATAATAGGATTAACAGCTGGACGTGGTTTTACAATACTTGTAGATCTATCATCATCAATCGTATATGCTTGACCTTGATCAGTATTTATCTCTAAATCTTTATCATATCGTAAATTCCATGCATATATAGGAGACATAGGATGATATCCTCTTTCAGGCTTATCTACATATCCATCTTTTAGATAATCATCTGGGTATACGGTATCTACATTTTGAGGCCCGTAACCGAAACTGAAAATTGGATGAATTAAAGCTGCTACAACATGGTCATTGTTTGCAAGTTGTAAAGAATACATTGCCCGATATCCTGGGTTAATTGTATCATTAGGTTCACCTTCAAATTTAGAGTTCCTATAATAGACAGGACTACGTTTATGCTTTGCATTTACTTCGTTATAGTTAGGAATCATATTGATAGCTTCACGTTCAGTTTTAATATTATCTTTTAATATTGTACCATCTGCACCTATAATCTGATAATATGTTGACTTAATGATAATATTTCCGGATCCGTCCTTTTCTGTAACTAATCGTTTATTTATACGATAACCATCCATATCACCGTTTTGTAGTAATGTCTGCTCTAATGTTTTTTGCATACGTGCATAGTCTTCTCGACTATAGTGACCTACATGGGTGGATCCTATAGATATGCCTACATCATTTATATTTGTTAATCTTGCATCTACTGATACTTTTGTTCTAGCATCCATACGAACACCCGCAGATTGGAAGCAGTACATACCTAAGGGTCTAGCATACTCAATACAAGCATCAATTGGAAGTTTAGTAGAAAAATATACAACATCTATATACCCTAAATCGGTATGAGGGGTTACATATACAGAATTTACAGGTATTGAAGTATTCTCTAAACGATTATATAATATATCCTTTCCTTCTACCTTATTACCTTTGGGATCTGTATAGCCACCGGCTTCCATTAATATTTGAAATTGTGCTAGATTGGTTTCAGCAGCTAATGTGACACCATCTTTACTTCCGCGATTGCGTATAATTGACATAAAATAAAGTAATACAAGTCGATTGAACGAAGTAGGTAATCTATTATCATATTTAAAACCTATTGTATCTGCAAGCATCCATAATAAAGAATCTTTGCATCGTTGAGCATCATATAAATCAAATAGATTTTCAGTATCATATTTAATTTTTGTCAAGGATTCTGCGAACCATTTCAAAAATGTTCTAAAATCAGATGATTCTTTGTATACTTCTGGAATAGATACGTCAGAAAACTGCATAGTTTCACTCCTTTCTAATTTATATGTATAGTAGGTATGTTGAACATAAAAAAGCGGTGTACATCACTACACCGCTTTCAATTTAATGGTAATCAAATATGGGACTTTGTATAATTAGCGTCTACCGCCTTGTTTGATTGTTCTATTATCTCTATCATAGTATTGATTGAAGTTACCACATTGAAATTTAATTGCTTTCTTTAAATTTCCTAAAGTCATAGCTTTTAGATAGCTAATATCATGAGGTTCTACAACTACTTCACCATCATCATATACTGCAATAACTATCGATAGCATACTTTGATCGTAATTTCTAGATCCTCTACCATTATATGAATCTATCATTACTTTTGCATAGAACATATGTGCAGGATATTCAAATTCTTTTGCAATAATATCATCGTCTAGCGGGAAAATTGCATAATTATAATATAGATTACATTCAGGAGCCATTTCAATTTCAGCAGCATCCATCATATCATCTACAAGTCTATCCAATTCGTGATACGCTTCACGAGATAGTGTATTGGCGATATATCCTGTTACATCCTTTTCTAAACTAGCTTTAACATATTTTTTCATTAGTATCACCTGTTAATTAAAATATTTATCTAAATACATATGAGCTTGCTCATAGTAATCATCTGTATGATCGTACATATCAGAAGCTAACATCCATTCACCGTCAACCAGAATCAAATCTACATATAAATCAAAGTACTTATCATGGTTATCATGGTTATCTTTCAAAACTACTTTATATTGAACAGAATCTTCATCATCAAATTCTAATTCAGTATACTGCACATCAAATTTAATTTCATATTTAAAATTATAATCACTGGCAACATCTTTAACATAACTTGTGAATTCTTCTATCGCTTCACTTATCAATGAATTAAGTTCGGAATTACTAAGTGTAATTTCACCACTAGCTCTAACATATCTTTTCAATAGTACTCCCTCCCGCAGCTTTTTAAATTATTAGACAAATATAAGTTTAATCTACATAATGGTAGAACATATAAGTTTTACCGTAGAATCCATGTTCATTAGATTCGTTTTCATATCCAATATCAAGATCAGATTCAAGCCGACGTAATGCATCTAACAAACCACCTAGTAAGACAGTATTTGTATTATCACACTCTACTACGAATCTATTGTACGTTATACCATCATAGTATCTTGAATCTTCATAATAATCTAGCACATCTTGATCATATATATTAAATATACTTAAAATTTTACGACGTTCTTCAGCAGTAATGGGAGATGTACTAATTGAGGTGCATTTAACATATTTTTTCATTATAAACTTCCTTTACAAAATGTATTTAAATACATTTTCAACTACTATTTCTTTTATTTAATTTTTAACAATATAATCTGGCGCGATACGAATATTTTGTGATGTATCACCGGGATCTACAAACCTAGCGAACGAAATAGGGTTGAAATATTGTATATCACATTTATCCCAAACAATCCCAGAGGTTTTTGCACTTCCTGCATCAAAATAATCAATACGACTATCGGCATTCCGTATTATATCTACTATTTCAATTAAGGTTGGCTTTACGCCAAAATTACGATTTGTTGGATGAAAATATAATGTCAAAGCTTCTTTCACTTTCGCAATTATATTTTCTGCGTTACTTTTATCTACAGGTTTATGAGGATATATTGTTCCTACACAGTAAAAATTAAAGATTCTGGCATATCCGAATTGCAAGTCTACCGACATCGCTTGTAAAGGTCTAAAATCTCTATTCACCGCATCAATAAATTGTACAGGAGGTTTATAGCGATTAAATTTGGTTGAATTTTCAATTTGTGCAGTTGATACTTGACCTTGTCCGAACCTACTAGCTTGAAAATTATTTGCGATACAGAAACACATTGCAGTATATCGTTTAAAGTTAGTAGCAAATACAAATTTTTGAGGGTCTGAAGGGTCGAATCCTAAATTCAATACTGTCTTCCAGTCAAATATAGGCTCACCTGCAGGAAAATCATAGTTGGTAATATACATTTTTGATTTTTCACTGTCAGTTAGATTCTCATCATTGTATATAGATAAGTTTATCTCAAGAGCTTTTTGACAGTCAATTACAATCCCAGTATCAACTCCAGGTTCTCGAATCAAGAACCTATTAAAATCGGGTAAAGTAATTAAACTATCCCAAGTATTTATATACTTCCTAGAATTCTTGTACGCTTCTTTAGCTGTTTCAGGACTACGTCCGGTAATAGTATATGTATTTGGCAATTCAACCGTATTAGCTAAATTTGATATTGTTAAATCACCGGAATTTTCTGTAACTGTTTGACCAGATTTAGCAGTTAAAAAATTGCTTAATACATTTTCACCAACACACCCAATAACTCCCGAACAATCTACCCAGAATATTGTAATCCAATTATCATCATAATTCTCTAGTTGATTTAGATAGTTAGATATTTGAACTTGTGCATTTGAATAATTATCATATGTAACTGCAAATCTTGGTTCAGGTGTTATGAATTCAGAAGGACTTGCACACTGTACCCATTGTGTAGATATGAATTCTCCAGTAGATGATGTCTGCCTTGCTTTTACCCATACAGCGGTTGTATCAATATGTTGAGAAGGTAAAGTAACAATATAATTACTTTCTTTAATCTTACTAACTGAAACACTGTATTGACGTAATTCACCCTCAATGCCAACTCTTACAACACTATCACCAGGACCTAATGTAACTTTATCAGTATCAACAAATACATCTAGATTCTCAGTCAGCATTTGCCTACGACTTCTAGTTTCAGTAGATCCATACTTATTAGTATTAGGTAATACATTATAAGTTATAACTCTAGATTGTCCTGATATATCTGTATAAGCATTTAACGTGCTGAAATTTGATCCGTTAAATCCAAAATCGATAGAGTAGGTAGTTTCAGAAGTATTAGTAAATGTGATTTCAGTGCGAGCAGCAGTATAGAAACCCAATTCATAACCAATCAAACCAAATATTTTTTCAGCATTTTTCCTTTGAGATACAGACGGTGCGTATATTTCATTAGCTAACCAATCTAAATTCACACCTAATGTATCTGCAACAGATGCAAGATATTTTCCCAAAATTACGCCAGGATCTGAATCTGCCTCAGGTTTCCATAATTCAGTTAAGCTATTAACGAGATTAAAGAATTCAGATTTTAAAGATTCATAATCTCGACTAGTGTATGAAATGAGACCATTCTTATAATCTTCAGACATTATTCATCACCTACTTTGGTATTATTGAAATCAATATTTGCAGTATCACCATATATAGTTTGAACTGCGATAGTCATCTTTAATTGGTTATAATTTTGCGCTATATCGGAATCGACTTGACTTCCTGTGAAGATTAACCCGTCCGAAAATTGAGTTTTTTCTGCAGTCACGTACGGTTCATGTAACGACAATTGATTTTTTATATTATCCTGAATCAAAGCTTTAGTATTATCAGTATTGTATTGCCATAAATATTTCTTAAGTCCTACTCCTTGATTAGGTTCATTATATACTTCTGTAGGGTCTGTTAACATCAATAATTTAGTCCTATTTACAATTGAGGTATTATCTTCTAAGACTGCAACACGGTTTCTAGCAACATCAAACATTGTAGGCCACGCTAAAGACGATGTTATCATACGAATATACTCCTTTCTTTTCGTTATTTTTTAACGAAAAAATGGTTTTTGAACCCTATGCAGATACAACCGTTTTCGTTATTTTATACAGATTCTATTGATTTTACCTGTATTACGAAGTATTCACATATCCATAAGTAAGAAATATTAAACAGAATTATATAAATAATAAATATCTGTTTAAATTTAAATTATCAATCTGTTTATTTTAACGAAAAAAATGGTTTTCTACTCTAGTGCAGATACAATCAAATTCGTTATTTTATACAGATTTAACACTAATTCAAAGAAGTCATACCGTTTGCATAACTGCCCCCGGTTAATCCAATAATTAACCAGGATTGATTAGATTCATTAGTACTCATTAAAGCTACTACATCACCATTTGTAGGATTATATGGCAATAATATCGAAGGATACCAAGGTAAATTATCATCTTGAGTATAATTTCTAATAACTTTACCATCTGCTTGTAATTGGTTAAAAGGTCCATGTATAGATGGAATTCTAGTACGTATTAAAAGTGTACCATCACCAGTATACATATATTCTTTTGCATAACCGTATACAATCATGATATCACCTCATTCTGTTAGTACTGGTACTATTTGATTCCATAATTCTGAAGCGGTTTGTCTTCGAACTCTAACATTGTACTCCATATTAGCTGGAACTTCAAAATGTCTCAAGAATTCTTCTGCAGCAGCCATTGCACCTTCAACATTATTGGATACAGAACGTAGAACATTTAAGACACCGGTATAAGAATTAGTCAATTCATGCCAGAGGTATTCAAGCTGTCCAGTCATATTAGTACGCCAATCCGGACCTGCCCACTGTATCATATTAGTACGTCTTCCAGTTGGACTTGTACGAGGATAATTAGTCCATTGACATAATCCTGCACCGCCGCCGGTTTCTAATGTATATCCATATTCGACAATATCAGTTCTAAATCCACTTTCATGCTTAATATTAGCAGCAATACCGATACCAGCTGCCGCTGTTAACCCTTGAGCCATGATAAATTTTACAACCGATTGAGCATTATTTTCCAATCCATCAACAATAACTGCATCATTTGAAATATTACTTCCTGACATACTTGGCATTCCAGCTTCATACAAACTATTCAGTAATGATGTATAGTTCATAGCTGACAATAATACTCGAGTCTGTGATATAGAAGGTTCTCCAGATGTTGAACTATATGCAATTTGACGTATCAACGCATCTTTTCTTGTATTGGTAAATTCATACAATGGTCCTATATTATTAGTGATTAAATTACCGGAACTAGCACCAACCTTTGTCCAATCAGGTCTAAAATACCCTTCAATACAACCATAAGATAATGCATAATCTCTAAATCTTACCTGTGTTGAATAGTTATCACCTGAGCCTGAATTCCCTTCAATAGTATATACTTTATTACTATCTACCTTGCGTACAATACCTACATGATCTGAATAACTATTATCTGAATAGTTACCACCTATAGTCCATCTAAAACATATTAAATCTCCTGGTTGGGGCATTGCTAATTTACCATTCCAAGGTCCTGGAATCCATTGACCTCCAAATTCTTTAGGACTACCCTTACACATAATTCCAGCACTATATGAATGCTTAATGATGACATCTATTATACCTCCAACTGTTTTGCCGACTGCATCTACAAACGCAGCACACCAGGGCTGACCTCTACTAAGACCTGAAACACGCCAAGTCCAATCAGGTCCTTCGTTTATATGTTTTTCAGCTTCCTCTAAGAACGCAGATAATTTGTCTTTCAATCCTACAGTTCCAGGATTATATATAAATCCTTGAAATTGATATCCAGACCAATTTATCCACCCAGGAGATGATCCACCTACTAATTCTACAGGACCTCTTGGAGAAACCCATCCCCAACCACTATTACCAGTTTTAATAGAACCATCAGAATTTATTTGTTCAACAATAGCTACATGACCGTAATCTCCTGGTTTAGCCCAGCAAGCTACTGCACCTAGGCGAGGTTCCTGACCCCTTTCATATCCATCCCCCGTATAACCATACCAATCACCAGCATTTCCAGTAGATAACGTAGGAGTGGATCCAAGTATTTCCATAAATCTTCCCCACGCATAGCCTGTGCATTGCCCGGTATACTCTCCTCCAGATAATACACATGTATGTGTTATAGGTTCAACAGGACAATAGACAAGTGATTCATAGTCTAAACTACGTACTGATTCTACATGACAAACACCTTTTGGGTAAATATGTATATCATCACCTATTTGTAATTGTGAAGTTTCAACAAAATGCCAATCTACATCACTTTGATAAACTACCCACCTATGATTTGAGGTACATCTATAACAATTACCGTTTGATAGGCAGACTTCCCATATAAGCTGTACACCAAAGCAGTTAACAGTCGCCTTATGATAAGAATTATCAATTGTAAGAATATCAATAGTTCTATCGACTAATGTATCTAAACGCTTAGTTCCTAGATTAGTTATGATTTCAGTATCTCCAGTAAAGCAATTTGGAAGAACTGATCCACGACTGTATCCATATGTAGTTGCAGTATCACTAGTAATACATCGGTTATTACCACCGTATGCAACGTTTATCCAATTTTTATCATCTGCAGATGGTGCAGTAGTTCTTGGAATATATGTATCTGCCATGATACTTCATTCACCTCATAATTTGAAAAATGCAGGAGTTAGCAATTGATCTATATCGGCTAATGATGATAACGGTTCAATTAACCATAAGTACCAATTTTCATAATAATTATCCCAATCAATTTGATTTAACTGGTCACGAGTGACATATAAGCCTAATTGATCCTTTAAACCTAATCGTTCTACACAATAGTCATAGTAAGTATCTATAATGCTATTATTCATTGATTTAGAATTGCTTAAATATAATCGTAACCATAATCCAACTTCTGGGGGATGTCGTTGTATTACTAAAGACATTGCTTTTATTTCTTCTTTTGCTTCTTCTACATTTCTTGATCTAACATCTACATATATACCATATGCAACCTTATTCTCTTTGGCGAGATTAACTTGAGCATCTAAATTAGGATTCTTATACCTAGATTGTTTCAAATGTACACTATCAAACAGATAACCACCTTCAATGACTACCATGCTTACATCATGTTCTTTCATAGCATTATAATCAATAGTTGGTGAATTTCTATCAATAGTTATGGCATAAGGAGTATAATTCTCTTTAGGTGGAAGTATATTTCCTCGTACAGCTACTTCATAAGCTAAATTTGACATATTCTTACCTCAATTAATGAAACCTAATAAGGTCCTTCAACATATCCTGGAGGGTAACTTTGTGTAAAATACTTATCATCATATTCATTTTCTAATTGTATGGTGTTATCAAATACAAACGATCCATCTAAAATAGGTAAAGGGTCATGTTTGTACAGTTGTAAAGGACCAATTCTTATCGTCCAAGGTTGTATAGAATTTATACTTGTAGTTAAATATTCTACGTGTACGTATGAATTGCTAGTTGCAATTTCAGATTCTGCAAGTATAAGGTTACCAGGTGCAACATTTACTGATTTTAAGTTTGTAAATCTTAAACAAATATCAACACTATATTGTAAAATGATAGAATACGTTTCTTCAACTTTTGCAGTTGAAAGTATAACACAATTACAAGGTGTATATATTTTTCGACATATTATATCAATCCCTGAATGCAATGATTTACCATTCAATATATAATTACGAGTATGTATTGAATCAATGTAAGGTAGTACAATGGTTGCATCTGTGTGAGATATGGTGCAGTTCTTTATAGTTCCGTAATACATATAATCTTATACCTCTTAAGTTGTCAATGTGAGATACGTAAAATCTGGGTAGATTGTACCAAAATCTACTTTTGAAGTAGATATGATATTAGACGTAGTGCTATAAGATGATGTAGGGTAAGATCCACTTCCCCTAATAAATATGCCTTGATTTGAAGCTACTTGATTAGCACTACTCATTACAAGGCGTTGCACTTTCAAAGTAGTTGTGAATTGATTACTTATACTGTGGGATACTTCTACTATGTTATATATCCCGGTTATCGGAGATACGGTATTTCCAACCATTACAAGTAATGATATTGGCTGTGCAATAGTATATTTCTTAGTGCTGCCGGGAATTGTAATATTAAACTCACCAGAGAACTGCGATGCAATAGCATTTACATCGTTTATGATGTTTACCGTTTGGAATGTATCAGCTAGTGAACTACTCCAACTATTTACAACTTTTGTATCAGTAACGATTGTATTACCACTTCCATCTACATCAAATCCAACTTGTTTAAACGACATATCAGTCATATTATAAGCTACACCATTATACGACCCATCAATTGATAATATATTAGTTTCAGGTGTACCATATTGTAACACATCCGATATTTGACTACCTACTAATCCTGCATTACTTTTGTAATGGATACAACCTCTACGAGTCATGGTTGGCTCATCTACCCAATATGAGAACGAAGAACATTGTACAGTATTATCAGCCATACTTGATGTTAGAAATTCCGATACAGATGTAACGGTAGCACTATCTAATACTTGTCCTATAGTTTGTAACCCGTGTTTTAACCCTGCAGCATCTCTAGTTGAATTGTAGGATTTAGATAGTTTTAACAATCCCGGAAATGTTTGATAATCATCCGTACCATTATATGAACCGCGTACATAAGAATTAAAACTTGTAGTTAATGCTCCATGTTGAACCAGTGTAGGTGCATCACAGTGATCAATATCTAAATCATAATATAAATCAGCTCTTACAGCAGAATATAAGGCTTCCATCACCGCCGAAGGTTGAACTATTCCGGACAATTCTGGAACATTAAGTACAGGCATTTGAGTTTGTATTGCTAAAGATGCATAGCCTTTTACTTCATATATTAAATACTGTCCAGAAGTGCTAACAGAAAATTGAATCGTAAATCCTTGATAAGATACATATTCGGATACCGAACCGTCAGAATTCAACCACCCAAAATTAAAACTACAAGGAATTCCAGATGAATTTTCATACCCTGCGGCTGATTGTGCTGACGAATATAGCAGAGCTTCAAATGCAGCTATATTTATCTTCTTCCTGTCATCTCCTCCTACAATACACTTCAATGTCCATGATGTCATACTAGATACCTGGCTGTTTGATAACTCTAATGATGCAAAAGGGGAAGGTATCATTAACCCATATTCTGTAATCGATACACCTGCTAGCATAAAATTACAGAAACAATTTCGCAACATTATTAATCAACTCCTATACACTTATTCAGAACCTAATTGTAATTTAGTAGCAGGTATGGATGCAAGTATTTCATATTGGTTAAATAAGCTTGTGAATGTTTTAGGTATCATGATTCTTTGTCCCGGTCTAACAGTGAATCCATCTTCAATATTATTAAAATATGCAATAACCCAGGAATATGTAGGTGAACCTAAGAATTCATTAGCAATTAGATCTAAACGGTTTTCTCGGGAAAACGGTACATCATAGTATTGAACTTCTACATTTGATTGAAAAGGATTAGTGATTTCCAAAGTTAAGAATCTATCTTCCATAGATTCTGGATTATGCGCTACTTGTCGTAATCCTTTATACCTGCTAATATGGTCATACTCCTTACATACATTATACTCAATTCCAGCGTAATCTACGGTCTTATAAGGTATTAACGTATTATACCATTGCTTATTCATGATAAACCTCCTAGCCAATTAAAGGCTTTTGTCTAATAGCAGAATTGTTTAACGGTATAGGTGATACCTCATTTATAGTAAATTCTAACGAAAATTGTGCATACCATCCATCCTTCAACAGTGGTCCAGACCATTTAACCGATACATCTGTCATAATGCCTGTAATTAGATTATTACCATTGATGTATAATGTTACTATATCATTATATACAGCAGCACCTTGATAATTTGGATAACAACATGATTCGCAGAATCTAATCAATTCGTTAGCTTTACCATCGTTGTGGTCACCACTCCACATATCACGATGTAAAGTTTCCCACCTATAAGGTACAGATCTCGGACCTGAACTTTGATATACATACCATGGTTCATATTGATATAACAATTCAGGCATTTCAGTATAATTAGCTTTTCTACTATCTTCAAGTTCTTCAGGATAAGCTGGGATATCAATCGACTCACCTAGTAAACTTGAATATAATGTAACGTTTCCTATCGGTAAAGGAAACCAATAACTAATATCATTATTAAGTTGTCCACTATTTATAAACTTACTATTTTTTATAGTGGAATATTCGTTGAATACAGACGGATCTACTGTATAGGGTTCAGTAGATAGCATAGCAATTACGTCATTATATACCACACTATCAATATGAACACCATTACCTAATGTATCTGCAGAACGAGGTAATTCAATAGATTCTGGAATATATAGATATTGTGGAAGTGTGTTTTGAACTGACATGATTTTCCAATTATCTTCACTTAATAACGAAGTATATTCAAATATATCAGAATCCGAAACTAGTCGATTCAATATAGTTTTCTTACGTTGGGGTGTAATATAATCATTAGATTGAATAGTATTACGGCATAATTCATTAAATTGATCACCAATATCTACGGAACGAGTAAGTCCATTACTAGCTAAAACATATTCTACATTACGGTCACCAACAATATTAGCTAAATCTACTAATTTAGAATTTTTAAGTAAAGATAGTAGTTGCATATTAAACAACCTCCCCACTTAAAGTTGTATATTTCAACTCTTTAGCATTATCTAACCGTAAACTTTTAATAACATGCATTTCACCAAAAATGGTAGGAGGACGTTCTACATGGTTAGCTAGTGTTTTTCCTAACCAAACAGTACTTACTTGATAACATAATCTAGACGCCAACGGAGTCCATTCATCATCAATATTATCTGCATTTAATAAGACAAGTAAATCATGAATATCTTGAGTATTACTGTTAATACTTATAACGTTTCCTAGCATATATGAATATATCCAATTAGGAAGTTCCAAGTTAGTGTCATCCGAATTTAAAGCTGTTTGAATTGTATTACGTATGTATTCGTATAATGTATCATATATAGATAATAATGTTGGATCAATACAAGGATAGTTAGTGTAAAAGTACCCAGATTCTCGTAAAAATGCTTGGCACATCTCCGAGTCAGAAATCAAGTGATAAGGCCAATCTGGAAGGTAGCCCTCTCTAACATATTTAATCTTTATCAATGTATGAATTAAACTCATCCAATCACACTTCCTGTAAATGTATGGAAGCTATTTGAACTCCATGCATCAATTTCAACTGTACCTGAATTAGTTCCTTCAATTCCGGTATAATTTTGAACATGCTGTGCATTTGTATAGAATGCAATATTTCCGCTTGAAGCTGCACCTTGATCATAAGGATCATATGTATCTGTAATAGCTGTAAACGATGTTTGCATTACCATATATCCATTCGGTTTATCATTTAAACTAGTTGCATAAGCAGTAACAAATGTACCATCTATTTTTATCTGGTGAGTTAAACTAGTTTTAGGATACTGAAGTCCAGCACCTTGAGGTAATGTAAACTTTCCTACTAGGATGGATAAACCTAGTTGAATATTAGATGTAGTTTGATTTTTCATATATAGATTACAACGTATGATTGAACCATCATTTGAAAATGTTATACTTTGTAATGCATATAAGAAATGATTATCGTTAGGTGCACCAGATTCAGACCAATAGTCAATTTCATCAGTGATTACAGGTGCATCAGTTTCTATAACCGTCATGCTATCTACAATCAGATTAGGCTGCTCTTCTTCATATCTCTCATACCATAAGCTGAAATCTAGAATTCCTGAAAATCCCGACGGATACTCATTGGTATCTCGTTTACAAGATCTAATATAGTCTATTACATTAGCATCATAATAAAGTCCGCATCTGTATATATTAATAACAGGTGTACCAGCAATATTGTTGTTGATCCGTATTTTTTGACAATCACTGATATTGATAACAGTATTAGAATCAGCATCACCGGTGATCGTTAAGTAGATTGATGCACCGAATCTACTATCAATATTACGTATATTGATCTCTCGTGTATCATCAGATTCGGTATCTACTTTAGAAAGTTCTAATGTAATATTAATTATATTTGGAGTCTTTGATTTTGATTTTTGGTTTGCATTAGGGAATGCAACCCTATCATTTACGTATTCGTCCAAATTTGTCTGGATTTCTGTATTTGTGATACCAGGTCCAAATGCATAATCTTGACCTAATTGATAAGCAAGTGTGCCACTTCTAAGCAAAGCATAATCTAACAATCTAAGATGTCCAGTATCATCTAAATATACATAACCATAGTCACGTTCGGTCTCAGGTACATTCAAAAACCCGCCAATCATCTCAGTAGATGCTAGGGGTACACCACCAGTTACAAATACAGGTGTAGAATATTCATTAGGTCCTACATTTCCTGATACGGTATAGTAATAATATGTTGTTACAGGATCAGCTTCCCCTACCGGTAAGGCTGTATAAGATGCAACATAATAATCTATACCAACTTGACCTCTTATTGTATCACTAGGCAGTCCCCACATTGCGTTATATATTTCTGTATTTTCAGTATCTGGAACCGTATCTCCTGCAGCCGCTGATAAAGAAATGGATCCTAATTTTACACCTGTCAGACCATCTGGCAACGTAGTATCAGTTTTAGATTCTTTGTATTGTACAGACTGCACATACGACGGCAACACTACATATAAAGTAGATGGTGCAGATAAAGATGATAAATCAATACCGGTTTCTCCTACAACGGTGTTATCTTGACGTACAATAATATAGTCACCGATATTCCATTTAGGATTAATAGCAGGTAAATCGGCTCTATCGGACAGTGTATTAATGAATGCTCGTTGTTTTCCCGCAGGTAGATTATATAAATTATTTATAACATTTCTAATCTCTTTGATATGTTTAGTGTATGCTGCATTCACAGTACCAGAAGTTTCTGAATTAAAATCAGCTAATGGTACTTTAAAAGTCTTAGGAGAATAGTAAGAAGGTGTTCCGTTGAAAGTATTATATCCGTCAACTTGCATATGAGGTACTAACAAAGATACAGAACCATCCGAAGTAGAAGTTACAAATTCAGCCTCAGTGACCTTTGGATCTACTGATTGAGTAGTAGGGCTACTATCCCATACCATTAAACTGGGAACTGCATTGCACCAAGTATCGAGTCCAGTTGCAGGGTCTGTACCTTTACCTGCAAATACGTATAAATTTTTAGAATTCAACCCTGTTTTAGTTATATATTTATCGGAAATTAGCTGTTCAATATTACCTATACGTTCTGCCGATACGTTTTGACATTTCTTAGGATAATTGTTTTCTACAGTAGATATAGCTCCATTAGAATAGAAAAATGTAGCTAACTTCACATGAGCAGTTACTGCATTCTCATCTTTAGGTTCGTCTTCCGGAAGTTTAAACTGATCAATTGGCAGTACCACAATTTGAATACCTTCAAATAAATTATCTTTGTTTTCAACCAATAAAGAACCTGCAACAGTTTTATCTGTACTATACATAGCCTTTAATCCAATACAAAGTTGGCCACTTAAAGGTTGAGAACCTTCAATCTTAGCTTGTGCATTTGCTTCAGCTAAATCTACTGACACAGTTGTTAAGGAATCTATAAAATGACCATTTACTACAGCTCTACCAGGTAAGATTTCAAGTGCTGTAGTACTAATTTCCGTACCTGCACCATCTGTCTGAATTCTAACATAGAAATCAGCTTCACTGTGAACATACGAGGGTCCACAATAATATTTTATATTCTCATTAGTTGCAACACTTTCTCTTGAACGTAAATTCCATTCCGTTAGGAGCTGACCTCCCGATGTAGAATTTACAATTGGAAAAATGTTTGTACCTGCAACTGGAAATCTAATGAAATTCATAAAATTCCTCCTATTCTAGTTTAAACATGCCAGTAGCCATTGCCGAAATTGCATCAGGAAGGGTTAATTTACCTGTAGTATTATTTTGCTGCATGATAGCTTGAACCACAATCAATATTTGAGCTAAAATAGCATTAGTTTGGACAGTAGGATCTCGTAAATCTACCGTATTCTGTGTTAAAGCCGAAGCTAGAGCATATATTGCATCTGATTCTCCAGATGATTCTTGATTTCTAATACGTTCCACATCTTCATACTTATATGATGCATCATATACTTCGTGTTTAACAATATAGGAATCAAATAAATCTTTAAATATAGTTGTAGTATCAAGCAATTTTTGTAGTAATTCATTACCTTGTGTAGTTAAATCATGTTGTATAGCTTGATTTTCATTAGTTGTAATCCAGAAGTTTTCTTCCTTTATCAACCGTTCAGCTTGTTTCTGTGCTCCTGATTGTGTTTCATATTGTCGATATAATGTTTCTAATTCAGATTCAGTTCGACCTGCTGTTTCTAATACTTTTGATAAATCTGATATACCATAACGTTTAGAGCCTTCTTTAATCCACTCTTCGTAAGATTTACCTTCACTTGCAAAAGATTCTACAAATTCTTTATCAGTTAATTTTTGCAATAAATTTTCTGCAGATGCTTTTTGTGCTTCTTCCGCTGATAATGTTTGATAACTAGTATTACCAATATATGCTGAGCCTGTTGCTGAGCCTGATCCAAATGCAGACGCTACTAAACTCTTACTTACGTTACCCCATGTATATGAGTTACCTCTTGAAGTAAATCCGGTACCTGTAATTGCATCACTAATATGACTGATTAGATCATTAACAATACTTGTTTGATGATAGTAACCTGAATAAGATTTACCTGCAACTGATGAATATATAGATTGACCTCCCATCAAAGTAGCTAATGGAGGTACAAGTCCTAAATCTTGATTGATAGTCATTAGATTACGTAAGTCATTTGAATTACCGGAACCAACCTTACCTAGCTCCAACACCTGTTGTTTGTCAATTACTTGAGCTATTGCTTCATTCTGTGTTTGAGCTAAATTAAATATTTTACCTAAGAAGCTAAATGGATTCAAGATACTAACTATCATATCCACGAAATTCATAATAGCTGTAAGTACACCTAATGATTCACTAGCCAATTCTACAGCAAATGTATTTTCCATAAGCTCATTTGCCATTTGCTCATCCCACATATGTTGCTGAATAGCTCTTGCAGCTTCATTATCTAATACATATGATAATCCATTATCTAGTATGTATTTATTAACTTGTTGCATTTTTAATTGTTCTGCAGTAGTAGTCGTTTCACCTGATGCAAGATGCGCAATATTCTCTTCTAAAGAAGCAGTATTCACACTCATATTTTGAATTGCATTTGCAAGATAATTGAAATCAATTCTTGAAAATGCATCCATTGATACACCAAATATGTCTGATAGTCCTTCTGCAACTTCCATATATGCATCGGGAGACATATTTTGCATATCCGCTAGATTTGTGAATAAAGTTGAAAAAATTTGTTGAGGATTTTCAGCAAAAGCACGTAAAAATTCTGTATTTGATGCATTCACACCGGCTAGAGACCTTAAAGCAACTAATTCACTACTATTACCACCAGTAGCTGCTTTTAATACTAATGCAGTCATTGAAGTAGCTAAATCTGGTGCAATTGACCCGGTGATAGCAGCTACAGAAGTCAATACACCAGCTATTTGAGATGGATCTCCCGTTTTACTTGCTTGAGCAATTTGAGTAGCTTGTTGGAATAAACTCGAAGCATCTTTCAAACCTGTTGTGAATCCACCTGTTAGCTGTCTACTTGCATACAGGATATTACTTGCAAATAACTCCAATTGTTGGTTCGCATAATCTAAAGATTCTTGTTGAGATGCACCTTGAGCCTGAGCTTGAGCTGCTAGACTTACATAAGTATCTGCATACTCAAAGAAATCTTGAGTCGGAATTGCTGAATTCAATATGCTAGCCATATACGCAAATTCTTCAGCAGCTGCTCCACTTAACCCAGAATCTAATACTTTAGATAAATTACTTACAATATCAGCACTACTTACTACAGAAGTTAAACCTTCATCACGTAATCGTTCAGCATAGGCACCAGCTAAATCATATACATCATCTTTACTATAACCCTGTGTGCCCGCAATTTTACGAAGTTCGCTATCCCATACAGAATACCACTCTTCAGCAGCTTTACTTAGAATTTCAAATGGATATTTAACTAAAGTTTCAACATCTGCTTCTAATCGTTTTTGTGCATTTTCAGCCCGTTTCTCACGTTCTTCTTGACCACGATAGAATATTCGATTAATTACCTCAAATAATCCTTTTAATGCTTCTAATACCGGACCAAAAGCTTCGGTAATTGCTTCTAATGCTATCATTGCAACAATAACTGGACCTATAGCAGCTGCACCAGACATCAAAGCTTTAGAAAATGTACCAACTGCATTTGTAGCTGTATTTGCTACAGCAGTTGCTGCAGTATCAGTTGCAGATTTGCTTGCTAACTTAGTTGCAGTATCTGTAACTGCACCTCCAACAACATCTCCTACAGCATCGGATACAGAGCTACCGCCACTGCTGGAAGATGTACCAGATGGTACAGAAGTTGCAGAATCTTTACTCCATTTTACATTATTTACAGCACCGTTAAATTGGGAAAAAGCTTCGTTTATATTTCTATCGAAGTTGTTCTTTAATTTTTGACCAATTTTAGATCCAGAAAATTTACCTAGAATTTGCTGACCTAATCGTTTACCAAGTTCATTAGGTATATCTTGTATATTGACACCTAAACTACTTGCAAAGTTATTTAAAGATCCTTGTAATTGAGATTTAAGATTTGATCCAAACAAAGCTTCCTGCAATGTAGAGGTTAATCCATCTGTAAATTGTTTACCAATACTACCTGCATTTCGACTAATAGATTTAGCATTAAATCCGCTATCTTGAGATCTAGTTGATTCTTTACGTGCTGTTTTTGAACTGGATTGCGATTTATCATTATCTGGATGATTACCTTTAGTGTCAGATTTTATAAAATCAGAATAAAATTTATCAAAATTATTATAAAATTTTAATGCATTTGCATTTAAAGTACGTAATTCTGCTATTATAGTAGATACATCGTTAGGAATAGAATCCTCGGTAGAAGTATTGTTGAATAAATCTTTAAATGCGTCTACATTAGAATTAGTATTATCTGCCACTATATCACCACCTTATTATTTAAAAAGAAGGTATGAATTATTCATACCTTACATAGATTACTTCTTCTTAGGAGTATTCATACGCTGCTCGCGTTCTTTCAACTCTTGATTAAGTTTCTTAACGTACCTAATACGAGTATTGATAGTTTGATTCATTATCCAGTCAATAGAAATAGCTCCTTCAGAAGCTCTTGCTATAAAAGCACATTCATCAATGATTCTATCGCAAGCATCTTGTCGCATCTCTAAATATGTTTTAATTTGCTTGTTGAGTTCTATCGTTCTTCCATTTCCTGAGATCGTCCAAGGTTGTGCGAAAGTAGCGATCACCTATCAACGCAATAAATGCAGCTGATTTACTTTCACACTTAGGGCAGGTACATACGCCACCAGCTCTCAAACCATAATCGGTAGAATCAGTTACCAATTTCTTCAATATCATATAATCTGCAGGTTCAAATTTATTTTGAATTGTCATTTTCACCTCTAACGGAGTTACTGAAGAATTTGTACCTATAGATTTAATCATATAGCACATACGAGCTAAATCTCTATTAAATCTACCAGTTACATCATTAAAAAGCTCATCCTTTTCAGCATTTAACATTTCTTGAATAGTTGGTAGATTAAGTACTATATCTTGATTAAAAGATATAAATTCCGATTTAGAAATCTTTATCTTATTCACAAACCCTTGAGGTAAAGGTTTACAGGCAACGGTTCTCAGGTCAACGCTGTATTCACCTCGTGATGTTTGACCACAAGCATCACAAAATACGGTAGGTACAGTCATGTAAGGACCGTAGTTGATTAACCTCAGACATCTACATACCCATTGATAATCAATTTCTAGTAAATCTCTGAAATTTACTTTTTCTTCTACAGCTCCTGGAAGAATTTTATCAAGCATAACACTATCAAAATCTTCAGCACCTACATACTCTAATTCTGCAGTAGTAGGAATTGCTTTTAACGTAAGTTCGGAAGGCATCTCTTTATATAGCCCTCCACCGAGTAATTGTATTTTTTCACTAATTGACATATGTACCTCCAACGGTTTTGAAGTTTATTTCGTATATGTATATATAAGGTGGTGTGATACATAACAAGACTACACTAAATTAATATGAATTCAGTGTAGCTTGTATTAAAAATCTTAATATTCAATTCCTAACTGATCTAATAAATTATATAGTGTATAATTTCCAGTGATACTATCATATCCGAGATCATTAGTATGATATACCCATGCATCATTTTCATATACATAATCAGCAGTATAATACCCAGCAGTACCATCCGGCAGTATTATTTCACAATCGAACCAAACACTATCTCCATCATATAACATACCGTTTTTCAAATCGGATTTCCGCAACATAGAATTATGATTAAATGTAACATTACCTAATCTAAATTTTGAATCAATATATTTACGAAGATCTTTTGTGACGTCAGATCGAATCTGTGATTTTAAAGGTAATTTATTAACTACAAAATGCTTTGTATCCGGGTCAATTTGACCGCCTCTAAAGTTAACCATGCCTCTAATTGCTACAGCATTAATCTTCTCAAATAAGAATTTTGAAATATCTGATTTAGCTTTAGTTGGATTAATACAATTAAAAGTATCATATACATCTACTATTAGTGCACGACTATAATCCGGTAATATGGAAGTATCTACATCTGTCCCAACAGGTACACCATAGATATAAATAAAATGCCCAGTACCGAACGCATTATCAAACAACTTACAACATAGGACACCGTTTCGAGTATAAGCAGCTTGAAAATCTAGATGTACGACAAGATTATCGTCAATTTCGCTATCCAAGTCGATCTCTACTAAACGATCATATGTAGATATAGCTTGCCTACTAAATTTAAGGGTAGATAGTACCTCGATAATTATATCAACAAGATCCGAATCTACCTCTTTAACGTCATCATAAATACGTGTCTCTAAATCTAGACCGCGGTCATTAGAACATTTAATATAACGTTTCAAAAAAAACAACTCCCAAGCTAATAATAAAATTAATCTATAATTTCCAGATAATACCAATCTGCATTATCCGGATCTAGGCATAATTCAAACCCTAGATTTCTAGCATAACCAATTTCATAATGTAACTTTGAATTCGGAATGTTAAACATATAACCATAATAATCATCAATATCATAATCATATTTACGTTTAAAATGTTCAATAAGATTCTTAGGTGGAGTACCTTGAGCTTCCCCGGCATACGAATTCTTGATATACATAATTAAATCTCCTTGCACCAGTATTTTAGAAACAATGTTTAAATAAATCGTCGTATTCAAACATATAATTTAAATATAGGTAAAAATTGTACCGTTCAATCTATAAGTACATTGTATAGCATGCTTAAGACTTAATGCTATATTACCATGTTCCCAATCCCAAGCTATACCAACACGTTTATCACTTGCAGAAACTGTAAGATGAGTGAATAACCATATTTACCACCTACACATTTATTTTCTATACTAATAGTATAATATATATTTATTAATAAAATATTAACTATCTGTAAATAAATTATTAAATTAGTTTAAGATATAAGTAAATTTCTGCAAAAAAAAAGAGCTCATATTGAACTCTACGATAGATGTTACAACTTAAAATTGTACAGATTTCAAATCAATGTTTTCCATAAGAATGCTTTTAATACCTTCTGCTTGTAATAAAGGTAGTAATTCCTTATTAACAATTACGGATACCATGTGTTGCTTATAACATTGTACCATCATATCAAAAGGTAAGTAGACTGTTTTATAAATAGGTTCCAGTAATGATTCGTCTGCTTGAACATCAATATATCTACCATCTACGTTGAAACTAATATACGTTAATTGTATATTACCTTCGTATTCAAATTCTATTGGAAAATTGTACATGAAATTTTGACCCGTTTCTACTAGATAGTCATAGATAATTCTTTCATACGCATTTTTAACTTTTACACCTGTACATGTAGTGATACTATCTAAATCAGTTGAATCTACATTAATAGGAATTTCATTTATTGGTTTTACACTATTTTGTAAGTTTTCAATATCGGACTTATTACCCATAGTTTCCGGTTCATAAGGTTGAGTTAATTTCGATTTCCACTCTTTAGTACGTTTTCGTAATTCAGATCTACATATAGTAGAACACGTTTTACGTTCGGAATGTTTATCGCATTCAAAATCTTTCCCACATATTTCACAAATTTTTACCATACTACCTATCACCTTCCGGATATCGTTCAAACTTAACAGTTGCGTTTAATGTTGATACTTCCCAGATGTAGTAAATATATTTACCTAATTCACCTTTTACCGGTTCTTTAATACCTTGGCATTCAGGTGGATATTTCTTAGGATCAAAAGAATAATCCTCATTAATATCACATATATTCAAATGCTCTAAATCTGATAATTTAGCACGTATACAAATAGGTCCATAACCTTGTGCTTGATCTAAGCTAGACGTTAGACTGACTTCTTTCGTATTAAATCCAGCCTCTATGATTGATTCAGCAGCTTCTTCCGATTTAGTACAATGATATATCCAACCCGTATTTGTAGAAGCTTTAATTAATATTTTCATACATCAATTCTCCTTTATATCTAATAGAAATACAATACCGCATTTCATATATTTTAAATATATAGCATCTATTTTAACCATGTATAAACCGCTTGACCGCAATCATAAACAGGTAACCAACCGTGTTTCAGCATCAGATCTTCATTATTTGTACCCTTTCCATGATTAGTTTTAAATAGCTGATCAAAACCTCGTTGACGTAATAGATTATCGGTTATCCTTTGTTTACCGCTAGACCATACCTTTGCCGGTTCGACAATATGATGCAATTTCATTCTAATGTTTTCATATACACTCCCATTAAACTTAGATCTATCACAATATGATATAATGGATTCAGGATTATATATCTTAATAAAATATTGGAACAATTTTGATGCTCCTCCAACTACACGATATTTCGGTTGTGTACACAAACGTAACAATTCCCACTGATATTTATTATTATATCTAGGTTTTCCGAAAGTCATAATCTGAAGTAATTTTTCATTGTAGTATAATCCTAATTTGACTTTCTGTCCTTTGCATGTATTTTGTAGATGATACAAACTCAAAAATTCATGCGTACCTTTATCAGAAACTTCTCGTATCTCACATTGTCTAGCATACACCTTCTGTTTGGATTTAAGCATATCTAACAACTTATTCCAATCATCCCAATCAAATACATGTATGCAATGAAATCCTTTTGATGTAGCAATATCAGATTTAATCTTATGATAGTCAACTGTAAGACCTTTTTCGTTCCAATGATTACCGATTGAATTATGAGTATAAGTAGGATCTATTTCAATAAGTATGTTTCGATTGACAACTCTAAAATCATACGAAAACGAATTAATATGATACTCACATTGTAATTGTATACCCTGTGATTCACAAAGATGCTTAAACTTATCATTAATGCTAGACTTAGCACCAGATGCTTGTCTACATTGTTCAAGTTGACATGGCCAATCCACTCCATATCGGTCTTTACATGTAGCATGTATAGATTCTATAGCTCGTTGCTTAATACTAGGATCATTTATTCGAGTAGTATACAATGTTTGAATCATTTTTGATTTCACATTCTCAGATTGTGTAGGATACTCTACTCCATAGCGTTCAAGATTAGTGGATTTCATCTTGTTTTGGATTTTCAATGATTGGGAAGGGTATGAAACACCATATCGTTCTAAATTAGTCTGTTGTACTTTCTGCTGACATTCTTTCGATCTAACAGAGTTAGAAATTTTTAATTTAATATCTGAATTATTAGCAGGGTTCTTATAACCATAACGTTGTTCATTTGTTTCTAATATTTTTGACTTCAACGCATCTGACTGCATAGGATATTCTACACCATATCTATCAATCATAGTTTTACGTCGAGATTCTTGGATTTGAGATGTCTTTGAAAGCAAGCCACTACGGATTTTTGACTTAAATTCAGAACTTTGACTGATATTATCAACACCGTACTTAGCTTTCACAGCATCTTTGCATTTTTGAATCTTTAATTTACTACTACATTCTTTAGAACAGCATTTAAGAATTTGACCAGATCTTAAATGGGTTGAAGTTATTTCAAACTGTTTTCCACAATACTGACAAGTAGCATGATGTACAGCATTACAATACTTCCTTCTACTTGCATTTCGACCTGTAGCTTCAAATTCTTGACCACACAATTCACAGACACGAACCATGAATATCTCCCTCATTAAAGTTAAAAGTACAATATTGACAGGAAGCACAATCATCACCATGTGGACAATACTCCAAACCGTCTAACATCGTAATAGGTACAACTTTACAATATTCAACAACTTCTTCTACAGATAATCTCATATGAACCTCCTTGCAGAATCATAGATTTAAAACTGTTTCAAAATCATCATTATCTACTTTTAAAATATATTCTTGATTTTTTCCGAAATGACTTTTATTTGAAATTATATCGACAACATACTTATCCCAACCACTATCTACTATTTTACATACCATGATTGCTTCAGAAGCATTAGATGCATTATTAATTGCAATTCGTAACCAATCACATTGACTTAACCCTTTTGCAGAATCATCAAAACCTTCAAAATTATAATCTTCAAAACATCTACCAGTTTTTGGATCGCTATAAGGTGGACATATAAATATAGAACAACAATCATCATATTTAAAATCTCTGCCATCGGCGTATTGAATTTCATTTCTACCTAATTCATGATGCCAATCAACAAGAGCTTTATTATAATCACAACCTACATATTTTTTACCTAGCTTCTTAGCAGCATCATATCTAGCTCCCCAACCGGCAGCTAAATCATATATCGTATTAGAGGTACAATATTCTGAAATAATGCGTTCTGCAAGCGATTGGCTAAACCAAGATGGCTGTTTACATGTACGTGTAATATTTAGAGCATTTAATACCTGTCTAGAATCAATAAATCCGCCCGAATACTGAATACGATTAATTATCATCTTCCAACGTATGTGTGCATCATAAAACGCATCATATGCTGATTTCTTACCGTCTACTCTCACATCATAAAAGCATTTAGGTCTATCCGATTTATAAGGAAATTCAATATCATTATCAAATAATTTAATATCAACCCCAATTAAAGGATTGGGACATTTATGTTGATACTTTAACCCATTTGATTGTTTTGAATTCGGCTTTCCAAAATACTTTGAAGCTTCACAATTAGTAATTAAAATAATGTTGTTAGATTTGAACGTATCTATTATCTCTACGTGGTGAAATACATTAGTATCATCAATACATTTAAAGCGTATTCCATGACATTCAAAATCACTATATGATGAATTACTAGTAGCTTCAAATTCAATATTGTTATTTGTTAAAAAATTGAGTACAGTTGATATATAATTCAAAATGTCTCCTCCTACAAATACTAACGATTCACCCATTCATAAACCGCTTGACCACAATCGTATACAGGTCTCCAATGATGCTTCACCATCAATTCTTCATTCGATGTTCCTTTCCCGAAATTGGTTCCAAAAAGTTGGTCAAAACCTCGTTGTAATAAGAGATTATTTGATATAACCTTGTTCTCTCCTCGGTTCCACCAAATTCCCGGCTCATTTGTTCTCACATAATTAAAGCCTAGTTGTGTATATACATTTCCGTTGAATTTAGCTAAATTGCAATATGATATGATAGATTCTGGATCTGCATCTTTAGTGAATCGTTTAAACAGTTTTGATGCACCACCGATAATCTGTAAAGCCGGTGCGGTAGCTAACCTCAAAAGCTCCCACTGATATTGTTTATTATACCTAGGTTGACCAAAGGTCATAATCTGGACTAATTCATCATTGTATGTAAGTCCTAAGCAGCTGATTTGGCCTGATACGGAACCTTGCAAGTGATATTTATTTAAAAATAGATTGCAATCTGTATCGTTAACATATACTACCTTACAACTTCTAGCATTTATTTTAGTTTTTGGTATAAGTAGATTAATTATCTTATCCCAATCGTCCCAGTCAAAGATATGTATGCAACGAAATCCATGTTTTTCAGCTAAGTTTGATTTATCTCGATGATAATATTTATCCACATCTTGGTATATATTACCTTTAGAACAATGTGTCCAAGTAGGGTCAATTTCTATCAGTAATTTTGTATTCTTAATATGTATATCGTAGAATCTATTTTCTATCCTATATTCTAGTTCACATTCGATATTAAGAGAATCTAATAACTCTTTAAATTTTAAATTCATTTTAGATAGTTTTGAAGTTGTATTAGATCTTACTTTAAATGCTTTTTCTAAATTCTCAGGTAATGTAAATGCTGCCGGTACACCATAGCGTTCTATACATGTATTTCTACGTTTTCTTATGCTGTCAATAGATTGACCCATAGGCCAATCATGTCCTGTAGTTTCCAAATAATGCAATCTTAGCTTATCCATATACTCTTGTGATTTCATAGGGTGGTCTACACCGTATATCTTAATACATGTAGCTTTGCGTTTATTTTGAAAATATTCCAAAGTCATAGGATGTATGGTTCCATACTTACGTAGCATAGTCTGATTAGACTTCTTACGTACTTCTTCAGACGCAATATGATACTCTACACCGTATTTCTTTAAATTTGTTGTTCTGATCTTTTGCTGTATTTCTTCTGATTGAACTGGGTTTTCTACACCATATTTCTTAATACAACTCCGCTTTCTGGATTCTACAATATGATTAATTTCTTCATCAGATTTATTATTCCAAGAATCAGATATCTTAGATTTAATTGCATCAGATTGCGAAATATATTCTACACCATATTTCTGTTTGATGGTTTCTTTGGATTTATTCTTAAATTCTTCTGATTGAAAAGGATTCTCTACACCATATTTCTTCAAATTAGTTTGCCTACGTTTCTCTTTTGCTAATGTTGAATTAGCTGCATCAGTAGTTCCATATCGATGTAAACACGTCTTATCTTTAAGTTTCAACATACATTCCGTAGAACATGTACGAGGTTTATCACTAAAATGTTTAACTTCAACAGGTTTACCACAGATAGGGCATGGTCTATAATGTATATCCTTACAATAATTCTGCTTCCCAGAATTAGGTATGAATTCTTTACCACACTCTTTGCATTTTTTAGGAGCATGTGCCATATAATAATTACCTCCAATCGTCAATACTTACGAATTTCAACTTATCAATATGCAAATTCGTTAAATGTTCAATACCTATTGAATCTGTGATAATAGTGACATCATTTTCTGCATAAAGTTGTAATTTGACTAAAATCGGTACATGAGCATAATCAAAACAACCTTGTAACAGATGACCACCTTTGCATTCGTATAATTCTCCATTAATTTTAAAATCAATAATAGTTCTATGAGATTTATCTTCATGTTGATACGGTATTACTGTTGATTGATATTCAAGCTTGATGTCATGATTCAAACAATAATCATATACAATCTTTTCATATTCACTATCGACATATGTACCATCCAAGGTGATATACTTCTTTCTAGTAAAAGATGCTTTTCTATGTGTTGAAGGCAACTGCGAAGTGTGATTTACGCCGTATCGTCTTAGAGTTGATTCTTTAATTTTATCTTGATATGTAGAACTTCGTAAAGTGTTGCTGATTTTAGCTTTAATTTCAGGTACTTTGGCAACATTATCTACACCATACTTGAGTAAACAATTATATTTTCTAGATCTTTCATTTTCTTTTGCACGTTCTCGCAATTTATTTCTTGCAGATTCTGCTTGAGATGCAATTGATACTCCATATCGTTCTATACATGTATTAGCTCTACGTCTAGTAGTGCATTCAATAGAGCATGTACGGTCTAACCAATAGTTTTCATTATAAGGAATTTGTACAGGTTCACCACATATTACACAAGGTGCAAAATGTATATCTTTACAATAAATTTGTGTATTATTTTCAGGTATGAATTCCTTACCACAAAGCTTACATATCTTCTTGGTTGCTTGTATAGATTGTTTTCGTAATTCAGAACTACATTTCCTAGAACAGCACTGCTTCAATGTGCGTGGATCATACACAAACTGTTTACCACATATTACACATATAGCATAGTGATCTCTATTACAATACGCTTGTGTTCCTATAGCTTCAAACTCTTCTCCACAGTATTTACATGTACGAATCAACTTACAACCCTCCTATATCTATATTATATATCCTATAGACGAATTTGTCAATATATTTTACATAAAAAATAACGAGGCGTCATTTCGACACCTCGTTTTTCTTTGTTGAATTCTCCAGAAATATTAGAGATCTTCGGGTTTCAAGTAGATTGCCTTGCTAATCACAAAGGGAACAGATACTTTCACCACATCTCCACCTGCCTGATTCATGGCACCGTTATCTAGTGCTCCAACCCACGTGCCAGGACAACGTATAACATCCCTGACGTTTCCTTGACCATCATAACGAATGAACCATACTTGACGCATATATTCACTAGGTAGACCCATCTTTTCTGTATCTGGGTCATATACTTGTCTTCTCCATGCACGTAATGCTTCTAGCACATTAGGAGAACAATAACAATTCAGCGTCCAAGTCACGTCACCATAATTGACTTTAGATGGAAATTTAATAAGACCGTTACCGTAATGTACTACAATAGAATCTTGCTCTTCTTGGATATTGCCGACTTCATCGGTTGATAGTGTTAGTAATTCTGAGAATTCTGTTGGACTTGACCCATCCATGTTGTAGATACGTACCTCGAAATTATTGGTTGTTAAAGGTACATAATTGTCTACACCAAGCATGTGATTCGTACCCATATATAAAGGGGTAAACATAAAATAACACCTCCTGAATATAAATTCATAAAATAATATTAGGTAAACCTATTGACATTTTTGGAATAGAAATATTATAATATATACAACAAATAAATTATGGAGGATATATTCATGATACGAAGCTGTGCTATTTGTGGAAAAAACTTTGAATCTAAAACTGCTAGAAAAATTTGTGGTGATGACCATTACAAGACTTGTCCAAACTGTGGAGTCTCGGTTTTATGGAACAAAACTCAAGAATTTAAAGGATGTAAACAATGTAACCAACGTAGAGCGGTAGAATCTCGTAAGAAAACTATGATTAAAAGATATGGGGCTCCTACTACATGGCAATCTAAACAACTTAAAGCTAAATACGAAGCTACTATGGTTGAACGATATGGAACTAATAATGCGAGGAAATCTGAAGAACTTAGCAAGAAAGCTCGTGCTACTAATATAATAAAATATGGTGCAGAAAACCCTATGCAGAATAAAGATGTTGCCAAAAAATCTGCCGATACTAGGCGTGAAAAGATGGATGAAGTTGTTGAGCATATGAAAGAAACGTGGAGATCTAAGTACGGTGTTGATAACATTTCTCAATCCGCAGAAATACAACAACGTATGACAAATACATTTCTGAAGAAATACGGCGTTAAGAGAGCTATAAATGTACCCGAATTCAGGCAAAAGATGATGGATACTATGACCGAAAGATATGGTGTTCCGTGGTACGTGCAATCTCAAGACTATAGAACCGGATATCAAGGAAGAATATCTACTATAAATAGTAAGTTTGCGGACAAACTGAACAACGTTGGAATTAATTTTACACAAGAATATCGGCTCGGATTTAAGAATTATGACTTCTATATACCATCTGCAAATACTTTGATAGAGATAGACCCCTCATATACTCACAGCATTATCGGGAATCACTGGAATAAGAACGGGTTACCAGAAAATTACCATCTAGAAAAGACTAAAGTCGCGCTTGAAGCAGGTATTAAATGTATTCATATCTTTGACTGGGACGATTGGGATAAGATATTACAACTTATTAAACCGAGGCAGTCGATATATGCAAGACAATGTAAAATATGGAAGATATTTCCGCAGGAAACCAACACATTTTTAAACAGTTATCATATTCAAGGATCTTGTAAAGGTCAATCAATTTCTTTAGGATTGGTAAAAGATGATAAACTACTGATGGTTATGACATTCGGAACTCCGAGGTATAATTCTAACTATTCTGCAGAAATACTGAGATTTGCAACATTGCCAGGCTATAGAGTTATAGGAGGTGCAAGTAGATTATTTAAGTACTTTATTGATACATACGAAGTTTCGTCAATAATATCGTACTGTGATCTTGCAAAATTTGAAGGTAGTGTTTACGAAAAGATAGGTATGACATATGATAAATACACGCAACCTCAAGAAATATGGTCAAAAGAGGATAAAAAGATAACAGCGAACTTATTACGCCAACGAGGATTTGATCAACTTTTTGGAACAAATTTTGGAAAGGGTGTTTCAAATGATATGCTTATGTTAGAACACGGTTGGCTACCTGTGTATGACTGCGGTCAAGCGGTGTATACTTATGGAGATAAAATACATCACATAAGATCAAAACAATCAGATATGAAATCAAAAGGTATGTTGCCTAAAATATGCAAGTTCTGCAGAAAATCATTTATCCCCAATAGTAATCATCAAGTATACTGTAAAGGCCCACATATTCGTACTTGTCCCATTTGTGGAAAAGCATACGAAGAAACTAATGTAGACAACCTGAAGAAACCTCCTAAGGCGTGTTCTAACGCCTGCCGAATTGAATCCATCAAACGTAAGAAACAGAGGAACAAACATATATAACCTTTAGGATAGATGCTTGTGTTACATCAAATTGATAAAATTGGTTACCGGTATACGATTGTGGTCAAGCGGTGTATGTCTATTAGACCTAAAGTATATTGATGATTTAACGAGATCTTAAGTATATCGTGTTATTGATGATATTTAATATAACGATATAAAATAGGCTGTGCAATGTTTGCACAGCCTTTCATTTAGTAACATATTTCTATATCAATATAATCTAATTTATATCTCATACACATTCAAAAGATTAGATATCTACCTTCCGTACGAACATACCATCTGTCCAATTCTGTTTCTCATCTTCAGGCTCTTCTTGAATTAAATATTTACCGTCATCTGTGATCTCACTAATCGTTACAATTGAATTCTTAAATTGTTGAATCATGTCATAAGTTACACCATCGAAAATTGTACGATTCTCCATATAATAGATGGTATATGGATCTAGGTCATTTCTAACTAGAACTCGATCTCCAATTTGATATTTAGTTATAGGGTGTTGTTTTTCAAAATCTTTATACATTAAACTGGGCTGTATTCCACTATTTTCTTGATATTTACCAGATTTATATAATTCATACTTGCCTTCAATTGTATGATAGTATATTTGACAGATTTCAATATCTGGATAAATAATAGTCGGCTGTGTTACAGTTATTTCAAGTGTCCAATATCCGTCAAACCCAATATCACCAAATCCTGCAGTTACATGAATAGACATCCCTAATCTACCAATAGATGAACGACCTTCTAGCATAGGTACATATACATCAGTATGTGTTCGTTCTCTAGTTCTACCTAGATATACAATTCCCGGTTGCAGTGTAATACCTTCAGGAGTTATTTTTAAACATTCAGTAGGCAGAGGTTTTTTCATGTCTAATACATCATCTTCGTATACTAATAATTCATCATGCAATGTTAAATTGTAACTATTTGGATTTAATCTACTTTCTTGAAAATCGCTAATTTCTATATTACCATTATCATATTCTTCTTTTATTTTTAAACCACTTAGAATCATAATTAATACCTCTATATCATCTATATTCTTTTAACACTGCTTCCAATTCATGACACATTTTCTCAGTATTTCTACTTAACCTCTCTAACCGTTCAATAGCAATATCCAATCTTAATAAACTATCAAGATTATCTTGTTTTGATAATACATCTAATTCAGGTTGTGTTAACAACGTTACAATAGGGGTTTTCATGATATACCCTCCTTTCTACAATTTGTTTGCGTATTCAATCAATTCTGACTTTAAATTAGAAATGAATTCTTTCTTATTATCCATCAATATTGTCCCGCAATACATACAATATAACTCGTTTGCATCTATCTTAGCTATATCTAATACATCATATTTATGATTACATTTACCGCAGGTTATATAATTTGATATTTTTGAAATAATAGTATGTGGTTTATTCTGAGATGTATGTGACACCGACTGCACCTGTTGATTCGATGTTCCTACTTTGTCACGATCTACTTTACGATTCATAGGTGGAGAGTATGTATAACATAAGCTTTGTGATGGTACTTCATACAATTTAGCATATTGCTTCAAAAATGCCACAGTAGGCGTATATTTACCAGATTCATGATAATAAATTGTAGATGTATGCCAATCTCATAATTTAGCTAAATCCGTAACGGACAATTTAGCAGAATTCCTTAATCTGACTAACTTCTGTGCAACTGTATCAGTACAAAATGTAGATATCGGCTCTCCAAAAGCTTTACATATTTTATCTAATGTACTATGACTCATATACCACTTACTCTTGGAAAGTACATTAGTAGAACACCCTGTAATTTCTGAAAAATCTTTCAATGTTAGGCCTTTTTCATATAAATATTGACGAATTCTTTCAATCGTAGTCATATATCATTTCGCTCCTTCCCATTTGACCTTCTTCTATTACTACTTTTAGTAGTAATAAATAATTAATTGCATCACCTAATTTTTCATCCCAAATAGATTCATCATATTCAATCTTATTTGCTATCATGTTGCTAATACTTATGATATGCTTTGCAGCCATGCCCCATAACGCTTGAGCTGTTGTACATCCTTGAAGCATTGCAGCTTGTTTGAAATTTGATAAACAATCTTCAGTAGTATAGCTGTTTCCTTTTTGTTCTAAAATTGCCATGGACTTACATAATAAATCATTCACTATCTTTAATTTTTCATCGTGTGTTACCATCATAAAACCTCTTTAATAATAATTTTGAAATAATACATGTTCAGAATTTTCAGATAAAGTCATTGATATTTGTCGATCCTTTAATTCAATATACCCATCTATCTGATGTTCCATATTACTGACATGAAATTGATACAAACCATTAACTTCAACATATGTACCATATAAGTTACCTAAACCGTCTACATGTAGTAATAACGATCCTTTCGTACTAATATCTCCTAAAAATTTTAAACTATATTTAGAAATATCATCAGAACTATACCAGAAATAAGTTGAATACTTAAAAGATTCAATGTCAACAATATTAGAATTACTTACATGGTGTACATCATCCAGTATACTGGGTTTAGTAATCCATATATAAATTGAAAGTATAAGAATAGACAGTATAGCTAATAATGTTACAATTCCAGTTATAAGTATAACTTTAATACTTGCAGATGAATTTTTGAACCATTCGTATAACTTGCAAAATGATTGTTTCATATATACTCCTTATGGCATAAAATTTTTCTGACAAACTTTGCAGTAAATCCCATCATTTCCTACGCCAGTTACAAAATAGCCAGTACCACAATCAGGACACCAAACATTTGGGTCTGGACCTGGAGTTAATCCTTGTTGTACCTTATTCCAACATGATTCACAATACCCACCATGTGATTTATCTGTTACGTGATTCCAACATGTTGAGCAATAAACTGGTTGATTGTTAGCTTGATAACACGAATCACAAATACCAGCTGTAAAAACAGTATCCCCGGCATAATATGTGATACCACATTGTGTACAAGTACCTAATACAGGGCGTGAACTTGCATCAGCAGCATACTTCTCACCATTTGGCCCATAGGCATCTTCTGGTACATATGCAGGATCATTATAATCTACTTCAGGTGCATCAATAACTAAAGGGCTACTACCATTAGATTGATCTAATAATATATAATTAGGCCAATATTGGTTCGGATTGTTGATTATGACTTCTATACTATATGTATTAAAAATTAATGTGCCAGACATACCAGAATCTGAAGAAAACGCTGCCACATTATTTGATGTCAATTCACAATTACCATAAAGTGTACCTAGTCTAAATATACCTAAAGAAAATTCTCCATGTGCCTCATCTATAGCAGTAAATTTAAATTCATAACTTTCTGTATCTTCAGAATTGTACCAATATCCAGAATAATCATTTAAATTGATTACCTGTTCAACTACTTGAGAACTGACAGACTCGTTTATAACGTCACTAACGATTTCCGATTCCGCTGTAATACTTGAAACTTCAGATACGTGAGAACTAACTACACTACTAGTATCGTCCTCATCATACATCGATGGAGTTATACCAAAACTAACACCGACAATGATACTACCTACAACTATAAATGTAGCTACAATTCCAATACTCCATTTAATTTCTTTGGATAACTTTTTCCAGTTTGACTTTAATTGATTCATTTTGATACCTTCTTCCTTGCATTAATATTATTTTTTGAAACATTAAATAATGAAATATCCATTATTAAACCGATTGAAAGATATTTTGAAATACTGAGTATTTACCACCACACATGATATCACCTTTTGCTTGAATATCTCGTCCAGCTACGATATTCATATTATCTGATATATTACTTTCTACCGATTCTATATAATCAGCGGAGAAGATATATTGATTAGATTTGATATCTTTTACTGCAAATATATAACCACCGCTATATAGATAGCCGTTAGATATGATATTGCCCGATACACCAATAGATTCAAATGCGGTGATACTTTCACCACAATTTAAATCTCCGCAGACCTTAATATCAGATTTACATTCTAGAAATCCCTTCACTTCCACATCAGATCGTGCATAGATACAAGAATCAACTCGTAAATGGCTGCCCACTCTAATATAATTATGCGAAATTAATTGATCACCTACAATTACACATCCGGTACAATGGATTCCATTACCGGCATATAATAATCCACTTGCATTTACACTATAATTACAATATAACAGACCACCAACAATTATATTTCTAGTTACTACATCACCAGTGATATATACATTTCCCGGATATATAAAATTATCGAAAATCTCAGATCCATCTAATTTTAATACCTCATTAACTTTACCAAATTGTTGAAGTACCCAGATTGCATCATCGTATCTAACATCATGAACAAGTTCAACTAGTAACTCCCCATAATCAAGTACCGATGTATACGTACGTTGATACCAATCAATTAAATCTGAATATGCATCTTTTTCTATCAACATATCAATTGTGATGGGTGTATTTAGTGTCATGAACATATTAAAATCAGCTCCTTAACGTTTATATACTAATAGTATAATATAGAATTATTAATAAAATATTAACTATCTGTAAATAAAGTATTACGAATTATTAAGTTTGTACTTTCTATCTTCATATTCCTCTTTTGAAATTTCAACCCATTGAGAATCGACTTCTTTAAAATATCTATGAATTTCTACCGTACTATTAGTATCATCAACCATTTTTATAATTTCAAAAGTATCGAAATCACCATTTCTAGAATCTACTAAAAATTCTTCAACAAATACCTTATACTTATCACCGTAATATGGAAAATGTAATGGATACAGTGTTGACATATACTCATTTATGAATCCATTATGATATGGTACTATGATACCTTCGTTATAACTCTGCAAATCATAACATATGAATCTATCCATATCAAGATAATTTACATCACCATCTAGATTAACATGTTTAAATAATGATGACATACGTATACTTTGATAATGAGATACTCCGGTATCATCCGTTCTAACCAAGCTCCATTCATCAGTTGATTCATAGATAGGTACTAAAGGTTTACCATCAATTAAACGGTTCAACATAGCTTTAGTAATTTGTATAGACATACCCGAATGACCGTCATCAACTAACGAATTAAATACTTTTAATGCCGATTTTAGACACATGATATTATATTCTATATCTTTATCCTCGGATTTTGATAATGAATCAATTGCAAATTGTACTTCTTGTTCAGCCCAGCTTTTTAATGACATAATAAATCCTCCTTATATTAAAAATATTTTGATCTTAATTCTTCAATTTTTGAATAGATAATATTATATCGTACAATACCTATTTTTTTTTTGATAATTCATCACACAACCAATTAAAATAATCATGGATAGCCTTATATACGTTATTTATATCGTAATTAATTGGAGTTTCTTCGATACTTTCAATAAATACAGGCAAGCGAGTGCTCAACGTATCCTTATAAATTCCCATGTATTTTGCAGTAAGAATTTAGCAGTTGGAAATCGATTTTTACCTTTTTGTTTTGATATATCGTTCAATGATTGTGCAATTTCACGTTTCCAATGATTTTGTTCTTGAACATTCGGGTATAGAAATACTTTAATTAGATGATTCATAACTATTTTTGTCACACTTCGTAATTCTGTTTTAATTTGATTTCTACTATCTGCAAACCCTGATATATGGTAATACATAATAGACCTCCTTAGTAAATATTAACGATTAAAAAAATAAGTAGCTTGACATAGTATCAAGCTACTTTTCAACAGTTATATATCCATTTAAGTAACCCACTATTATACACACGAGCATATCCATGAGATTCCATGATTTCTTTTTCGGTTTGATTTTTAATATCTAATTCAGGCTGATGGAACAACCTAGGTAAATTTGATTTTTGGCATGATACCCGTGTATGATAAGTATCGTCACTGATATTAACCCACACGTAACCCGGGTCTACATATGAATCAAATTCAAATCCTAATACTTTGTATAAATTACCCGTAGTAATAGATCTATCAGAAAAAGAGGTTATCATAGAAGGGTGATAGCTGCTCAAGAAATACTTGAATAGCTTACTTGCACCTCCTACAACATTGGTGTTCAATGCAGTACAGAACCTAGTTAGCTCCCAAGTATTACTATCATAATTAGATTTATACCCGACAGTTCTTCTAGGTTTTGAAAACGTCATTAAACTTACAAGTTTGTCATGATGATATAACCCATAACGTACTGTTGATGATGTAGCACCTTGTAGATGATTAGCATCTAGAAAATCTTTTGATTCCTTAGATGTCACTTCTTTAATTTCAGTGTTTCTTGCCGATATACGTAAATCATTTTTATGTAAAGCATTTTTAATCATAGATACAACAATATTTCTCTTATTACTCCACTGATACCCGTAGATATGAATTAGTCGAATTCCAACATTATCACACTTTTCTGTCTTCTGTTGGTGATACCTATACGGTAAGATATCATCGCTCCATGTAGTTCTAAACGATGAATTATGTGTATATGTCGGATTGCATTCGATTCCTAATCGATATTCCGGTAAGTAAATATCTATTTCGTAAGGAGAAATTAAAGTTCTATCATTGTGAACTATTTTAACACCTGGAATCAATGCTTTGAGAAAACTAATGATGTCATGCTCCATATTGCTACAATAATAAGTTGCTAAATCTCTGCACTCATTTTTAATTAAGATGTCGTATACAGTTGTATCTGTGACTCCTACGTCATTAGCAATTTGCTTACATGTCGGTTTTTGACTATAATGTTGAAATATGAAATCTTGAGGATTTGATCTAAATTCCATATACATATCAATTTTAGAGCTATTAATAATTTGATTTTCTATACTTTGTTTTGACGCTGTATATGAATTACTACCGTACTTTTGAATACAAGTAATCTTCGCCTTATCTTTGACCAATTCACACTGCATAGGGTACTCTACACCATAATTCAATAAACACGTTTGTATTTGTCGATTACGTATATCTTCAGATTCCATAGGATGATGAACACCGTAATTGTTAAATAATGTATCCTTAGATTTCTCAACAACTTTAGCGTCTTTCATAGGATGTGATACTCCTAAATTTTTTAAGTACGAATCTATAGTTTTTTGTCTAATAGCTTCATTTTGTTGAGGATACTCTACTCCATGTTTTAATCGCATACCACGTATAAATCGTTGCTTACCTTCAAAACTTTGCATGATGTTCTTTACATCATATCGTTGTTGTGTAGTATATTCCCGTTTAATTTGTATATCATGCTTTACGTCATCGGTATAAGAAGCCAGTATTTTTGATTTAACAGAGTCAAGTTTTGATACATTATCAACACCATATTTAGTTTTCAACGTATCTTTCATTTTATTGTATATTTCGGTTGATTGCAAAGGACGTTCTACACCATATTTTTCTAAATTAGTTTGAATTACCTTATTTTGAATTTCTTTCGATTGTGAAACATATTCTACACCGTATTTTTGTAAATTGGTAGCTATTCGTTTAGCTTGAATAGCTTGCTTTTCTTCATCAGATTTCAGTTTACGTTTTTGACTTGAATACTTGACTGCACAAGATTTACAACGTTTTGGACCGTTTTTCAGGTACATAGCATACGAACTATCTACTACTTTTACCGATATACCACAATCAGGACAAGGGATATAATGTTCATCTTTACACGATTTTTGTCGAGGATGAGTAGCTTCAAATTCTTTACCACACCATACACAGATTCTTTTACCATAAGTTTTAGACATTAGTGTATACCCACCTTATAAGTCCACTATTGTACACCTTAACATATCCGTGAGATTCCATAATTTGATCTTCTGTCTGTGTATGAATATCAATAGAATCATCATGCAATAATTTTGACAACCTTGATTTTTGACATTGGAGTCGATTAAGTGATACATCCGTTTTTAGGTGTACCCAACGATAGCTCGGTGCAATAGTATTAGCAGGTGTAAACCCTAATATAGAATATACCTTACCGGTAGTCATCCCTATATCAGAGAAGGATATAATCTTACTAGGACAATATGTACGTATAAAATAGTTAAACAGTTTAGATGCACCTCCAATGCACGTAGAATAACGTGTGGTGCAAAATCGAGTTAACTCCCACGTATTAGCATCGTAATCTTTTCTAAACCCAGCAGTATATCTCGGTCTAGAAAACGTCATTATAGCTACTAATATGTCTGATGCATATAATCCTATACGAACTTTAGAGGTTGTATATCCTTGTATATGGTTTTTCTGCAAGAACCGATAAGATTCTGAATCTGAAACTTCTTTAATTTTCAATTTACGAGCATAATATATGTTTGTATTTTTATGTAATAGATTACATATCATTGATTTTATTATATCTGTACGATATTTCCAATCACAACTATATAAATGTAATAATTGAATCCCCTGTTCAGAACATTTAATAGCTTTGTCTCTATGATATGTTTTTGGAGTTATATACGAATTCCAATGCGTATGCGTGCTAGAATTATGTGTGTAAGTAGGATTGCATTCAATAGCAAGATTGTATTCTGGCAAATACAAATCAAGCTCATGTGGTGCGATTATAGATCTATTATTTCTAATAACTTTAATACTATTACTTAAACTCTTTATATATTCATATACATCATATTCCATGGTACTCTTATTATATGAAATTAGATTCTCACAACCCGATTCAAGTATATACTTAGATATTGTAGCAATATCTACACCCACATCTAATCCTAATTGATGTAGTGTAGGCTTATCATAACCATACATAGTTTGTATATATTGTACAGGATTTGATTTAAAATCAACGAATAGTTCGTATTTAGTTGGATCTTGCATACGTGATATGATGCCAGATTTAGAAGCACCCCAATAAGCAGCACCATATTTTGAAATATTAGTATCAATACTCTTTTTCTTAAATACCTCTAATTTCATAGGATTATCTACACCGTATTTTTTACATAACGTAGATTTAATTTTATTTTGTATATACTTACATTTGAATACATTATCAACACCATATTTTTGGCTTACATTTTGAACTATAACATTCCTCACAAATTTCGACCCAAATGGAGTTATAGAGCCGTACCTTTTCAAGTTAGTAGATTCAACCTGTTTACGTATAGGTGAATCTTTGCATAGTACATATTTTGTTCCGTATTTTTTAAAATTAGTATCCTGAATCTTAGCTTGAATAGATTTAGTTCTAATAGGATGTATATCACCATATTTATCAAAATTAGTTAATTGTATTTTTTGCACAAGTTCAGGTCGTTGATACGTAAATCCTCCATGCGTATTTACAGTAGTACGTACCTTAGCTTTCACGAGTTCCGACTGCATAGCCCAATCTGTACCATATTTTTGATTACACGTAGTTTTAGATTTTTCCTTAAATTCTGGAAATTGTATTGGTGCGGATACACCGTATTTAGATTTAATTGTATACTTATACCGCTGTTTAAATTCGGATGTAGATTGATACCTCTCATATCCATATTTGGTTATATTTGTATCTTTAGATTTTCTTGAAAAATCTGCTGATTGAAAATAAAATTCTGTGCCATATTTACTTTTATTAGTTTTACGTGTTTGTAGTTGTATACAGGTTTTTGAACAACATTGAGGTCCAATTGACATATCCGAAATCCTAACAGGTTTACCGCATACAGGACAAGGACCATAATGATCATTTTCACAATAAATTTGCCTGGAAGAATTAGGAATAAAATCTTTACCACAGTAGGCACACGTTTTCGCTTCAAGTGTATATCTAGGTTTACCTAAATCATCGTATTTTGATTTAAAAGTTTCTTCCGCCTTAGCCCTAGACATCTTAGCAATACCGGATTCTTTTCGATATATGCCCCTACACCTTGCAGAACAAGTTACGGCGGTATACGGATGCTTCAACTCAAAATCGGTTCCACATATGATACATTTCTGTACTTTGCAGTTAGGACATATAAGTGACTTACGTTTAGCTTCAAATTTTGAATTACACTTAATACACGTAAAAACCACGAAACCAACTCCTTATACATATTATAACGATTCAACATAAAGAAAGAGTCAACACGTTGTGTTGACTCTGACTACAAATATGTGAAATTATTGTTGATATTGTGTTAAATCTGCACCTGGGGGAAGTGCGATTAAATCTATATAGATATCGTTTATAACGCCATTTACAACTAAATATACCTTGCCTATCACTGTATTAGCATTAACCCTATCTAATCCATTAATATCTGCCGCCATTGTTACATAATAATCTTCAATTGCGCCTTGATTTTTCATAGTATCCAGTAATGGTGTCATGCCGGCATAGAAGCTATTATATGCTTGTTCATTGTTGTATTGGAAAGTTATACTAATACCGCATCTATATGCTAAGTTTTCTACAGCATTCACAAGCTTACGACTAGATAGATTAGCCAATGCTTGATATGTTGCTGGAGGTACTTCATATAGAGTTGAATTACCCCATAAGCTAACGCCCATATCAGGAATGTTGGTCAATACATTTACACCAACACCATCTAATGATTGCCACTCATCTAATAGTTTTTTAGGAACATTATATGCAAGTTTTCCAATATTTAGATTATGACGTCGTGTTGTTGGTAGAGCCCATTCATATTGAACAGATTGATTTAGTATCATAGCTCTATCAATTAGTAAAGCTAAAAATGATGGACTTGCTGTGTTCATTTTTGATGTACCAACATAAGTATATTGACCCCAAGGTGCAAACAATGCAGAATGTGTAGGATATAGTGGAACATTTATATTGTAGGATTCCGATTCAGCTCCAATTACATCAGCAGAATATCTTGCTAAGCGTTGAGCATACCCCGGACTTTGTTCACTAGAATCCCATACCTTACCTCTTGGTAAACATTGAGGAATATCAATGTAAGCTACTGCACATCTACTACTATAACCGACTTCCATCAATTTAATATGTAAAGGAGACAGTGTAGTTAAATCACCTGGAGAGGATTCATCAATTGCTGTAATGTTTTGATCATCCCATCCGGGACTAATAACTCGATTAGGGCTATAAGTTAGTTTATCTTCAAGTAAATTATAAATACGATAAGCTGCAGTATATACCCATTCCATGTATCTAATAGTAGAGGCTTTTGAAATATCTTGACCTATATTATTTTTTAATGTATCGAACGCTTTTAAATATAGAGAAGATTCTACTCCGGCATCGGTATATCTAGTAGTTGCAAAAGTTTTTGCTTCGTCTACCATTGCTTCTACAGTACCATCGGCAGCTTTATCTGTACCATTTTCTAGTTTTTGTGAGGTAGTTGTATAGTTACTTGAATCTGCAATAGTGCCGGATACTGCAAAAGTTAGGAAATTAGATTCAATTTCATCTATTTGCAATAAAGAATCGGTAGAATTTCCTAGCTCAAATACAAACATTAAATTCTCCACAGCTGTTTGAATACCGGAAGAATCTACAACATATGTAATCAAATTCCAATAATTATAATTTGGTACTTTTCGTAGGGTAACTCTTAAATTATTGCCAAATGTTCCTGGGTATTTAGCTTTAACTGTAAAAGTTGCATCAGATATTGTAAAAGTAGTAGATGCTTGAGTTCCAGGACATACCCTACATACTAGTACATCATAACCTGCAGTCATCAAAGTCATTGCCATTTGGTAACTATAATCTTGTGCGATTCGATAATTAGATGCTGCACCACGGTATGTAGATACAAATGACTCTAACCCTGCTTGTGTTGCAGGAAATCTCTGCCATGATGTACGTTCTAACATCGTATCAAGGTCTACTCCTAAAGATTCTGGATCTTGATATGCAGGTCCCCAACAAGCAGTGATGGGTAACGCAACAGTTGCATAACTATTATTTCCAATATTATATGCGTAATTCTGGCTAACTTCAGATATGATAATTTCAGCCAATTATATCACTCCTCGATTTGTTCATTTTTAACAGGAGGTGTTGAATCTACTTTTGTAGATTTTTCCTTTATTTTTGATTTAGTTTGATGTAACTCATTTATCAATTTCGTATCTGTAATCAATACAAATTTTGAATCATTTATATAACCCGGAACGTCTTTGATATCACCATGTTTAAATTCTACACCATAGAAAACTTTTGTAGCAAATGATGTATTTTTATAGACCACTCAACCACCTCGTTTCAAAAGTATACAAGGTTTGATTACCGATTAGCTGGTAGTTTTGACGCATCAATTTCATAATCTTGACGTCGTAACTTAACAGGTGTATAACTTAGCAATACACAGCCTTCGCAATCTAAGGTAATTGTAGTACGATATAATTGACCGGATTGTATATATTGCGATGCACCTGATTGTCGCTGTATTGTAGAACCTTTTGAAAGAGTCACGCCAAACCGTAGTTTACGATTACTTTCATATGGTATGTTTATAGATAAAAAATACATCGTAGTATATTTAAATAATAGTTCTCGAACTAATTCATCCATATCTGCAACAGACGTTGTAAATATATCCATTGTATAAGATAATACTATCGGAATTGCTTTTTCATTGTAGTAATTATTTGATACTTTATCAAATACACATTGCGTACCTAAATGCATCCACGAAAAATTAGATCGTGATTCATCAATATTAATATCATTATTACGAGTTATTGCAATAATAGGGTATTTAATTTTATCTTCTTTCATTTGAGCTACCAAATCAATAATGCTATCTCCATCATATACACGTACAGTAGCATCAGCCGAATAATCAGAACTAAATGAGTCCTGTAAATCAGTAGCAATTGCTTCATCGTATAAGTATAAGATATGCCATCAGTCCTTCCTATACGAATCTGGATCATACGCATGTCCTCTATAATCCGTACTAGGTTTTAGAAAATTATTAGACTTATTAAATGTAGCAGCAATTTCCTTTTTAGTCCTACCAACTGCTTGATCCATATACACTGGAACACACTGACAAATTAGATGATCCGGTGCCTGTGCATCATAAGTTAATTCAGTTACTCTAAATACTCTATCGGGTACATCTGTATATTGACCTGCTAACCTGAATAAAGAATCTTTTTGAACATGAGGTAAATTCCAACTACAGTGTATTAAGAATGGTAGATTCTCATCATTTTCTACTACCCATCCATATCTTCTAAACGTTTTTATCTTTGGAGTAGAATCGAAAAATATGTAAGTATCCTGCATAGTAGAATACGCATCAATCTCAGGTTCCCCTTGCATATTAGATTTAGGTATTGTAGGAAATTGATATTTACAAGGAATACCTTGTAATTGCAAAGCTTCATCGTAACGTCTACGCAATAAAGTAATATCTTTACCGATTAAATTATTTAACATCAGATTCAACCCATTCTCGTATTGCTTGATTTTGAGCTTCAATAGAAGCATCATTTATCATTACAATATCAAGTAACTCTGCAACAAAATCAGCCAATTTAACATTACCGGACTTTGTAAATCCTATATACATACCTTCTAAATATGATTCTCTAAAATCAATTGGAGTAGTTAGTATTTTTCCTATGATTTCAGATTGTACCTTATTTGAAAATTTACTTCCAGCAATATAACGTTTCATAATATCACCTCTCATTTAATTGAATTAGATTCAATGACATCAGAAATATCTGCTACCCAGTTATATAACCAGTCCCAAGAAAAATGTTGAGATTCGCTTAATGCAGATACATTAATGGCGTAACCTTTAGTTAAAGCTTGTTGAAATTCGGTATTGGAAGGAGCATACCCCGAATTAAGCCATTGGGGCAATGGTTCTATTTGAAATGCTACAACATACAATTTAAACTGTTTAACACCGGATTCAGTATCCCATACATTCAATAGACGTATTTTATCAAAATGTAAATTATGTAAAGTCATAAGAAATTGTAATTGGTTCCCTGATAAATGCTGATATTCTTTGTATGTGATTAGGAATCCAAATCTAGCTAATTGTACTAATATATCATCAATACTTAGATGAGCTTGTAATTTACCATCTAATGACAAACTAGATACAATATTACCGGATAAATCTACAATATACGTAAATAAATTTCCGAAGGTGGGATGTTCAACTGAAATACGTGTACCTGATAACCTTGGATCCTGTATAAAATCGGTAACCGTAAGTTTTAAACACTTATCTGTATTTGATTTACAACCAGGTAGTTGATGCCAATCTGATATTTGATATCTTAAAGGCTGTGTATAATCTATCATCTTAAACGGCCTCCGAAGCTAGTAATTGTTTAGACTTCTTCTCGTCTTCAATAAATAGCATTAATTCACGTTGAAACGGTTTTAAATCTTCCGAATTAGCTACAGGATATTCAGAGAAATATCTAGCTATCATATCAATACGTAACTTGAAGTACAATATCTTCATATCTGCTTCAGATATTTCAGGATGCCTTTCTTGAAATATGAAGTATCTAGTTACAACGCTACTACAGGATTTATATACAATTGGACTATTTTGTGATAAATCTGCGTTAGCAATAATTCTAAAATTGTTAGAATTATATTGTTTTAAATCTTTAAAAAATAAAGAGACCAATTCTTTAGAATTCATTATCACTACCACCTTTATCAACATCTATATCCCAATTAACAATGTTTGATCCTATTTCAGGGAATACGTCTTTTAAGATCTCTTTCAATGCAATTATATAATTTTCGTCTTTTGTTACTCCAATATTTTGCAATAAATCTATTAATGCAGAAGCTTGTGTTATTGCCGCATCACGACGTTCTGATGTAACGGTAGACATTTGAGTTATAATTGGCTGCATTTCTAAGGTAAACTGATTAACGAATCCTTGCATATTTCTAGCAACGAAGTACTTATTCATTGCATCTGTCCAACCCGCAATATATGCAGTTTCCAGACGTTGTAAACTATTAGCATACAATGCAGATCTTTGGGACATTACCGCACCTGCACCTCCTAGACCCTCAGCAGAAGAGAAGTTCAATGCTTCTTTGGGAATACCTAATACAGATAACTTCTTATTTTGGTAATAATCTAACAATTGAGAATCTGTATCAGTTGTTTCAGCTAAATTTAAGTCAGTAATTTCAACTGGTGATGCTCCATTTATTTTTGGTAAATAAATCAAATTATTCGGACTTTGAGGATTAACAAAACTTTGAGTATCACCAGTTGAAGTATTTATAGATAATTGTTGCTCAATATTAGCTTTTAATTCTTGAAGTGTAGCACTAATTTCATCCTCATCCATTGTACCACATTCTACAGAAATAAACCTTACTGTACGAATTAAAGAGTTAAGTAAAATTGCATCTTCAAGAAGCCCTAACGTTTGCGTAGGTGTGACTGCCTGCTCTAATAATGGTTGAGCAAATTTAATATCATAAACTCTAGTGTTACCATCTTTATCTGTAGATTCAAATGTATATGTACCAAGTAGTCCACCTAAAGAGAAGTGAATTACAGAAGCTTCTGGATATAATACACACTCACTCTTACCTTCAGAAGGTTGAAAAATATAACCTTCAGGTTTACCTTCACGATACAAATGTATGATATCTTCCGGATTTAACTTATAAGATGGTACAATATCGTATGAATCATCGGGAATAGTATTTACATCTAAACCTATTTGAACATAGGTAGATCCGGAACGATCTTTATACATATCAGTAGTAGGAATATATAGATTACCAATTGTTGCCAATTCTAATATATGATCTCTTATATATTGATTTATATTCCATCTATCAAAGCAAGCATTAATAATATCAGCTGCAGCTTTATGCTTTTCATCTTTAGGTACTGCCCATATAATCTTACCCGAAGAATTAGGTGTAGTTGCATCGGTTGCATAATATGACAATGTTGTACTAACTTGTGAATCTCGAGCTAAAGCTCTCATTGTATGAATTTGAGTATGTATATCAGAAATACTAGAATTTGTATGTATATCTGAAATCCTATAAAGAGAACCAGTTACAATATCACGTAAGTATGAACGATTATTTCTAATAGTTTTCGGCAAGAACCGCTGTATCCAATTGAATGCCATTGTATCGTCCTCCTACTATTATGCAAGGTTTTGCTTCAAATCTTGATCTATTTGATACATCTGAAAAAACTTAGACTCTTCCATAATTGGGATATTTAAATTTTGACAGTTTCTAACTGATATACCATTAATCGATTCTTTAATATCTCCAATCAACAAACAGTCAATAGAGGAATCAAATGTAGTAACTACCTTAGCTCCATAACTTCCAAGAATTGCAGATAATTCATCATAATCTCCGTGTCTAAATTTTCCAGTCACCATGATGGTCTTATCTCTAAAGATATCTGGACCATCAAATTTCTTATTAGTTCCTACAATATTGATATTTTCATCATCTAGTATAGTTTCAATATCAGATACATTTTCTAACTTTGATAAATATTGAACAAGAGAAGCACATTCGTAATTTGGAATATCACATTCTGAAGGAATTCTTGAAGGATTACGCAAATAGAATCTAACACTTTCAATAGAATTATTACAATAATTGCATAATTTATCTAGTATGTTTGAATTTGACACATAGTCATATGGAATACATGCACGTAGAAGTTTCACCAAGGTTGTTGTAATAGTTAAACTATCTAGTGGAGGTACTAATAATATATCAGGAAACGTAGTTATAATACCATCTTCAATATACTGTTTATAAGTATCAAAATTAATAATTGGAAGTTTTAGCGTATTACATAGATGTTTAATTTTAGAATATGTGCGAGATAGGCAAGAATCATTATCACATATACAAGCTCCAGATACAGGTACAGTATAAGGTTTTCCACAAACTGGACAAGATATGGTTGAACATACTGCTTTTGATCTATCGGGATTGTGAGTTTCCAGTATATTACCATACATATCTTGGTATATAATAGAATCACATTGTACATTAAATGTTACTATATCAGAGTAATTAACGGTGAATTCACCATCTTCTGTGGAAACAACTCCATGTAAATAGCCATTTTCATCTAATCGTTTTTCTACATACGTGCATACGTGTTGATGAATATGTGTATACAAATATTCAGGTTTACCTTTTCGGTATACAATATATCCCCAAATTAGATTTATATCAAAGTTGTAGGAATTATCAAGTAACAATTTTTGTAGATCTTGTCTAGATACTTGACTAGATAGCAAGAAACCTTGCAATAATTTAAATCCTGATAGTTGCAACCATTGGCGTGATGGTGCAGCTCCGGAAAATGTATGACCGATGCTTTCTACCGATCCAGCATAAAATGTAAAATCACTTGCATTTTCTAACAATTGATTTATCAAATTATCAATACAACAATTAGGCAATTCTCCGGTTCCATACTGATATAAATTAGAAGTATATAATACACCTCTAACCCATGTTGTACCACTTGTAATACCTACTTTTGCAGGAACGATTGTCCCACGTAATTGATGTACTAACTTATCTGTGATATCGACATAATCCGATTTTTGATAATTAAGCATAATCTTGTCTAAAGTTTCGTTGTATACAAGTGTTACAGGAATTCCGATTGGAAGTGGTTCAAAGAAATCTCCTGGACGCAAAAGGTTTTTGACATACATAGATTCTTACCTCTACTTTCTTAAATGTTAGTATTTCTTAATCGTTGGGAACAACGAATTTATAGCTGATTGTGCAGATTTTGAAGTATTTACTGCACTAATAGATTTCATATATTTATTGATAGATGGAGTAGGTTCTGGGTTATCTAAAATAGCATTCCAAATACTGCCAGCGAAGCTATCTGCCACATCCTTTGATCCACCTACCTTGTGATCAATTTTACCTGTCACACTATCTCTTTGGAGTTCAATTAATTCATCTTCAAGTAATTGACAGTGCAGCATATTTATACGCTCCTCTAAAATTACAGAACGTAAAGCCATATACCCATCTGGAGTTCGATCTAAAGATATTTTAGATACTTTAAATCCTTGTTCTTCTAAAATCTGAGCTAAATATTCACTTTGAAACTGGTCTCTTGATATTAGCCTAATATCAAACTTTTGTTGACGTAACCAGCATATAAATGCTACTATTTTGGAATACGGTATCTTATCTCCTTTAGGAGCTTCTAATGCTATAGAAAATACGTGTTTGAAAAATGGCATAGACACTTTTCTACCATCTTCCATTTCAATATCTTTTCTGGATACAACACTACATCCGGATATACCTGTCCTATCGGTTGTTAAAGACAAGTCTAAATGTATGTACATCGGGGATCTTAAAGCATCAGAATCAACGTGTTCAATATGGAAGAATTCTTCAATAGAAAATGTATCTTTTGTACCAATTTGAAGTATATCGTTTATAAAAGGATTTCGCCTACTATTATCTATAACAGAATCTAACGATGCTTGAGTAATAAATGATAGTGAACCTGGTACAGATATTCCAGCTAAATCTCGTAAAGCTATTTCAAAATCAGCTACAAAGTTAGTTTTCATATCCAACGGAGGAGATAATATCTTGTAGCCTTGAGATTTTAATTCTGCTAAGGAATCTTCTCCTGACTGGTTATCAGGTATTACAAAACCCTTTCTACTACGATCTCCTACTGCAATAAAGAACCTACCACTAGAAAATCTTTCAGGTGGTAGTACCTCCCATTGAGGTTTATCCACTATATACATATGGTCACCTGCACCAGAAGATTGTTGCATCTGTATATAATTTTCTAGAAAGTCTTGATCACCCTTTTTAGATGATACAACGAATAGCTTACCATATACTTCACCGTTTTTTCTAAATGTACCCTTAATACGAGCAGATATTGTATTATATGTATCCATCATATAAGTTTTTGCTTTATTAATATCTTTAATACCTGAACGAGCAAAGTTAACCTCGTCCATGATAGCACAATTTGAAATTTGCAATCTACATGTATTACCTTGCACGATAAAATTATGATATGGTTCTACATTCCATACATCATATACAGGGAGAGGAACTTCATGGAAAATTGTTTGGGTATTTAATACCTCAATATCCGAAGAAACACTATCTACGAAGCAGCGTAGATGATTCCCAATTTCAATATTACCTAATTCACAATATTGACCGGTTGACATCATAATCTTATGATCTGATGTCCCTTCAACTAAAGTGCCATCTACTAAAGTAATACGAGTAGTTGTATCCGTATATTTAGTTTGAATTACATATCCTAATCCAGGAAATATTGGAACATTTAAATAATCATTAGAATGTGAATCAACTTGATAAACTCTAACAAAATGATGATTTAATTCTTCTAATGTCATAGCACCATCAGGTGTACATATTTTTGTATTACCTACAAGACAAAATACTTGCATACCTAAAGCATGTTGTGCAGAACTACCAATATCAATGCTTATCTTATTCCCTTCTGGAATATATGTTGGATTCCTATCACTCTGTGTCCATGATCCATGCGCATTAAACCAAGGACTCACTTGCAACGTTGTTTGAAATTCTTGAAATGCAACACCCTTTGCTAAATCCTTGGTGATATTGAAAAATAAAATTGAAAATTTAGATACTTCTTTTAACCCGAAGAATTTTTGAGGATCTCTTAAGCACATTAATCTATACAACATATATGCTAAACAAGTAATTGCGGTGGAAGTTTTACCTATACGAGTTGCACCTGTGAAAACTACCTCATCATATTTATTACCGGCGGCGAATATCTCACTCATACAAGTTTTCCATGTGGGAAAAATACCTTGACCATTTCTAGTAGCTTTCCCTAGGAATGTATCAGAAGTGATAAATTCACCTATTGTGACAGGTATTTCTTTATAATCAGATAACCACACTTCTTCATAGGTCTTAGATTCACCAGTTTCAGCAAATTCTTTTAATATTTGATATAGATATTCTTGCTCTTCTTCGCTACAACTATTATATATTTCTTGAATTCTACGTATAATTTCTAAGTGTTCACTCATACGAATCACCCGGCATTTAAAGCTACTAAAGCAGCTTGTGCATTGTTACGAAGTTTTTCTCGTGATTCAGCAGACATAATCAATGTAGTTTCTGCTTCGGTATTAGGCATCAATTCCGTAATAGAGAAATCTTCAAGTTCTAAATAGGGTTGTAGCAATTTATGAGAATTTATCATACTTTCTTGCAACCGTTCTTGAATTTTGATCAAAGTAGTTAAAGTTTCCAATTCTGTAGGATCAGCGGTTAAAATTGTAAATTCTGCAGATTCATACAATTTCTCTTCTAGTTTATCCATCAAATCTAAGTAACGTATAATTCGAGTTACTTGATGATAGATTCGTAATACAGTTACTTGGTTTATTGCTTGTTTTATAGAAGATGAATTTTCCATTGAACACGACAATAAGGACGTACGCATTCGCGATACGCCCTCACGTTGTAAGCTTCTCAATGGGTCTACAGGTTTAGTTGTAGCATCTTCAACGGTTTTGAAGTCGCTCATATTATACCTCCAGAAATCTAATTATCTAGGTCGAACAATATTACTGATAAATTTGCAATTGCTTGTTGAGCCTTAATATCAACCTCTGCATCAGTGCACAAACAATTAATAGCTTCTCTAATATGTAGCTTAGCATCATCTAAATTAGTATTTAAAGTACTGTCAATTTCAGAACAAGCTTGCACCTTACGTTTTATAATCATTTACTAATCACCTCAGTTACTACATCTAATTTTAGAAACGACGGACCATCATCAATATATTCTATAATATCTCTAATGCTTATAAGTAAATCATCTAAATATTCAGATTTATCAGAATATTGGATTACTTCACGTTCTAATGATGTAGTCCATTTTCTAACAGTTGATAAATCAGGAATTACTTCGTAGATTGATATCTCTACATTAGCTAACGCTTCAATAACAGATATAGGCCATAATCGTTCTCTAATAATCTTATACATATCGTTATATAGATTTTGAAGTTGTTTAGAATTTACCATGATTCACCAACTCTCCTAAATTATTTGAAATCAATCGGTCCATAGACTGAACAGTTAATGTATTATGATGTATCAAATACTCAAATTCAGATTGAATATTCATATCTTGTACAGTTATTATATATTGTAGGTAAAACTCTTCAAAGGGTTTAACAGGCTCACATAGAAGATCCTTAACTTTCGTCAGCATCATAAACTTCCCTAATCTTAGCTACTGCCATACTTAACTGTACAGGTATATCTGACTTACAAGATTTCTTACTAATATATACATTATAGAACCATTGTAAGGCATCAATACTTTTCATTAACTCTGCAACAGTTGGAATTTGTATAACTTCTCCACCTGCATATTTGCATAACAAAATTAAACGTTCATGACCAATTATAGAAAATAATTCTGGCAACCATGTATATAAAGGTTCATTTCTTAAAGGACGCATTAATGTGAGTAAATATGCGAAATCCAGCTCTTCAGTAACGGGTAGTTTAGATTTCATTTAAAGCACCTTCAGGTTTCATCACATTTGCCGTATCAATAAAAGAAATTTCAAATACGATCGCATTGTCAGATCTTGCCAAACGATTAAATTCCAAATAATTATAACTTGCAGAATTCAAATATTCAAGTACAGGGTTCATAATAGAATTCAAATTAATAGAATCATCATAATATATCCATAATTCATCTTTCTTAACTTGAACACGTAGCACACCAGCAGTTGAATCTTGTAAATTCAACGCACCTTTTAACTCATGTACTACATCATCAATAGAAGTATAAGCTACACATTTATTAGTTGGATACAATACAGTTTGTGCAACAACGAGTGTACCTTTAACATCAGAAGACTGTGCCACCGGCTCAGATTCAACTTCTTTTGAATCTTCTACATCCTCAACAGGTTCATCTGTATTCTCAGGTTCAATCGTAGTATTTGTTTGATCTAAATCACCATCATCAGTAGTAGATTCATTGAAACTATCACTATCTTCAGATTTAATCGAAATATCTTTTAATACCACTTTTTCAGATACTTGATTATCCTCAACTTCAGGTATATCAATATACGCTTTTAGCTGTTCTACTAGTTCTTTATTAATCGGACTATGCATACTTGCTAATATGTTTGATTTATTTTTAGAATTTTTATACATCTTACAAGACAATATTGAAATTTTCAATCAAATATCACCTCAACTTAATTACAACCACAAAGGTTATCGTTCATATAAATATAGGGTTTTGCAGGATCGTCTGTTTGGAGAATATAACTAAAATATATAGAAATAACATCATCCGTATATTTGTTTACAAAAGATAGTCTATATACATGTAGACCTACAGATAAATCTAAATAGCTTGATGGAATGCGTATCCAAGGTTTACCACATTCTTGATGAATATACGACATTAAATCACATTTTTGTGCTGTAGGAGATACTTCATCAATTTGAAATACCGCATACTCTAATCGTAATTCATGCGGAATGTGTATATAAAGAAAATATTCTATCTCATACATCTTAAATACTTTAGAAGTATATTTATCAATGCTGGTTGCGTCTACACAGAATACTGGAATTTTCATTGACTCACTCCCAGGATATATCATACTGTGAATCTTTTATTGCAGAACATTCTACAGATTTTACAATATAACCATTAGATTGTAATAATTCTAAAGTTTCAGATGAAATAGGTTGATTATATCTAACTTCATAACCGCCTGTATTTACTGCACCATTTATCAAAGCAGCAATTGCAGCTTGTTCTTGATATAATAACATACCATCTGCAATAGATTTTGCTTCCGATGCAGGCAATAACGTTGTTAAAGCTTCTGACTTTATTGGAGTTGACATCTTACACACCTCTCTTATAAAGATAAAAGGTAGTTGACTTTAATTTCAACTACCTTAAAATTTTAGATCTTAAACAGTTTCTTAGAGGTAACTAAGTTTGATTTTTTATACTTAAAATCATGTTTAGTTAGATATTGGATATTTAATATATTCACGACAACCCTAGCTGCTACAGATTCTGTCACTTGTTCCATGGTGAATCCTAAATCTTCCAATTCCTTATTCACTAAATTCATACTGTATTCATCAGCTAGATCATTGAATCGCATCTTAGATTTAATATTATATTTTGATATTGTATCAGTTACACGTACCCATCCAAAATTCCTGGATCTGATTTTACCATAACCAGCTTGTAACCTATGAGTAATAGAATCTGCAGAGTAACAAGGAAATTTTGACATTGCTTCCAAAGATGTAAATCCATATATGTGTGTTTTTACATTAGGATTATTAGATTTTTTAATAAAATTGTACATATCTCTCAAATACAACATTCGGTCTTCTTTACTAGCGTCATTGGCAGGACTTAAGCCTAACCACTCTAGTGGTTTACCATTCTCATCAACCCACGATAGCATTCTATCTAAGTATTTAATATCCTCACCAAAGTGGAATACAGGCATAAGTTTATTAGGTGATTTTAAATGTTTACGCATATATAAAAAGTTATCCCAAGATTTTTCCGCAGATTCAATATAGTCTTCCGGAGTCTTATCTTGTCTAAATTTACCAGGAATTGTATCTAATTGAGCACACACATCAATGTCATCGTCTATAGAATTTAGATAATCAATATACTCCTCCACAGTTGTAGATGCCTTTTCTGTATGAATCGAGAACGCACCTGAGTCTATAAAAAGCCAACGAACAAACCCTTCATGCTTCCACTCAATCATCTGCTTAACAGAACTTCGATTTAATTGAGATTCAAGGATATCAAGCGGTTCAAAATTTGAGTTATTTATTAACAAGTCATGCATTTCATCAGTCAACGATCCGCTGAATACATATCTTTCCAATTAGTATCACCCTCCTTGACAGTATTTACATTCTAATACAAATCTTGATAACACAGAATGTGTACCTAGACGACTTGTATTTAGATCTTTAATACACATAATAGCTGCATTTTTAATTACACTAGACTTTGTACTTGCAGCAATATGCTGTAGTACAAGTGATATTGGTATCTCCGAATTATCATCTGTATGTCCTAATTTCCAAACGATATTAGAGATAGAATCATTGTAATCTATATTTGCTAGTTGATCTATATATGATAGTTGCTTAGCTGATAAATGCATTAAATTATCAATATCAGAAAACGATTTGACACTATGCAGTAATTCCGAATTTAAAATAGTAGTATTAGAGGTCTGGCGGCACCGTGCTTTTGCGTATTCCGTCATATCTGAAGGTATCGGAGGAGGTACATTGATACAAGCACAGCGACTTATAATTGTATCAGGTACATAATTTATATTTCTACAGGTTACAATAATATAAGCATTATCATTAGGTTCTTCCAAAAATTTTAATAAGGCATACGAAGCTGCTAGCACTCCTGTATCTAAATTTTCAATAACTAGTACCATTGGGCTTGTGAGTCGCATACATGCATCTAATGCATCTTTTACAGCTTGAACTGTAGGATTTACAAATTGAATATCTGATATATTAAGCATATGTGCATATTGAGATGCAAGATAACTTTTACCACATCCCGAGACACCTTCAATCAATAAACTGTGTCTATTACTACTCGATAAATGTTCTAAAGATTCAATAGCTTCGTGTTGACATAAAAAATTCATTGTAATTCTCCTGTACTAGGTATAGGTGAAAACCTAAGTAAAGAAAACAGATATAAAATTGCAGATTTCAAATCTGATACTTTACCACTTCGATTTAATTTTAGTAAATCATATGCATGCACAAACATCATATATACATCATAACGATTCCAACCGGAAACATATGGTTTGAAATCGGAATTAACCCTACCATTATCTAGCAGTTTATCTAATTCTAACATAGTAGCCATTATATCGTAAAGTATAGAATCGTAATCACCAACATACATATCTAATTTATCAGATAGATATTTAAAATCACGAGCTGCAATTCCAAGCTTTAATTTATCAGCATTAAATTGTGTTTGATATCCGAATAACTCACTAATATCAGATTTATCTAATTTACTTACATCAGTTGTATCTAACAGGTTTAAGCATCTAGCCATATTTTTAGCTTGACCATAATCGGTAGCAATATCTACAATACTAGTAATACATTCAGATGTTAAATTAGGAAAATCAGCTTTTAAGTATTTTGACATAAATATATCACTAATTGCATCTATGCTAACAACGTATTTTGATAAATATTTATCAAGTTTTGACACATATTTATCTTGGTCATATATACATATAATTGTACCAATAACTTTTAAATTCTCAATAGTTCGTATTACTTTATCAGATAAACTTGATATAAATGATTCGTCATATCGTACAATATATACAGCCGGTTGCAAAGGTATTATATGTTTAGTATTCATAATATTGATTACGTCAGACATACTGCTCATTTCTTCTTTCTTACCGTAATATTCAGCAAGTATATCAACATATTTCATCTTTACTCCGTATTCCTGCCCTACCATGATATATAATTTTCTAGGATTATGAGTTAAAATTTCGGTTCCAACTTCTTGAATAGTCAACATATATTAATCTCCAAACATGCAAGCAAAATCAGTTAAAGTTGTAATCCCAACAGTTTCATTGCCAAATTTTTTAGATATAACTACTACACCAATACTATCTTCAAGTTGTAACTTACCTTCTAGATATTTAGATTCTAAGTTATCAATAGTATATCTAAGATGTTTAGTTTTACAATCATCAGAATCTGATATAACTTTAGCATAATGCGGTACAATAAATATAGGAAACATACACCAAGTTTTATTAATTTTTTGAGATCCATCATCGACTACTAATACTGGGAATCTATGTGTACTTTGAGCTTCATTCTGTAATTTTTTCCAAACATCTTTATCAAATAGTAATTGTTGATTAGGTTGTGTATGTGTTTTACATTCACCTAAAAAATGAGCTCCACTAATATCTCCCGGTTTACCTGCTCTACTACCACTACCGGATACAACTCCCCAACCTAAATATTTAGCTACTGTTTCTTCTTGTTTTGAAGAATAATATTTAGTTGACCTTAAGGGCTCAAAGAAATCATCCATACTTTACACTCCTTACTAACTTCATATACTGTTAACGATTCTAGCTAGACTTGAGTGGTGTCAGATTCGTCACTATCCAAAATATCTGCAATGATAAAATCATAAACAGCTCTATAATAATCTGGATGTGTTTGAAAGTATTCGTAAACTTTTGCAAGACCATTAATCTTAACAGGTTTACCGTCTACCTCTAAAATTTCACCAGTTTTTGGATCGCAAATAGTAAACCATCCAGCAGTCTTACGTATCATACCGTATCGCTTAATTGCTAATTGTGCTAAATCCATATCTAGTCTAATACCACTTTTACACATTAAGAAATATGAAGCATTTTTTCTATCGTTTGGTGCACTTTTCTGCTTTACGATTTTAGTATTTACGATATACCCAGCAGGATTCTCAGTGGATTGTGGAACTTCATTACCTAAAAAATCTACCGGAGAACCAATTTTAAATTGAATTCTAAGAGATGCATAGAATTTAGGTGCTGTACCACCTGGAGTCTTAACTACATATGGGTTATCCATATTTTCACGTACTTGATTGATAAAAATCATTGTACATTTATATCGAGTTAATAGCGGTACAATTTTGCGACAGAAAACAGTTAAAAGTCCAGCTAAAGATGCAACAGTACGTTCACCATATTTTTTCTCCAATTCCGCCTTTGGTACAAGAGAAGGTAAAGAATCTAATACAATTAAACCTACCTCTCCCGTTTCTACTAACTCTTGCACAGTTTGCAATATATCTTCTGCAAATACATCAGGTGGTTGCATAATACTAATTTCCGATTTATCAATACCTAGGATACTAGACCATTTACTATCAAAAGAATGTTCTAAATCAATATATAGAACCTTTTTTGGTCCACTATCTTGTAAATCTTCAATAGCTGCAATTGCAGATTTATTTCCGCTTGATGCTTTTGTACGTAATGATTGTAATTCAGCTTCATGCTCTTCTTTGAATAGGTCAATTGCATTTTTGCACACATCAATTGCACTTGTTGTTTTACCACTATGAGGTTCACCAAAGAATTCAGTTATACGATTACGTGGTATACCACCATACGTAGACCAATTAACTAGTATGCTAGAAAACGGAATCTTATCACTCATATTAGTAGACGCAGAATCCATTAAATCATCACAATTCCAGTCCTTTTTCTTTTTATTTACGATATCATCAAATAGACTCAAAGAATTCACCTCTTACATGTTACTATAATGATATTAACGATTCTTTAGCCTTTCTTAATTTCCACAATATCTTCAATTCTACAATCTAAATAGATACAGATTTTTTCTAAAGTTTGTAGATTCACATACTCATTCTTATTAAATTTAGCCAATGTTGGAGGAGAAATTCCCAAGTCTTCCGCCATCTTTGTACGTTTAATATCATGTTTAGCTAATGTCACATTCATTGGTAAATAAGAAATCATTATATCATAACCTTTCTTTAATATTTTATATATTTTATTATAGCATAAATTAATGTAAAACACAAGAGCAGTACGAAAGTTCATACTGCTCAATTTAAAACTACTTTATGTATATATTGGACTTCGCATTATCAATTTCATATTCCGGAATATCCTCAGAAGGAGGTACAGGAGAAACTGGATTAGATTCCTCAGTACGTCGTCTTGCATCCCACAATTTCTTTGCTGACATGATTAATTCTTTAGAAAATGTTATTTGACTTTCTACTTGATTTATTACAGATTCATATACTTTAATTAAGATTCTATCACCGATAACTTGCATTTCTGCATCTTGATCTCGTTTTGTTTGAGTAGATTCTTTAGAATTTTGTGATAATTCCTTGATCTTTGGTTTGATACTAAGTTTTAATACCTCAGTTTGTAATTTTAACGTATTTAACATTTCCGCCACGCTAAACAAATCTAAGGGTATATCTATAAGTATAGTTTCCAATTCGGTATCTGTAATACTTCGAGATTTAGATTGCATACGTTTATACAACTCTTTTTGATTTTCAAAATATTTTTGAAACTTATCCCTATATAATTTTTGATACCAAGAGTTTACAGTTTCTAGTGTTTCTACATTATCATGTAGTATTGAGTCTAAATTCATATATTAAACCTTCTTTGCCGGTACAGAACATAAATATGTTAATGCTACTTCTTGTAAATATTGCGTTGATTTTAACTCATAATTTAATTTTAATAATTTGTTAGCTAGTTTCAAACAAGTAATTGCATGTTTTTCTGAATATTTAGAAATTTTATCATTATAATATGCTGGAATCATTGTTTGGTTTATATCTTGTAGATAGATATATTTAACGATATTGATTACAAATGAATGAAATTCTGAGAACCACTTTACGAAATTAATGCCCGAATTATAGACATCATTAATTATAGTAGCAATCTCCGAATTATCTTTTTTCACATAAGCCGTTAACAATGCGAAGAAATCATCATATTTAGGCAGATTTAGAGATTTAGCTAAATTTTCAGAAGTTAAATTTTCACTATATACTAAAGCTTTTTCTAATGTAGTTAAGGCATCACGCATACCACCATTAGATAGCTTCGCAATATAATTAATTGCATCTTCTGTATATGTAATATTACGACCTTCTGAATTTTCACATTCAATTACGAATTTTAACCTATCTTCAATCCCTTTTAAACTAATTTTGGACAATTGAAATGTTTGAACTCTAGATAAAATGGTTTGAGGTATTTTTTCTGGGTTTGTTGTAGCCAGTACGAATACAGATTTAGCTGGATTTTCTTCAAGTGTTTTTAATAATGATTGCCAAGCAGCATTAGATAGCGCATGACAATTATGCACAAGTACATCGTGAACATAATATGATGAATGTCCAGATACCTCCAAATCGTACATATATACATACCCATCATTTAAATCTGCTAACTCAAAATATTCTAAGAATTTAGCTTTAGTAGTTTCAGAATAAGATATGATAGTTGAAACTTCGTTTGATTTTGATTTAAACGTGGTCCAGTACTTCCAAATAGCAGGATCTAAAATTGAATCTTCCCAAACACCTCTTACTTTAAGCAATTCTACAGAATCAACTTCAGTTCGTGTATCCCATATAGTTGAAATATCTAAATCATTAAAATTTAATAACTTATCATGTACTTGAAGTTTGTTAGCTGGTAACCAACCCTGATCTGTGAAAAATAAATGGTTAGCAGTAGTCACAATTTCATTTCCAGAACTATCCGATATAAACATTATATCGGAGACCGGAACTTTCGTTCTGTAAACCTGCTTAATAGATGTAATTCCCACCATATTATAAACTTCATCATCAACTTTTAAATCACGAATATGTCTGTAACCTTTTGGTGTATTTACTAATGTATTTCCATGAAAGCATTCATCAATTACAAATACCTTCCAATCACAACCTACAGGATAAGACCTAGCTTGCTGGATAATGTCCCTCATTGCATCAACACCACTATGTGAAGCAGCATCAATTTCAATCGGCTCGCCTCTTCCTTTATTCAACATATCAGCCATAATCCTTGCAGAAGTTGTATTATGCGTAGGGATAAAATCATTTGAAATATATGTATGATCTTGATGACCTACAAGTATACATTGACATTCTTCATCTCTTAAATACTTAATAGAAGTAATGCGCCTACGAGGTGCGTAATTAAGGGGGTAGGGTATATCTAAATAATCACATACTACCGTTGATAAAACAATAGTATGAAAATATTCAATACCGTCACAGCATATCTTATCAGCACAACCTAAAGATCTAAATAAGAAAGCTATACTATCAGATAATTCAGTGTCATAAACTACTAGTTGAATAGTTGTACTACTATATGTATTTCCAGTTAGTTGTGATAATTTAGATAGCATTGCAGATATAAATTGTAGCCGTGTCAACTTATTAGAATACAAGATAGACTTGTTAAGATATGTAGGATATTTTACATCCGCATCAAGTAGGTATGCAACCGTTTCGCCAAGAATATCTACAGATTTTAAAGATTTATCTTCCCAATCTACAATAGGACAATCAATGTATAAGTCAACGTCACTTTCCAAATGCATCTTATATAAATCAATAGTATTCATGACTTGAGATACTTTTATTGCATTTGTACTATCTAAAGTATAGACACAATTTAAGTGTTCATCGGATACGTCAATATACGTACCATCGGAAAGGGTAATTCGATAAATGGGACGTATACCTTGAGGAAATATTCCAGCTATAGGTGCAATACTTCCTGTATGTGTAAACACCCTAGTACCGATTTGTATATCACCCATTCGTACATACCCTTCAGTAGTTAATACCAAGCTGTCTAAACTTTGAGCTTTCCCTGTACCTGCAGGTCCAATCAATAAGAAATTCCTACAATCTAACGTATCTTCACTACATATTTTAGATAGCATTTTGGATACAGTAGACTGCTCTGTCACATCTGAAAATTTTTTCGGTCTATATTTGACAGGTAAACTAGCCATATAACTATCCCCACTCCTTACATTTCACAGTATATGGACAATTAGTACACCATTTATCACCTCTAGGAAGTCTAGATGGTGCTACTTGAGCATCAACACAATCCATTATATATTGGATTTTATCGCGTACGTATTCAATATCAGATACAGTGACATCATATTCATATACTTTTATATTACCATAAGTCCGATCTTGATAAATAAATAGAACTTTTGATACTTGTAATAACGATGCATATAGACGTATTTGATCAATATGTTCATCTTTAGGTTCTACCAAATCTTGAAAAGTACTATATTCACAAGTTTTAATTTCTAATAAATATATAGTATCATCCCAACATATTAAGCCGTCACAAGAAAATCTTATAGGTGGTGATTCAATAGATATTCTGGTTTCTAAGTTATCCGATGATGGTGAAACTATACATTTATAACGATCATAAAATCCGATACTAGATAAATAGTTAGACACATCTAGCCAATTATCATTTAACATATTCTTTAAATCAGTTTGCATAAGTGTATGACACGCTGTACCTACATTGGCGGAAAAATCTAAAATTTTATCAGGTTTTTTCAACGTATCAGGAGTAGTACCTCTTAATCTAAACCAGCATCGCCTAGCGCACCTAAACGAGCTAGGTGCAATAGTTTTAGAAGGTAATCTATTAATACTAGATTGAATTTTAGAATCACGGTAAGCATCGTAGGCTTCTAATATATTAGCACTTATAGTAGAGTTAAACCTACCTAGTAAACTTCTATGTGCTTGAGTGAAAGCCATTGTTATTCAACTCCTGCAAGCATAGCTTCCATAGTTTCAGTCCATACAACAATGCCTGAAACTTCACCATCAGAAATAACTGGGTTGATATTAATAATATCACCATCCATATTAGAAATAAGAGATTTTAATTGAATCCCTTTAAATTCAATATTAAATTGTAATGATGTATCACCTTTTACTGCTACTTTACAATCAACACTATCGTCAACTAGCGTAAAAATACCATTATTAACATCCATCTTAATAATACTATCATTAGATGTTGCAAGTAGATCTGATTGTGTTAAAAATTTAGAAAGTGCAGATCTATCAATTGTGATATAACTGTCTTTATTTGGTGACATAACATTCAATATAATCTCAGAATTATAGCTGCCAACATCTGGGTCTGTTTCATATTTAGGGGTAAATTGTGTTCTCAATGTAAATGCATCTGTATCTAATGATACTAAATAATTAGTTCCGGTATCAACTAATGTAGTATTTTCTGGCAACGTATTAAACATATTAATAATAGTATCTGACAATAGACACGTTTTACCTAGTTGACCTTTCTTAGAATGGGTAAAAATGCTGTGATCAAAATCTCCAACAATTACATCCCCATCTTCACCAATGTACACATGAGTATATGCTGGATGAATATATGCTACAGAAATGCAATACATTTGATGGTCTTGTATAAACTTCCAGCTATCTTTATTCAAATTGACAACCCTACCTACGGTTGCTTCCTGTACAGGTCTATTGAATGACATATCTTCTTGATCTAACATTTTTGGAAGTGTAAATTTAGATTTACCACTGTGTACAATAATACCCGATTCTGTAAATTCCAATGTAGTCACATCAGTATCTAATGTATTAATCAATTGCTTAAATTTCAAACAATCAATAAAAATAGATTCACTTTGAGATTCTGTTCCAGAACCTCTTAAATTCAATTCAGTTATGATGCAATCAGATTCCAGATTAATTGTCAACTCTGCATCGGTTGCACGAAGTTGCGCCATTGTACTTTTTTGATGGAAGGATGAAATGTTACTATTAATAACACCTAAATTTAATGCGTTTAATAACGGTTTTGTTGAAATTGTAAAATTCATATCAGTAATACAACCTTTCTACTTTACTAAATTAGGAGCAATTCCAGCATAAACATGAGTTTCAATCGAATCAATAAAGTCAGATTTATCAATTCCGTATCTATCACAGTATTGAACTATATATGTATCTAAAATATCATCCCATATACCATCAATACCTTTTGCCTTTAAACCTCTAAAATTTTCTCCTAATTCTTCTTTATGTTTAGGTAATTCATATTCTCTAGTATATAGCATATATTGCAACCATTCAATATCTTCTGTAGATAAATTATCTAATGTTTTCGGCTTAGAAAAGGGACAAGGAAATTCAAGACCATACCAATGTAAAGAGGTCTCAGTATCACATTTACTAGGAAAAGGTAAAAAATCAGCAGCTTCTACCATACACCTACTTAATGTTTCTGCACCTATATCTGCATATTCCATAGGTACTTCGGCAATTAATTCATCGTGTACAGCTATAAGTAATTTTCCACCAATTCGTTGCCATGTAGGATCATTTTCTAATCTTAACATAGCCATCTTTGTGAGGTCAGCTGCACTTCCCTGAATTCTAGAGTTACCTGTGATATAACACGTTCCCTCACGTCTTGCTATCCAGGTATCATGTTCTGTTGTTACACACCATACTTTGTCAGTATACTTCTTTGTAATCTCAATATCCGTTAAATTAACCGTTGTATCACGGTAAACATTTATTGTATATCTTGGAACATATACATGATCTACATCAAATGAAGTAGTATAACCTGATAGTAAACATAAGGCTTGAAATTCGTCTATAAGTGTATCATCTTCTGTGACAAATCTCAAATTATAATCTAAATCTACTTTCCAATTATCGCATAAGAAATTTACAAGGTATCCACATTGTAATTGAGACAATGTAGATATAAAATCAAATGTGATCTTACGTTCTGGTAAATTTTCAAATAATTTATCAACAAATTGACCATGATGTAGATATATGACGAATCTATCATCTAACATTTGAACTGTATAAGATATGTTATGCATACTAAATATATCACATAATTTCATATACAAATCTTTTGATTCAGTATGGGTATTATTCAATGTAATAGTTATTTCATTTCTAGTACAATTATATTCACCATAATTTACTATTAATGCAATTAATAGTAATTCTTCTTTCGTAAATAACGCATTATAAGGTGAATCATAATTATCTGTACACCTAAGTTTGTATTCACAATCAGATGTAGCTAAAATTAGATCTTTAGATGGCAATATATGGTTATTACCATCAACATCAACAACCCATCTATGATCTAATGTTGATACAGAATTTACCAAAGCATGATCCATACATACTACACTATAGGTATCAGAATCATAAATATGTACTTGTTTCACTGTAGATTTAACTAATTTCTTAGTAAATACATCGTAAGCATATATGCTATCGCCAGCTTGTACTTGGTTATATGATTTCCAACCAGAAGTAGTTAATATTTTAGTATATACATCTACACAGTTAACTACTTGACGTGTTGCATCATTTATCTTTGCTCGATTGTTCTTAACTCGAATTTTTTCTTCTTCATATAGTTGCTTAGTTCGTTTAGCTATTTGACCGAAGTATTTATATTGTTTAAATTCTTTCTGAAGTTGTTTAACAATACGTTCAGGAATTGATTCTTTATTAGCAAGACTATTGATATCTAAAGGGTCAATATCTGGGTTTACATACCCAGGCATAGGTTCAAATTCAAATTCTGGTAATTTCATATCTGGTAAATGTCTACGTCTTCCTAAAATAGTTTCAACATATCCATGTTTCCGAGCAAATGCTTGAGATGTAACCATAAGATTATGTAGACCTGGAAACGCTTTTAGAACGGAATCATAGACAAATTGAGCTTTTTTAAATTTTTCATCATCGGTCATTTCTTTATTCTTACCGAATAATTGATCAGCAATAGATGGTACGGAACGTCCATAACATATCAGTTATTCATTACTTTCATAATGCCTAGACTATATCATATCCGATGTACTATCCGGATGTATGCGCTTCGAGCAGTTACTCAATCTCTGCCCTACATAATAGTCGTTACACTTTCATAAACAATAAATTTATGCTTAGCACGGGATTTCCTTATGTTGTAACATATTACGGATTCCCCGTTAGCAAACTAAATAGTTCACACCTGCGAGTATCACAGTTCACATACTTTTCATCGTATTCTCTAAATTAGTACATTGAATACGCGGGGCATAACGCTATAGGTTCACCCAATAAAATAGTTTTTGCTTCATTACGACGTTTTTTACCATCCGGTTGATATTCATGAGTTTCTGGATGGAATTCTAGACAATTCTCATATGGTACGTTAAATGCAATAGATGCAATAGATGCATATACATCTTTACCATCAATAAATGATTGAATTAGTAATTTATCTTGTGCAAGTGTTGCTGTTAATCGCGGTTCTTGTGCCTTAATGAGTTATACGTTCGCTAGACGTTTCTTCTATCACTAGAAGTGTCGGACTATATCTTAATTTATGTATTCTGTTACCAAATAACATAAATTTCCCTCGTTTCCATTTAATAGATTTACAGTAAGTTATTGTCGCTCACAAACTAACCTGCTTAGGCTGTACTCTACTCACATTATTCTCAATCAATCTACAAGTTAGTGTATTTATGTATTTCTACAAGTATTGATTTTTAGCTTTCGATAGTCTCTACACACGATGTTTACACATCTTGCTAGGTATTGACTTTATATTACAAAACCAACACAATATAAAGCTTTCACCTAATTAAAGGGATTTTACTACAGCACACTATTTACTGTAGTCACTAGATATCAATACATATTCCGGTGTTTTGACATCTAATTCATATTTGGACATTAAGTAAAATCCTCCTTCCGTTCAAATATCATAACGACTCACAGGTTATAAGTCGTGTATCTTTCGCCTCATCATCTACAATATTCGTAATTTTTAAGTGACAAATTGATTTATCTTTATTAACTACAATTACATCTTGTATTTTAAGATCTCTTACTTTTATATATTCACCAGTAGATAGTTTAACACTATATGTATTAATAAGAGTAAAATCTATTGTATCGTCAATGCAATTAGATTCTATAGTTATATGTTGCTCAGGTGTAGCTCTAAACATGTGTCGAATATCATCTGCACCAGATGGGATATTTTGCAAGTTTGGCGCCTGAGAACTATTATGTACACAAATCTCATTAGCTATGAAATTATGATATCCTTCAACCTCAATATCATATACATCATACTTACCACAAGGTTTGACAGATTGAATCATATGATTTAAAGAGATACCATATTGATCACAATGTTTTACAAATGTAACTTCATTTATTCGTAAAGCTTCCATAATAGCGCATTTATCACCTTTAAATTGTGTATACGTCTCAATGAATTTTGATTCATCAATGTTTCTATATAAATATTTAGAATTAAATTTAGCACATTCAAATCCGATATCAATACCAGCAATATCGCATTGATGTTTAAAAGATTCTAAATCTATTGGAACATACGATATTCTGCCTTGTGCATCTTGAATCATAGAACGTAATTTACATATATTCTCAGGCGATGTAACCCTTTCTACGTACTTCTGAGCACGAACCTCTAATGATTTACGTAGGTTTTGATCAGAATGTAGGTGCTTATATTTATGAGTACCTTCAGCTATCGGCTTTTTGACATGTAATCTAGTATGATCTGATACTGTTAAAATTTCTAAATTTGATAAATCATTGTTAGAATAATTTCCATCTTTGTGATGTATTACATATCCAGAATCAGTACAATTAAATATTTGATTTCTTATGATATCTTGTTCACGAATATAAAGACCATCCCATCCATAGAATTCTGGTCTAGGTTCTTTAGATCTTCCAGGTGATCTTCTAAGATGTACTACTTTGTCATATCGATTTAGATGTTGTGCTTGTACCCATTCACCGGTTTTCAATAGAATTGGATGCTCAGGGGTACAAATTAAAGTACCAATATCACCTTTTCCAGAACTCTGCCATTTGACTTCAACACAATCTTTATTTTCACCTGTTTTCCATATATTCTTAACTTTTGATAACTTTAGTTCTCGAGAAACTTCATCATAACAATATATCAAATCTCCAGGTTTTATATCTTGTATCAACTTATAGCCGTTTAAACATGTAATTTTAGTATCTTTAGCGATGCACATACGACCTGTGTTGGCCCCAATCTGCTTAAAGTGCGCATGAATACGTTGATCGGGAGCAACAGATTTTGGTAACTTATCTGTAAATGTAGATATTAAAGTTTTCAAGCTTCTTACTTTCAATATTTGATTTGTCACAGGTAGATTTACCTCTGCAATTACTTCTTTACCTGTGCTAGCTTTACCAGTTTGAGGTAATTTCAGTAAATCATAAAGAAGATATTTTGCATGTGGTGTAGAATTTGGATTAAAATCCTTTCCTGACATAAACGGACGTTTTGTACTAGATGTAACAATAGTATTATCAATTAGATCTTGTACCATATTCTGCAATACTACAATTTCTTTCTTATATTCACCATCGTATCGTTTTGAAATTAAGGATGATACATCTTGATCAATATATACTCCACGTCTATGCATCATTTGACATACTTTTACCATCGGGAATTCAAGATTCCATATAAGATCTGCAATATGTTCTAAATTCGCCTTTTGACATTTTGGATGCTTCTTCATACAATAAGGTAATTGCCATTTGAATAACTCATAAGTAATACGAGCATCGTATCCAGCGTATAATTTAGCAACTTCAGGTTTACAATAAGGAAATAATTCTGGAGTAAAGAAATCACTAAATCTTTTTGGATCACCTTTACCTTTCAAAACATACTTATTATACAACGCTTTCAAGTTATTATGCAATTCATCTTCTTTTAAACATCTCCATGCAATCAGTACATCATAAAAGAAGTTATCACACAAATCAGCTTTAAAATCTTTATAAATCATAGATAAGTCAAAATCAGCATTAGCAAAAATCAAACGTATTTTACTTTTAGTAAATCTATCTAATGCCTTTGATATAGATTCATAGCTTATTTGATTCTTATAGGGTTCTTCAAATATTGGAATTAAGTGTTTAGAAGGTATATAACATTCTTCGCCTCCAGGATAGTATAACGATACACCCACTACCCGATCTTTAATCCTATCAAGTCCTGTAGTTTCAGTATCTATACCTGCATAACCAGATTCAATACATGCATCTACATAATTATGTAATTTTTCATCACTATCAATTAAGATAGCTTTTGAATCTTTAAAATAATCAACAACACTTTGTGTCATTGCTTGTAATTCAGAATTTATGCTCTTAGATTTAGCTTTTGCAGGTTTAGCTAATAAGGTACTTTGTTTTGCAGCTTGATTTATCTTTGCAATATCCGCAGTATTAAAAAGTCCCATGTTACCACCAGACTTTCTTAAAATACTGGTTCTGAATCATCATCAATGTCAGATATATCTAATTCAGTATCTACTTCAGGCTCATATGCAGGTCTTGGTGTAACTGTATAACTAGGCATATCACCAGAAACAGAAGCTGAGGTAGACATAGCAGATGCAGTGAACAACGCGGATACCTCAGAAACTGTCAGATCTTTGCATACTGTAGAATAATAGTCTGGAAAAGTTACATTGTTATCAGCACAAATCTTATCATAGCTTGTACCATTGATATGACCAACTACAACAATTTCGTAAGTAGTTTCAAACGAACCTGCTGCACCATGTCTAATAATTCTAAATACATAATCTGAGGGATTAGCAAACTTGGAAAATACTTCGCTCTCAAGTTGATTTTGAAATCTAATTGATCTATCAAAAAATTGGATTTCACCAGCACTGATATTATACAATGGGATAAATAATTTATTTTGAACTCTCAACCCTTTTGCACAAGCAGGGCAACCTGCACCACAACAATGAATATATCCAGTATAATCGTTAGATTTCACATAATGAGCATCAGCTACCAGTACATCATCAAAACTTTTATACAGAAATACAACATCTGCAAAATCCCCATCGTTTCTTAATAAGAAAAAATTACCAAATCTTTCCTCATTATAATCTGTAATCTTTTTAAATGCCATAATTAATTCCTCCTAATGTATTAAATATGTTTTGACCACCTAACAGTTGAACTATTAGTTTCCTTTAATTTTACTTCAGTGACAACTAAATCTAATTTGTCATCATCCATAATAGTTTGCAATGTATTAGCTATAGCTGTAGCTAAATTCTCTGAAGTGATTGTATAATCTACTTTAGCTACTCGTACACCTAACCGTTTAAAGGTATCATATAGAATATTAAATTCCGAGACATCAATATCTGTAGATATCATAAAAGCATTATTAGGAAGTATTTTATCTAAATACTTTTTCATATCGGAGTAGCTAATTACAAGGTCTATGTCATAACCTTTATGCTTACTACAAACTGTTACTTCTACCTTATAATGACAAGCATTAAATTTAGGTAACTGTGACATCGATGACATATAGCCACAAGAAAATTCGGCACGTTGTATAATCTCTAATCCCATAATCACACACCTCCTTTCATTAATAAATTAACGATTCACCTAAAAATTATCATACATATAATCTTTCAACAGTTCTTTCAACTGTTGTATGATTTTCGGTTTTTTCGCTTTCATACCCGGAGGTAACATACTTCTATTAATTAGACAATCAACCAATATAACTGCATCTTCACCTAATCTTGAAATACATTCCCAAAATTCTTCTTTATCAAACTCTTCTTCAGTTGTAAGATTCTTACCTTGAAACGTATCGTATACACTAGTTTCCATCCCATTATTATCATAGTATATATCAGAAGTCTCATAGTTATATTTATTGATATTTCTAACTACATAAAGAGATTCACAATTTAAGCAATTATACATAACTCGATAAATATATCGTTCAGTGTACCTTTTAGAATCCTTTTCAATAATAGATACATTTTTCTGTAAATACTGCAATGCAATGGAAACATTATCTTCTTCTGGGGAATAAGGGCTAGCTACTTTCCAATATGCTAACGTAATTGTATCGAAAAAATTCACATATAAAGCCGCTGCTTTATCACATGGATCTAGTTGCATCCATGCTTCATAAGTCAGCGGCTCGTCAATCTTTAAATAGTCATTAAATAATTTTTTAGTTTTGTGGAATGGTGAAATCTTAGATTGTAAAACATTATTAGGTCTAATAGTGTTAGGTATAACTTTTTTCATATTGATTTTCCTCCAAATTTGATACGTATTGATACTTATTGACGAGTTTTGATATTTAATTTATACATATATTATATATTATTTGAAATTAGAAAATATTAATAAAGTATTAAAAATTTATTAATTTTGAAATTCTTGCCCATACTTTAAGCAGAAATCACGATACATCACATCTTCTGGGATACATGACTTAGTATAATCAACCTGTATACGTTTAACATCACCATTAATAAATCGAATTATATATTGATAAGAAATACCTACATCGTTATTCTTTGTGTTAGAATTTGAAATGGAATCTATATACACATCAAAAATTTCCGTATATTTATATATAATTTTTCTTTGTATAATAGATAATTTAGATCGTGTACGTGTGGTACTATTTTGATAAAGACTTGTATAAATTACGCATTGTTGACTCTCTGCAATAAGTAAGTTACTATATTTATCACTATCGTTTTGTATAATAGAAAATATATCCATAGCAGGTTTCAAACTACACATTTTAAGTGAATTAGAAGTTTTTGAATCTAAATAAGTAGCTAGTGGCAATTTATAAATAGGTAGCATTTCCTTATTCAAATATGCGGCTTGATATTTAGAATTATCTACCTTCACAATTCTACATATTGTAATAAATTCAACTGGATTATTATTAGAAAATTCTGATACAAAGGTTGATATAACATTTGACCAATCAACTAATACACTATTGATATGAAATTCTAAAGTTTCACCATCATAATATACATGAACATATTCTTGATTGATATATATTGTCAATTTAGAAAAGAAATCAGTCACACTATTAACAGATAGATTTTCAATACATGACGTATGATAATCATCTATCATGTATTGGATTCTACCTTTGGAAGGTATTTCATAAGTTAAAAAACATGTATTTATATAATTAGGATCAAAAGATTCTATATTTTGATATATTCCGTCATCACGTAGTAGTATATGTTGCAAACCAATGCTCCCCTTACTAAAAAGGTCTACCAGACCAGAATCTATGAGGTTTCTTACGATATCTAGAATTATATTTTAAGATTTGTAGAATTTGTTGATATTCTTCATCATAATACTTCTTGATGTATGTATGAATATATTTATGTACTAAGGATTTCGACATACATACATTCTTAGCACACATACGTATACTTCCTTTTTCATTAAGAAACCAAGCACATATTTCATCACATTGATGTTTAATTTTTAATAGTCTTTCGAGTTCGTACCCGTAAACACTTAGATCGTCTAGGTCTACCATGTTTACACTTCCTTTTATCTTCAGATTTATCTGCAACTGACTCAGTTGTATAATGTAATAATGTACGTAAATAACCGTTTTCCGTTTGTAGTTTGGTGTTTTCATCTAACAATTGATTAATTTGTTTATTCATTAAAGAAATAATACGATTTAAATTCAAGATTATATCCTCCTATATACGCTGTTCAAACAAGGTTTTTATATATTTCTCATCTTGCCATAAATCATTCAAATCCATACCATCTGGTATAGTAACCGATCTAACAATAGCTACAGATTTTAACGATTGTTTTAGACGTTTAGTTGCTCTATGACCAGCTTCATCTCCATCAAAACATAAAATAAATTCTTTTACACCTAACCGCTTTAACTGCTTAATTTGATCCCATGACCCTGTACCTAACAATGCAATAGCGGGATACCCATAACGAACAGCTGTAAGACAGTTAAAACAACTTTCTGTAATTGTAACAATTGGTACATTTTGTGATAATTCATACAAACCATATATTTGTTTATCAATACCTTTTGGCAAGTAAAAAGCTTTTCCAGAAATAGATCGTCTACATATATATTTTACACACCCAGACGTATCTTTAACTGGAAAAGTGATACACGGAACTTTACGTTTTCGTTCTGGCGGAATAAATTCTAAATCTACTCCAATATCATATTTTTGTATGATCTCATCTGTCAAACCTCTTTGATACATATATTCAGTTGTAAATCTATATTTAGATAATTCATCTTCTGATATAGCTGTATCATCTAAAGTATTTGTTTTAGCATGAATATATTTCAATGCAAAAGCATTATTAAGTTGTTGAACTAGATCTTTGGGTAAAAGCGATTCAAATTCAGATTCTTGTGAATCTATATATTCCAGTAATTCAGGTATATTTTGTGATATCCACTCTTTAGAATCTTGATTAATATGCTTAAATTTTAGTAAATCTATGATAAGCTCAGGTAATGATCTTACTGTATGGCAGGTAAAGCAATTAAAAGTTCCAGAATCTAAAGTTTTACCACCGGTATATTCAGATGTTAACGATATACCTGAAGAAGCCCTACGTTCTTGACCATCATTATGATAAGGACAATAACAGCTATACCAATTTCCTAAATCTTTATTTAATCTAATTAAATTATGAGATTCTAATATATGTAAAACATGTATGATATCATCTTTACTTAACTTCATCATAATATATCATCCACATAAATATCAATATCTAGCGATTGAATACGGTGATTAATATAATTATCATCTAAAGTTGAATTTAATTGATTTCTACAAGCTTCTACTGCAAGTTTATCTACTTCATTATTATACTCGTTGTTAGAATGACCTTTCACCCATATGAAGTTTAGCTTATTACACTTTGAATATTCTAATAATTCTAACCATTTATCTTGATTTTTAACGGAAGTCTTCTTAGAAGTTATCCAACCATTTTTAGCCCAACTACCTATCCAATTTTGATTAAATGCATTACAAATATATTGAGAATCTGAATATATATTTACTTCACAATTCCGTTTTAATCTAGATAGTCCATAGCATATAGCTGATAATTCCATTCTGTTATTAGTAGTTATAGGGCTGCTACCCCAATCTTTCTTTATATGTCCTTGATATAGAAGCAGATAAGCCCATCCACCTGGACCCGGATTACCAGAACAAGCTCCGTCAGTATACAAATTAACTTGTTGCATCATATCACCTCTACTGATATTAACGATTTAGTTATGATTATTGCCTCCACGCATTAACCAAAACGTAGTTACCCATTTGAATTCTTTACATTGAACTCTTCTACCAGTGCGAATGCTGTATTCAATTTGATCACAAGGAATTTCTTCAATTTTAGCAGCTTGTTCAATGGAATCATAAATATTCCGTGAAGGAATACAAAGTAATTTTCTCATACTATCACCTAAAATTCAATGTCATCGTCATCATCGTCATCTAAACTATCAAAACCATCTATTGTATTTGAAGTATTTCCAATGGATATTGTAGAAGATACAGTTGGAACAGAAGTAGAAGTTGGTACAGGTGTATTTACTGATTCTTCAACGTTTTCAACGTATTCCATATTACCAGTATTTGGATCCCAGCTATAGGAAAATACGGGACGTGTATTTGCTGCAGTTCTTGATTTTTCTAGTCGAATATCCATAATATGTTTTTCAAATATTTGACGCATAGTAAATACTTGTGTTGCAATTCTAGCCGGGTGGTCACTAGATTCAGCTTCATACATTGTAGGAAATGGTAAACCTTTTTCATCTTTAGTTTCTTTAGTATCTCTATTTGCTTGCATAGCTACAACTACTGCACAGCCATATGTTTTGCTAAGTCGAAATAATCCGTTACATATATCTTTATATTTGATAGAATCATTTGCAGCCCTCTTCTCTTCTGCAATATAAGAAAGACCATCGACAATAAGTAATTTTATATGATGTTTTTTGACTAATCGCTCTAATCCACTTACGGTAGTTTTACCTTCAGACATATCCTTATCTTCAACAACAAATGCATCTGTAGAATTTTGAGCTAGATCTTTTAAATAATTCAAATATTCTTCGGTATAATTACCTCTAAATAAATCACTATTTTTGAAATGAGATCTCCATGTATCAAATCTAGCACCAATAAAACAAGATTGCATCTCCGGAGAATAGAATAAGACAGGAAATCCATTTGCTTGTGCAGATTCCATCATCTTAGTACATACCCATGAATTATGAGTTACAGTATAACCATCAGTTATATATGTATGTGATTCGTTATCAAGTAAAATACATTGACATTCTGTCTTACCTACATATTCAATACGAGTAATTATTTTATAGCTTCGATTTGAATCAATAACATTCTCAGTAGTTACAAAATAACCGCTAGCTTGACCATATTCTACCTCATTAGGGAATAAAATTGTAGCATCAAACTCTAGCTGACCGCACAAATCAACGGTATAAGTAGTATCAGACTTCCTAATATCCGATAATTTTAATACTTCATATTCATCAGATATGCGATTGATACGCTTATCTATATCAACTACTTCCCAAAGATGGTCATCACAGCATTCTGCATATGTTCCATCATCAAAATGTACTCTGTAATAATCTTTTACACCTTGGGGGAAAATTTGAATAACCTTACCGTTATCATTATTCTTTCCTATAAGAGTATCGCCAATTTGAACTTCACCCATAGTTTTCCAACCATGCGGTGTTAAGACTTTGCTCCATAATGGCTGTGCTTTTCCGCTATTAGTACGTGCAATAATTACTAACAATTCTTCGACAGTAGAAAGTCCACCATATAAACATTTATCAATCTGCTTAAATCCTGTAGGGATTCGTTTTTGTTTATTAAATTCTAATATTTGTTGAGCACGTTTATCAGCATCTTTTACAATATTTAAAGGCTGAGATGTATCTAATTCTGAGGCTCTATCTACTTGGTTGGAAAGATATTCCCAAGCTTCCGAAACATCCGCAGAACCTAAATCTGATAATTTATTAAATGTTTCAAGTAATAAAATTTGCTGCTTATTTTTACGTAACCCATCTTCTAAAAATTGAATAGGTTCGTTTACTTGTACTAATACAATATCTTCGAATTTAGCTTGAAAAGTAAATACATCAGGAACATCGCCATATTGCTGTTTATGTTCTAAGATAAATCGGATATGTTCTTTGAACACTGCATAATATGATTCGTCATAAGCACAAAGCCTATCAAGTTCAATTGACGAATCTGTTGTTAATATTTTTGAAATTACTTGTAATTCAACAGAACTCGTCATTGATCCTTCACCTCGTTTAACTTATCTATTAACTTAGTAAAGAATACCGAAGTAGGTACTCCAACTAACTGATCAATTCCCGGTATTACTAAAATAGTAGATTGATCTACCGATCGTCGACTCTGCATTATCTGCAATAACGTTTGAGATTCAAAATCTCCGAACCTCACATAATCCATTCCGTTTATGATTACATACCGTTCAGATTTTAACCATATTCTCATATATTCTAACGACTCTGGTTCATACCTACTATTCCAGGAATCTTTTAGCTTCTCAATATACTCAGAAAAATTAAGCTTATATATTCCTTTGCTAAAAGCTAAACCGGTGCCATGTAATGAAATAGCAACATAACATAAAAAATCACCAGATTTCACAGTATCTTTAGCATTGACAATTTTAATTTTTCCTATAGAATTGTCAATAATATTTCGATAAACTGTAAATTCTGATGTATTTTTAAGTATAGGATTGTTCATTTCAATATTGCAACGTTCCATCCAATAAGAAATTTCTGCATTTCGTGCACATGATCTATCACAATTTTGTTTATCACATAAAGATGTGTAGATACAATTATGCACTTTCATTCAACCTCCTAATTATTGGATTTCTACTCATAATTCTAGATACACGGGATTCAACACATTGTCTAGCAATGTCTACAACATTTTTATACCCATGCTTAATATACATATCGTAAGGCATATACAAGACTAGAAACTTATCTAGGGTTCCCCAAGGTTTATAGTTATGGTCAATATGTTTGACATCACGTTCTAGTAGATACCTACGAATCACATATTCAGCAATAATTGGTTTAGTTTTAGGTAACCCTCTAGTACCTTTTAACGAGTCCCACACATCAGTAGTTTTATGCAGTTGACCATCAATCTCAATAAATTTCCAAAAATCAACCCATTTAGGTTCTCCGTTAGATTTTCCTTCTCTCTCCAAAAATTCTATTAAGGGATATTTAATTATATTGTCAATAAGCTGATCCCGCGAGAAGCCGTCGATATTTATAAAAGAACCTACGAATTCATCATAATCTAAACCGTCAATACGCTCATTAAATAATTCATTTCTTACTTGTAATTTTACGTTAGGATATAGATTCATTAGATCTGATTCGGACATTGAATCAACTTCTGTAGTTAAAGTGACCTCACATTGTTTAGTTGGTATCAAAGGTAAAGAACGATAAATTACATAATGGTTACCGTTTACAATACCTTCACGATATATTGAATTGACATCGAAAAACGGTACAGGAGGTCCTTTGATTGATAAATCTTCTAACGGAGTAGGATTCAATATAGTTTCTACTGATGATTCGGTAACTTCTTTCAAGTTATTCACAGTTTCAACAGAGTTATCAACAGATTCAGAATTAGAAGATTCCCTTTCTCGTAGATCTATATAGCATTCAGCATAATCTGATTCAACTATATCAATATCCCACTCAATATCAGACTCACGAATATAATATTCCCCTAGTATAGATTCTAAATTTTCACTATGAGGCACATTATAAAAATTAGATAAACGTATTGGCTCTTTAAACATTAAAGATACACAATAATTATTCATCCAGTTAGTTGTCACATTGAACGCATGTATTAAACGACGTTTGAAATCTCGAGTACCATCGTAATGATTACAACCAAATTCAAATAATTTAGAAAAATATAAAGATAATTCAGATTTAACTTTTAATGGGTATGGATATCTATCTACCAGTTCTGTAAATCTTAATTTCATATTCCACCTCAAATTGCAACAGATTGCGGATTAAACCACTGATTAACACACTCTACATCTTCTAACAGTGTAAATCCTAAATTCTTTAATTTATTTTTCGTTTCTATCAATTTATTTACAACATTTTCTGGTACTTGGCTAATGGATAAAAATTTACTATGACAATTAGCAGGTAAAGAATAACAATCTTGAAACGCACTACCTTTTGACTCTAACACACTAAACCAATTTTCAAACTCTGTGACTGAACGAGAAATATCATGATCTATAACCTCATCATATGCAAAACTGCATAATATTTTAAGTACCCATAAAGGAATATAATCAACTTTGTAATTCTTAAATTTTGAGGTAAACCGTATCTTATACCACCTATGAATGTAGTTAATTGCAGACCCTAACCAACTATCGTTACTAAACGCAGGGAACTTGATGTTGCTCAAATTATCTAGTTGCTGACAATATTGTTTCATCATATATTTTCGATTGACTTGACTAGATTTCTTCGCTCTTTTATACGGCATTGTGATTGCAAGTGTAGTAGATTCGTCAGCTTGAGAATCTGCAGACTCTGTCGGCTTATCAGAAGATTTCGATTCGGAAATGCTAGTATCTGTTGTGACATCATTAACAGTATTATCAGTAACCGGTGTAGGCTCAGAATTAACTTCGTTACGCAACCAATCCTTACCTTTCAACAATTTCAGTGTTACCGGCTTAGCATCACCGTTAGTTGCATATCTAAGACTATTACATTCACTAGCTAGAAGTTTTGCTTCTGCAGTTATATCTTCAATTATAGATTTAACTAGTTCAGAGGTATCGGATGACTTACGACATTTTTGGCTAGTCTTTTGGAAATCTCTACGTATTACTTTTATATAATTTAATATTGATTCTAAATCTTTGAATTCCATACTACACACCTCTATAGCATTTGATAATTAAAAAAGCTATTCCAATGTATCTAACATTGTTTACATCTTACCTGTATCAATTTAACTAGAGCCATCTATTTCTAGAAGTTCAGCCACCCTAGATTTTAATTGATACAGCTAAGTTATAAACAATGTGGCTGATTACATTGGAATAGCTGTTTGCTAAAATATTCAATTACACGGTTTAAATCTGCTTTCACCTACTATTAACGATGCTGCTGTTAATTAGTAAACTCAAGCTATAATTTTGAAAACTAACTATGTAGACAATTCTGCAATTAAGCTCTGCTCATCTACTAGGTTATTTCCTTCCTGTGTCTATAGTATAGTACAGAATTGAAGAAAAGTCAAGCATTTTTTAATATTTTTTTTGAAAAATTTTAGCAAACCATATCAAATACTTGATATCAGTGGTTTTGAAGTTAAAATTTATTTTGAATGCTTTTGATATTTAAATATAGTTAACTAGTGAAATTATATCAATACTAATGATATCAAGTGTTTGACCATAATCTACCATATACACCCTACACCCCGACCTGGGTGGTGGCTAAATGGTATCAATGTGAGATTGGATGTCCTGCGGACAGCATCAATTGATAGAGTTTTGAGTAGATTTGAGTAGAAGATTATCAATGTGAGATTTTAATACAGAACGAAAAACCCCGAAGGTGGTTTTTGGAAAAGTATATAATACTTTTCTTTTTTATAATTTAAACTTTATTTAATAAAGTTATTCTATATTCTCTAAGATATTCTAAAAATACTCGCAATCACAATGTACATTGTATACAATACGTGCGTATCACCATACTTTTCAAAAGTTACTATACTTTACTTATTAAGATTTAAGTACTCTAAAAATTCCAACTAGGGCTTCTAATCGTAATCACCACATTCACTATTATCTAAAATCTATATTGTCAACCTTAAAAATCTTAAAATTTACAGATTATTAATAATTTTCGTAAGAATATATAAAAATTAAACCAAAATTTCTATATGTACTTACAATAAAATCTTTTAAATTTTATCAAAATCTGATAAAATATATGTATCGGCTACCTATTATAACGGATTTGAGGGGTAATGTAATATGACATCTGAAGAAATAAAAGCAGAAACCATTAGACTCTATGATTTGTTACCACAAGATGATGAAGAAGCCAGAAAAGCCAGAATTGATATAAGAGATAAAGTTATTGAATTGAATTATACGTTTTTTGGATATGTTGCATCTCATACATTTCCAAATAATAGATATATCACTTATGAAGATAAATTTCAATCAGCTTTATGTCATTTTTGCTCATGTTGGCATTGGTATCGGTTTGCAAAAAGATATAGAACAGATTTATCGTTTGCTACATTTTTTAAGCCTCGTATTAGTGAAATGATTGATAGAGAATTCACAGAAGTACGATATTCTGTAAATCGGTCTTTACGAATGGAAGTTGGAGAGCAAATTGGTAAACACTGGGCACAAGTTAGATATGAAGATTTGTCAGATGAACGGGTTAACATTACTCCTGATAAGATGAATTCTTTAAAGGCAATTTTTGGTACTTTATATTATGCTGATATTGAAGATTTTTCTCCGTATCTAAGGATGGAGTCAGAAAATTATAGTCCTGTTGAAAAATTAGATGATAAATATAATACTATCGAAGATTTGTTGATTAGAGAGATGGTTCAGCAAGAATGCAAGTTAACTGATTCTAAATTATTGAAATTATCTGATATCTATGGGATTAAGTTTAATGAGTTGAAAGATAAATTACCAATCGCAGAATCTCGTTTATATAAGATGTGTCATGATGCTGTCGATATTAATGAAGAACTTGATGTGCTGATATAAAAAGAAAGAACTCGTTGCTAGATTCGTTTCTAACATCGAGTTCTTTTTTTTATTGAATCTTTACGATATTTGGCGCAGATCAAACGAATTAATCTCCTACATAATCGTTATACGCCTCAACAATTGCACCTAGAGAATAACCATTGTCTAACAGCCAAGAAGCACAGTCTTCCAGGTTATCTAGATCAAAAACATAAGAATCTAGTTCTTGTGTTACAATTTCGGCAGGTGCATCTTGAATAAACGCTGATACGGATTCAAGACCTACTTCTTCAATTGCATTTTCTGGATCAACTTCTTCGCCATTTATATTCAAAGCCTTACCATCAGTGACACAAATATAGATTGTATCTTTATCAATATAGGACCCTGGCATTTGATCAATTTGAATATCATCAAATCCGTGTTCATAAATTGAATATACAACAAATAGACTTGAATTTTCGTCAACTATTTTCTTCACATCAGATAGGTCTGCTTTGTAGTACACAGTTCCATAATCTGTTGCAGATGTTATCATAACATGATCGTGTTCTGATTTCTTAGATTTTGTAATTTTCATAAACAATCACTCCATTTAATTTATTCCATTTGGTAATTTAGTTCTTTTATCTCCAGTTAGTTTTCGATATTTATAATTATTTCTAATGTATCTCCAAAAATATCTACCTTTTGAAGGAGCTGAAACCCATCGTCTAAAAACAATTATTGGTACATCAAAATACATATAGATATCGTCAGGCTGACCGTTTTTACCTTTAAATTGAACAACAACATCACCAACATTATCTTCAATGTTGTCTACATCCATACCATATGAGTATATATTTGAAGACTTTACTCTTACTAACGTATCAAGTAAATCTTTAGAACTCGCGCATTGTATATATTCACTTTGTTTTGAATTAAATATAAACATAATTTCTATACGTTTAATATATCGTTTCACAAATAAATCACCCACTATATAGAAGGTGATTTATAGAAATCAAACTGTGCAAGCGTTTACAATGCTTACGAATCTGTTTAAGAAAGTTGGATCAAATGTTACAGCTTGGAATTTAGATTCATCTGATTGAGATTTTCTAGCCTTGTAATGAGTCATATAATCGCTATATGCATTAACAAGTCCCCAAATAGAACCTTTAAAGTTTTGATTATCTTCATCATTATAAGCTTGAATGAATGCATCACGTTTTGCTAAAGCATAAGATTCAATATTTTGAATTGGAAATAGGTTATCAATAATTGATTCAAACTCTAAAGGTGATACTTTCTTGGATGCAAGTTTATCTGCAAGATTCTTAAATTCTGCAAGATAGTCGACAGAATTTTGCATGACTTGTTGTGCTACAACCAAATTAGCATGCATATCTGAAGTATGTCTAATGTTAATAGTGTTATTAGCATCTCTAAATGCGTAATTAAACTGATTTTGACATACAATTCTTAAAGGTGTAATTGCAGCTTTTACAGATGAAATCCCATTATGACTATTTTGAAAAATAATATATGGTTCAAATTCATCACTTAGAATTTCAATTTTTGGTAATTTACAAATAATATATACAATTCCAGAAACTGTTTCACCAGCTTTAACGAACGTTACTTCGCCTTGAAGTTGATCAATGAAATCAAAAGCTTCAATATTTTGACAAATAGAATAATTAGAACTAACTACTCCATATATGTGATTATCTGATTTTCTTACGGTAGCTACTTTACCAGGTACAACTAAACCACTTTCTAATTGAATTGGTTGAGTTTCAACTTCATAGTTTAATTTACAAGATTCTAATACATCTTCTAAACTTGTGATATTTGTTATGTCTTTACCTACATTTGCCCAGGTTGCTGCTCTATTCATTTGAATACATCTCCTTAATTTTCTATACTAACAGTATAATATAGAAATATTAATAAAATATTAACTATCTGTAAATAAATTATTAATAAAATTAAATACCTACATATAAAGTACATCATATGTAGGTAAACTCAATTACATTAAATTGTAAAATTCTTGCCGTAATGCGTGATCTGTATCAAATTTACCACGCATAGCTGCAGTCTTAGTGATAGTACCAGGTTTTTGAATACCTCGCATTGTCATACAATAATGTTCTCCAGATATTACAACAATGACATCTTCACTATTAGTTGCTTGTTGAATAATATCAGCAATATCATGACCTATTCTTTCTTGTAATTGAGGTCTTTTACATACACTATCGGCAATTCTAGCGATTTTAGATAATCCTAGTACGTTTCCATTCGGAATATATCCAACATTAATATCTAGTTTCATAGGTAGTAGGTGGTGTTCACACATTGAGTAGCATGTTATATGTAATTCGGTGACTAAATCATTAGATTCAATATCAAATGATTTTGAATTGTTACAAGCAATTGTTGAATTTTCAACTTCAATGCATTTAAAAATTTCCTGATATGCTTTTCTAACACGTTTTGGTGTTTCTATTAATCCTGGTCTATCGGGGTCTTCACCTAATGCTAATAAAATATTATATACTGATTTTTCAATTATAGAATCACAATCATCTATATTTGTAACTTGTTTTAATCTATCCATTTAAACACCTCTTTCAGACGGGTCCCAAATGTACTTATGTATTTGTAATTGGAATCTTACATTTTGAATATTATTTTCTAAAATATAATTTACTATATCTTGTAATTGAATTGAACCTAAAACTGGACTAACAAATATATGGCATGATGGTTTAGCTAAATGTAGTATAGTTTTCATTTCTTCCAAATCTTCAATAGAACCAACTACAAATTTTAAGACGTCACAATCTCGTAATTTATGTAGATTTTCGTATACCATCTTATCGTGCATTTTAGATGATGGACCTTTCCAATCCATTGTTACAATCACATCATATAAATTTCGATAAGGTGTGATATCTACACAACCTGAAGTTTCAATTTCTATTGTATATCCATTTATAAGTAATTGTAAAATTAAATCATGTACATCCGGTTGAATTAGAGGTTCACCACCTGTTAATATGATGCGTCTACATGTATATTGTTCAACTTCCTTTACGATTTCCATAACAGACATTTCTGTATAATCAGAACCTTCATAAGAATAAGAAGTATCACAATAACTACATCTTAGAGGGCATCCATATGTTCTTATAAAAATTGCAGGAAAACCCGATTGAATACTCTCACCACTTATACTATAAAAAATTTCATTTATCTTCATAATTAATACTCCCACGGAAATTTAATCCAATTATCTGTTTTTTCATATACGTAGAAATCAGGTACTACTTTAGATTGTCTATGATAATACATTGTAGTAATATAATATTGTTTCTCATTTTTATCTATATCATAATGTTCTAATGATATACCTGTATCTGCAATATCATCTACAATCAAACAGTTTTTACAAGGTGCAAGCAGTAGTGGTATATTTAATCTATGAGATATCATAACTGCTAATACTAAACCACCTCTAGGTAGTCCATATACACCTGTAAAATTCAAATTATATAAATCAGAAATAACGGATATTTCATCAAGAAATGTTTCAACCTGTTCCCAGTCTACGTGTTTTACATTATTATTCATTTTTAATCCTCTCAGGTGTATATGTGGCAATATTACCTTCACTTTCTTGTACATCAACTTTATAACAATAACCTGTATCGCAGATATTAGTAGCTTTTTCACAAATCCATTTAGCAAGATTTTCAGCGGTAGGGTTCATATCTGGAATAAGTTCATTTAGATATCCATGATCTAAATAATCGTGAATTTCTTTCTTTAGATTTGTAAAATCAACAACCATCCCAGAAGAGTTTAGAGTTTCTGCACAACAATAAACTGTTACAATCAAATTATGTCCATGAAATCTTTGACATTTAGATTCATAGTCTAAATGTAAATTATGAGCAACAGCTAATTCCATTCTTTTAGATACATAATACATTATTAAAGTTCCTCACTTTCGTATTCAATTGGATCTGTTTTTCCAAAAGCTTTAAATGCATTCAACCTGTCAATACAAGTTGCACATTTACCACAAGCTTTTTCTCTACCATTATAACAAGATGTAGTTAGAGCAAAAGGTGCAGATAATTCAAATCCTAACTCTACAATATCCTGTTTTGTTTTATCAACAAATGGTGATTTAATATGACATTGATTATATGTGCCGATTTCAATTGCTGAATTCATTGATTCAATAAAATTTAAAGAACAATCTGGGTATGCATCATTAGCAGAATCGTCCATATGGTTAGCTAAGTATAGGAATATATTATCATTAGGATATAAAGATAACGCCTTAGAAGCCAAGATCGATAGCATCAGACCATTTCTAAAAGGGATATAACTGGATACTTTCGTAGAATCTGATTTAGATTGTTGTTCAATATATGACCCTTCCGAAATATCGGAATTATTATCAGCTAATAATGTAGAATTACCACCTTTGAAAATATCACAGATATCTATTACTTCGTGACGTACACCATAATGTAGTGATACTTTCTCCGCACTTTCCAACTCTCTGAAATGCTTTTGACCATAATTAAAGGAGATCGTAGATACATTATCTGCACCATGCTCTTTAATAGCTAATGCAAGACAAACCGTAGAATCTAGACCTCCGGATAACGATACAATTGCTTTGTTCATTTTAAATTTTTCCTTTCTGTTTTTAAATATATCTAAACAGTCTAGCTAGGTGTCAGAAACTGTCTAGACTGTTGTTAGTTAATTACATGTCGTACTTAACATTTCGATTAGAAGCATCTCGTAAGACATCAAGTTTTCTTTGTTTTTCAAAATCAAGATAATCACCATATTGATCTGCATAAGTAAAATACGGAAAGATCGATATGCCCCCTCGTGGGCTAAATACACCTCTCACCTCTAAGTATTTAGGATCAAGTAGATTTACTAGATCTTTACCAATAGTATTCACAACATCTTCATGAAAACTACCTTCGTTTCTATAACTAAATAGATAAAGTTTCAAAGATTTACTTTCCACCATCTTTTCTTTAGGTATATAGCTAATAACTATTTTAGCAAAATCGGGCTGTCCGGTGAGTGGACAATTTGTCGTCAGTTCATATGCATCAAATGTAACAACATAGTCATTTTCTTGATGCTTGTTGATAAAAGTTTCTAGCACTTCTGGTGAATACGTATTTTTATATTGTGTATTACCGCTTCCAAGACTTTTAACTGTATCAAATTCTTCTTTTGATCTTAATAATTTTTCACTCATTTTAAATTCTCCTTCGTGTACTTCTTTTGAAGAGATTCAATTTTAGTAGATACTGCCGTATTGGAAATAATACCTTTTTGACTTAATTCTGTAGCTAACCATTTAATGTAGTCTTGTATGGCATAGTATATACATTTTCTGTCAATAGTGATAGGCAATTCTTCTATATCTTCTAAAATTACAGGAATGTAGTCAAAAATGACATCTTCATATGAATTCCATAAAGCTTTGTAAAGTTGTCTATCTGTTGGAAATTTATTCGTTGATTTCAATTTAGATATTCGAGGTAGGAAACTCCAAATTTCTTTCTTTCAGTGGTTTCGTTCTTGAACACTTGGAAATAGTAAAACTTTGATTAAATGTACAACAATTTCTTCGCTAGCATCTTCTAGTTTACGAAATGTGTCGAAGTTTGATCTTGCCCAGCTATAAATATATCTAAACATATTAATCACCACACAAATTTATGTGAATAAAATTCACCATTATCAATTAAGATATTTTGACCCGTACAGCTACGATTGATAGCTGTTATGAAATATATCCAGTCAGCACATTCTTCGGGTGACATCCAACGTTTCAAAGGAGTTAATTCCATAATTTGATTCCATTTTTCTTCGTCATCTATAACTTGTTGATTTAAGCTAGTAGTAACACCGCCAAATGATAATGCATTGCAAGTTGCACCAAATTTTGCAAGTTCTTTAGCTGTCCAAATAGTATATGAAGCTACCCCACCTTTGGATGCCACATAAGTATCAAATTCAGCGCCATGTAATGAACTAGCAGATGCAAGATTACATATTGATTTAATGTTTTCTTGTAGACCGTATTTTCGAGTTGTATTGATAAGTCCTTCTAAATTAGTGGATATGCATTTATTAATTTCTTGAGTCCCGGCATTATTTATTAATATATCTACATTTTCAATATCAGGAAGTGTATCAAACTTTGATACATCTACAATATGATGTTCATACATGAATACATTGGATGTAGGTTGTTTAGGATCTATATCAAGACCATGTACAAAATAGCCGTTCTTAATAAATTTTTGAACTGTAGCTGCTCCGATACCTTTACTTGATCCTGTGATTATTGCAATTTTTTGATTCATAATAGTTACCTCTTATAATTTGAATATTGATTTATGTTGATGTAGTATATCTTTCTCTAAATACATATTATAGTTATCAAAGGGAATATTTTGAATATAATTAATAATTCGAGGTATGTGTGTTTCGATTTTTAGATCTTTAGCACACCTTTGTAAATGTTGTAACTTTTCAATTCTAGATTCTTTAATTTCTTTAAATTGAAATTCATCGACCGGTTCTTGAAATAAAATCTTACAACCTAATGCCCAATTACGTCCAAATTGTGATACTCCTATACTAGTTCTATAAGTAGTTTTATTATAGAAAAACCTCATATGTGGCATCTTACATGTGATACTTCTTACAGGATGTATATTACAATAATACTTTCCATCATAATCTTGTAGCCATGAGCATACATCTCGTTCAGGTCTAATTGTCTTATTCTTAAGAAATTGTATATTTGTAAGATGCTTAAATACATATAAAGCAACCTTATGTCCATTTATATTAACGATATCTGGAATAATATTATGTCTTAATTTTACAATAGATGCATAATCTAGATTAGAATACTTCTGATAAAATTCCGGTTCATGTATATTGCATATGTAATCATATTCATGTTGAGTGTATACATTATGTTCAACTAATGTACAACAATTACCGCAAGAATTACAACCATCTTTGTGAAAAAATGTTGGAGATAAAACAATTGAATTAATTGGTCTAGTATACTCTTTATCATTAACCAAAATACTTTCTTTTGAAACACACGATATGTAAGTTATTAATTTTTCAATATTATTTACAGCCATTATCTTACCTCTTTATGATTAAAGTATAAAGATATTAACGATTCCGATCAAAGCTAGCTAAATATGTTTCTCCAACTTTATTCTTCTCCCACGATTTACATACTTTAAATCCAATAGGTGAGAATATTACCTCACTAATTAATTCCATAAGTGCTCCAGTCAGTGAACACAGGAATACTTGTGTTATAGACCATCCAAAGAATATATAACTAACCATAGATGCAAAAATTAGATTATCAATAAATTGACCTAAAGCTGTTGATACATAAGATCTAATAGCAAAGGTTCTAAAATTATTGGATTTCATTAATTTTCCAATTCCAACATTAATCACTGCATTCACAATTGCAGCAACAACAAATGCAACTGTAGAGCCTAAAATCACATACCAGGTGCCACCAAATGTTGTATCTAGAGCCGTATTTGTTAATGAATTTTCGTAAGTATAGAATACTGACCAATTTCCAGGAATTAAAGATAGTAGAAATAATATTAAACTTACAGTAAGATTTATTATGGTTGCAATAATAGATAATTTAATAGCGGATTTCCCGCCAAATCGTTTAGTTAGCATATCCATACATAAGAATACAATCCACGATAATGCAAACCCACAATCTAGTGCTAGCCAGGGTAGGTTTAATAGTTCTTTTCCTGCGAAAATATTCATCAATACAAGTGCAATACATAGAAATACCATTACCAGTGGTGGAGTATTACGAATTAGTAGTTTCGTATCTTTCCATTCATTGATAATGGTTTGTTTAAAGTTATTCATAATTATTCATCTCCTTTTTAGGTATTTGTTTTAAGTCAGGGTTTTAAGGATTACGAAACTGACTAGCAAGTTTAGTAAAGGTTACAAATTGTATTCAATCAATTCTGGATTATCGTATATATTTCCAAGTATTTCAAAAGTTATATTTTCTCCTAATTCGTATTGTTGTAAATCAAATAACGAATACATATATGCATGCTTAGTTATAGAAGTTTTGAAAACATATGATAATTGTTCTTCCTCATATTGTATAATATAGATTGCAGAATTCTCGTTAGAACTTGTACATCTAACGATATCACCTTCAAATATTCGGTTTGCATTACGATCATATAAACCTATGAATTGACCTAGAGTATGGAAGTCTATTGCATACATCTCCTCTACGGTTTGCCCATAATTCGGTCTAATATATGATGAATAGCTATCACTTATAGTGTAATCTGCAACATATGAACCATATATCCAATCTCCAGTATTAATATCTTTACCTCTAAAATCAACTTCTTTCATAAATATCACCTCCTTCAAATATATTAACGATTCAAAAAAAAGACAACAGATTTAACTCTGCTGCCTGTTTGCAAACTATGAATTCAAGATATTAATTGATAATTATTTCATGTCGTCTTCTAATTCACGCATCACATCGTCTAGTGCTTTATACAATTTCTCAAATTGTACTTTATGTTTATCATAAATTCTTTCATCCATTGTATCAATAACTTCTAATGCATTATCAAATTTACGATATACATATTCTAGTTCACGATTTGTTTCATAGCCTTTGCTAGCTTTAATATACATGTTCTAACCTCCTATCTTGAATATATTGTATGATAGGTAAAATTATTATATGTTTATGCTGAATATTTATACTAAGAATCAAATTCTTCGTTATCTATAGCTGATTTTAATTGTGAACCATCAAAATATACAATTGGTGCATAATCAAAAGATGGGTTTGCTTTAGGGTAATCATATATTGTATCATTATATTCGCACCAAACATGTATAATATTTGAAATTGCAGTTAAATTAGAATCTAATGATCCTAGTACTATAATAGGATTTTGGTGTAGTCTATATTTAGCAATTATGAAGCATATTGCAGCATATACATAGCATACAACATTACCATCAGATTGTAATTTATATCCTAATGATAATGCTATAGGTCTAACTAAATCATGCCGTTCTGCTTTATGATTCATAATTGAATTAAGCTCTGAATTTTCTAATTCGTCTACTTCTGACAATACAATATCTCGGTCTTGTAGAATTTTTCGTATATTTTTGAAATATGATAAAGCATTGCTTTTTAGCTTAATTTCTGAATTACATCGAATATATCGTTTCAATTATATCACCACCTAGAAAATAAAATCATATAAGTAGAAAAATTTATTTAATCTTTTGAGCGTATTTTGATAGATGCTCTGTACAATTGAATCAATAGAATCGTATCGTTTAATATCGTATTTATCAAAAGAAATTAATTGATTCGGATTTTCATTTGTATAAATATTAACTCGAATATAGTTATCATATGTAGTTATATTAATGTTGACAATCATTTCATGTACTTCAGTATCATCAATATCTCGTAATTCTTCGATTATTTGATAGTATATGGTAAAATAGACATCATACATATTTGCTGATTTTCGATATTCAAAAGCTGATTCAATATGATTATATAACGATTTCCCAATAGTATTAATTAACTTAGATCCAGAAAGTGCTAAATCACTACGTATATATCGTATCATACAATACACCTCAATTACTTTTGATTCTTAATATCTGTCCATCCGGATTCTGTACGTATTTGAGCTAATTCTACTAATTTCCAACGTTGAGAACCATCGGATTCTTTACACATCTTCCATATCTTGGCTTGAGGTTCTAATACAAATTCAATATTCATATTATCAGGATTCATAATAAATCGTATACAGGTATTATCAGATTTCAAATAAGGGACAGATAATCTTAAGGCTGCAAAATCTCCTGGAGATAATTCTGGTGAATTTTCAAGTTCAAACTCTTTATAGCTTAATGCCGAATTACCTGTAAAAGGAGGTTCTCCAAATATTGCAGTGTCCTCTTTATTGCTTCCCTTATAGTTTAAATTAAAGTCCGCATCATCGACCGAAATTGATATACTAGAAGATATTTGACCGGTAGATACATATATCGGATGTTCACCGTAATCTCCCATATGTTTAGTACCATTATACCGTATTTTATCTACATAGAAACTATATGTAGCACTACCACCATCTGCTAATTTACCTATTAAGCCTGTATCACCCCAAAAGCTTATGCCATTGTTTTTACAAGATACTGTTTGAATTCCAACTTTAGTAAATTTTATCTTATCAGATGTATTATTTTGAAATATGATAGCAGCATCATGTTGTTTCCAAATATCTGAAAATGCCCAGCTATAATGCGGCCTACCAATTGTAGGGGTGTAATTTGGCCCTATACCATCATAAATATATGGTAATCCGAACGGATCATACAAGTACCAGCCATTTACAAAACTCATAGTATTATTATCACCCTTTCGGCATATACAGTTCCCATTTATTACCTTCTGCAGTTTCTGATAATATCCATACAGGTAAGAAACTCCAAATAGCTAATACAGTAGAATCTGATTGTATATTTTGATAATTACCCATCCAACCCATAAATACATATCCAGGTCTAATAGGTTCAGACGGAGGTTCTACAGATCCTCCGTATGGGATATTTGTGTATTCCTTAATAATTGTGCCAGAATATCCATCTTCAAATGTAACTGTAAATGTTTTTGTTTCAAATACTGCATATAAGTCCGAAGGGGTATTTTGATTGAAATTAGATCCAATCGGATATTGTGTAGAAGTGGCATTAGATGATAAGGAATATCCTTGAAATGTTTGTCCAGATGTGCTAGCACCATCAATCTTTGTTACAGGGTAAGGTGGGATAATATAAGGTATATTATGCTGCTTGTATTCTACAACCTCGCTTGATTGTTCACCAGTTGCAGGTATTAGAATTGTACCACCATTACCATGTAGCACTACTTCATACTTCCATTTTGCATATATAGTTATATTCGCAGTTACAATATACGATGAATCTATTGCATTATTTCCATTTAACGTTATAGTCCATGTATCTAAGATACATCTATCTCTAGTAGGGTTAGGTAATTCACCTATCGGTTGATTTTGATACATAGCATACAATGTAATAGATGAATTAGCAGTATATGTATCGTTTGGTTGATACCAGGTGCCAGAACCGCTTGCATTCGTATTCCAACCTTGAAATATACAATTTACTGTTCTAGATGTTGGTGATACGATACCTTCATTAGGATTAAATGTAACTGTAAATGATTTTTCAGGTATAATATTAGATAATTGTATATTTTGACCGTATATCTTAGTTTGAGGTCCAGGAGCGTTAATTCCACCATTTGCATCATAAGATATTGTATAGACTAAAGGCTCCCATTGAGCATAGATTGTCCTATTACTTTGTATATTAGTGTAATCACCATTCCAACCTGTGAAATTATGACCATCTCTAGCACATGTTGGAGGTGTTGCATATCCTCCGGGTTCGATATATTGTACTAGCTCACCGCCACCGGTACGATACCCGCCAGTTAGATCAAATGTGACAACATACGCAAGACCTTCAATATATACTGTTTGTGATATATTACAATCACTAGAACTATTAGAATAAAATCCTCCAGAAAATGCTAGTGTAAATGGAGATGTGCTGGTGAAGCTACCTTCCATCATAATCCTATTATTAGTAGGAGTTCCTGCAACGTATTCGTACGCTTTACTATTTAAGAAACTATCATTAACATATAAATCCATGTTAGATGTTTGAATCCAACTTGATCCGGAAGCTAAGCTGCCATCTGCAATTACTCTATAATATATTGTTGCAGATTGTCCAGAAGTACCAGTGATAGATAATTCAATTCTATATCTCCAACCGTCATGACCTTGAGGTGTATATATTACACTAGGATTTAGATTAGCCATTGCTTCACCTCATTAACCATTGGTGTATCCCCACCCAATTCCAATAGATCCAACAGGTACACCTTCAGCAGAAGGTTGTTCGCTTGAAATGTACAACCTAAGTCCATTAGGAAATTGAATATAATTTTGAGGTAGCCCTACTTTTACAGCTTTTAAATCATTTCCTAAGATATCAATAGATTTATTATTAGCTAGAGCTTCTAATATAGCTGCAATTGTAATATTGCTGCCTTTAGGTGTAAGTTTTTCTAATGATCCTACATTAAATACTGTATTACCGATATCATTATCTTTAGCAGTATAATCATTTCCAATAGTTACTTGATTTCCAGAATTTAGATCATTAGATAAGGAAATAGTCAACCCTTTTGATTTACCGGTTTGACTTAATACACCTTTAGCTGGAGTATCCTCAGATACAATATTGGCATATTGTAACTCGGTTAATTCCAATTTAGCTGCAGGAACTAGATTACCATCGGGACCTATGATTTCAATTGTACCATCCTCAGTATTCTTATTTACACCAAAAGTACCTTCAAAAGTATTTTCATAATCTTTTAATTCTTCTTCGGTAGCATCTTCAAACATTTTTACACTACCTGGAGCGACGATATCAATAGGATTTAAATAATTCTGACCTTTAGCATCTACAAAAGTACCATATAAGGCGGGAGGGTAGATATCTTTCTTTTGATAAATCGTCAATACAGATGTACCATCACCTAAAGTAGTAAAATCATCTACATTGATATCAACTCTAGCATTCTGATAATTAGTTTCATAATATGTTTCTGGCTTAGTAGTTTTCATATCAATTACAGAAGTATCATTTACTACATTAGATTCAGATCCAGAAGGTAATTGTCTAACATATTGACCGTGCTCAAAATACGAAATATATGAACTAGGTACAGAGAAAACAATCTTAGATGCCCAAGGGAATTGACCTGGACCTAAGAAGTCACCATCTTGAGGTTTAGGTGATCCTACAGAACCATCTAATCCAGTTAACCCTTGGACCACTGTACGAATAGTAAATCCAGTCAATAAGATTTGAAATTGAGATTCTATAGGTCCTTTGATTAATAATCTAATTCGTGGATATTGAGCTACATTAGGTTTTAAATCTTTTTGAGGTGGTGCATTATTTCCCGTACTAACCCAATCCCCAGGTTGTATGATTACACCATCTACAACTTTCATATACTGTGATAACTGAGATTTTTCATCATCTGACCATGAATCTAATGACTTTAACGGAATTGTACCATCAGGACCTACAACACCATTAGGAGAACTATCAACTGTATTTGAAATTAAATCTCCATAATCTGTTACTTTAGTTGCCCATCCGTCTGAATATACACCATCACCAATAAAGAAACTGCCAACAATAGTATTTGCCCCACATAATAAAGTAGTATCAGGAAATTGTTTTTCATATACCCATAATTCATTTTCTTTATGATTAGTACCTACATCTACACGTAATAACATAGAAGAACCCATTGCTATGGTAGAAGCTAACCATTGTCGTTCGGAAGCAGGCGGAATATCTGGATTTGAAGACATATGCTGTTTGACGTATAGCTCATATTGGCTATAACCAACCACACGCCCCTGGTTCCACAAAGTTTTTGGCATATTGAACCACCTTTCTTTTCTTTTATACAAGGCTGAAAATCGTGTATTCACATTGTATGATTTAATGTAATAATATACATATGTTTAAGGATAGTAGTAAAATGCTATACAAATTTGGTTGTCATTTATAAGTTTTGCCAATATCATATTACAATTATATTTAACCACGATCTGCACAAAATCTCATAGAATCATACATAATGATGCAGCTACCTACATGATAGCTGCAAATTTATTTATTCAATAATCATTCTAAGTTCTTTGACGGGAACACCAAATGCACCAGCATACCCATCTTGACCATTTCCTTGTTCATTATCATATTGCCAAGGATAATTATTAACGCTATATTTAACCTTTTTAAATGGTCGTACATTATCCGGTGTAAAGTAGTATGCTTCTACAGCATCAATTACTTGACCATTGCCAGCATATCCATACACAGTATCATTAATATTACATCCTGACACAAAAGGTAGCCAATCGCCACCTAAAACATGTACTCGATATTGAATATTGCCCTGGGATACTCTAATAGCTACATCTGTTACCGAAGAATTTTGCCATCCAGCATAATCTTCTAAATTTTTAACTTCCGATAGCCAGCCATGTGCTTGTGTTTTAACTCTATAATAAATATCTACATTTGTTTCTAGTGGTGGTTGTGGCGTAGGCGTAGGAATTACAGGAGAATCTCCACCATCCAATTTAACATTAACTCTTTCAACAATTTCAGGGAATTTAGATTGTAGATAAGGTCCAGGACACGTTGTAGCTACAAACATATTATGACGAGTCAAAGAACCATTAGGTGTACCATCATAGGTCAATCTAAAATTATATCGCTTACATATATCTACGCATAAATCAATTAAAGCATTAAACGCTGTATCGGATACATGCCAGTTTCCACCAATTTCATCATTTGCAACTTCAATAGTAATAGCTTGACTATCGTTATTATAATTATATGAAGCCCATGATCGTTTATCTTCACTTACATATTGACCAATTCTACCATCTGAACCAATACCGTATTGAGCACTAGCTTGGTTTGAAGGATTGGAAAATATGTTACCACATGTTTCTACCGTTAAGTTACCTGCCATGTGATGAACCGTTATTTTACAGATATCCATTGTCCTATTATTATCACAATTAGGTGATTCTTTCTTATATGATACTAATGAACTTCCTATCATATATGTTACCTCCACATCATTCGCCTTTATTATTTGACAATTCTGACATCGCATTTCCGTCTTGTTCAACTTCTTCTACCGTTGTAAGAAGCGGAGCCTCTTGATAATTTTTATCATCCATTGTTAGATAACCTCCTTAGTTAGTTTATCGGACCACTACCACTAGATCCTCCAGGATTTGAACCTTCTGGATTTATAACTGTTGCATATTTCCACGCATTAGATACTGGTAAGTACATAGTAGTAGGTATCCATTTACCATCTTGAACTACGTATATAGTACAAGTCTTATTATCAATGAAGGTAGGTCCCGATATATTTAATGAATGTGAGTACTCAGACCACGGACCTGCTGCATCATATATATTATATGCTCTAATACGATACCGATATTCATAAGCTACAATTGCTGAATCTATAGTAAATGTATAGTTGATAGTATTACTAAATCCACGGTTATATTCACACCATACACCATTGTATTGGCGCTCAATAGATATTTCATAAGTATCTGAAGCACGTAAGGTATTATCGGAACCGACAGCATCCCATCTACAAGTAACTGGACCTCCTTGCCAAGTGGTTCCTGGATTTGACCATGATAGTTGATTAGATGTCAAAGTATATGGAATCGTGTACATACGTACTTTGCGATTCTGATTATACCCTTCACATTCATTACCATCGTTAGCTATAACTTGAATATCAAAAGACATCCATTTACCTATCCAAGCATCGGAAGCATCTTCCAGTATCCATTTCTGATTATCTTGAGCATAAAATTCCCAAATGGTGATGCCACCGGTGTCAACGTTCGCATCTATCACCTGTTCTGTATTAGCTACGAGTCTTATGTATACCGAACCATCGGGATCTCCGGTTGGCTCGACTAACCATTGAGTTGTAGGTGCTCCGGTATACGTCCATAAACATAATTCTGTACCACTTGCAGTTCCAGTATTTACTGTATGAATCATAGCATTATAGGTACAGTCCGGATGTAAGTAATATCTATCGGTTGTATTAGTTACAGACTCAAACCCCCAACGCTGCGCTTGTGAGCCGTTAAAATCATAAGTCTGAATACGTTGATCATTTTGGAATATCCCATCTACCACATCTAAATATTTACCAGTCTGCTTGTTTTTTAGATAATACATCGGATAAGGTGGTTTACCATTCCAATCAAAAGAACCTCCACTACCATAGTTCCATATTTGTGCAATTCCAGATCTATAGGATGATGTAGTACCAATGCTAGGTGATCCCCATTCATACTTGAATACACCATAATAAGCAATTCCAGATGATCCGCCGTTAAAATTGCTATAATCAATATGTATAGTTGAAAACCATGCAGCATCATAAGGGTCAATAATGCCACTAGGTTCGTAAGATACATCACCTCGTGATGGATAAATATATGTAGGAGCTGTAGATCCGTAAGGTATATACACCTCTACACCTGTACCCCACTGTCCTGTACCATTAGAATATATATTAGCACTTAGGTGCAATGAACCTGAATTTTCACCTACATCTAATGATATTTGTGCAGGTTCCCACCATATCTCGCCCCATTGTATAGGGCTAGTACCTACCATTTGATGGTCTTCACCCTGTACCCATGTTCCTGTAATAGGATGATAATATCCCCAAGATATACTAGCTCCAAACCCCCAATAGTCATACCCACCAATAGGTAGTAAGCAGAAACTAATTCGTTGTGTTAAGTTATTACCACTTCTTACTGGGTCCCAATACCATACTTGTATTCCTAGATTTGGATTTGAATTAAGCCAAGTTGTTCCCCCGTTATATGCCATAGACTATCACCTTATTCTATTACATCTTCCGAATCTTTAAATAATTCTTCAGATTTTAATAGCATATAGAATGTCTTAAATGAAAATTCTTGATTTCTATCTAAAGAATATTCAAATTTCCGGGTTAAAATAGATAGATCAGTCATACATGGAAATCCTAGTTCATTAGCTTGATCTGTCAATGTTCGTATCATCTCTTTATCATATGAATTAGTACCTTCTTTAGCCATTTCTTCTGAAATTTTAGACCGTAAATCATTAGCTAATTTGCAATTTTCAGTTATTTTAACCTCTTTATCTCTATATGATTTATCTGCATAACTTTTTACATATAATATAATTGAATTATCTAAAGTTTCAAAATGATCAATCCTATGATATTCCATAATAATACCGTTTTCGCTTATTATATGTTTTTGCAACGCCATATAGCATCCTCCTTATATCAAGTGGTTCGTTTCCATATATATGCAGTAGTATAGGGAGGTAGGTTGTTGTGTGGTTGGTTACCACCTAACGTGATATTATTACCTCCAAAATCTACACCATTACCTGCAGTTCTATCAAAATGATTTGTTGAAACCTTAAATCCTCCAGAATATCCTAAAGGTGTCCACATAAGTACATTATCTAATGTAGATGTAGGTAATTGCTCACCGGTAAGTGTTACATTTTTAGTTCCGCCAACTTTTTCTACAACATTAAAATCACTATCAGCTTCATTCACACTTACAAGTGTAGTACCACCTCCCCAACTAACCCATGTACCACCAAATATAGCAGATGGATTTTTAGGATCAATGGTAGCATATAGCGATCCAATGGGGTGTGCGTCTAGTACCGGATTTCCTGAACCTCCAATGGGTTTAACCCAAATTTTAGTAGGATCTATAGGTGGTTCCGATTCTGATATTATAAATATTTCTGCAATAAGCTTATCTCCAGGAGCAACTTGCTCACATTTAGAGTTTTGATCTAACGTGGCTAATCCGTTAGCTTTACCCCACCATGTTGACTCAATTGTAGATTTCAGAACTTCGGCTTTAGGTTCATATAAATCCGGTAGTGCTGACCAAGTCCGAGTTCCATCACCAATTTTTAGATGTCTAGTACCATCTGACTTATTTGCTAAGATAGGTTGCCCATCTTCTGGAATTTCTGGACTCAATTTCAATGCAGATTCATCACCACGTAGAAATTTAATCATGTAATTTGTCCTCCCTACTATGATTTTCAGATTCTATATATGTAGGAAGCTTTCGTATGCACTCCATTTGACTATCTGCAAAAGAGTTACCTTTAAATTGTTTGTATGCTTTATGTATATCTTCCAATACATATAAAGAATGCAAATCAATACTATCTTTATATCTATATTCAATATATGCTGAATTTATACGATCTCTAAGTAATGCACGTATTGCATCAATTATATGAGATTCTATAATTTGTTGTTTATTCACATGTTTACTTAGTTGAGATTCTACATTCTTTATATTACATTCTACATGATCATTATGCTTTTCCATCAAGGATTCAATCATATCTTTTGTAATATTTTTGGTATATTTCTTTAACCAATTTAAACATATACCAAATGCACTTGCAATCGTTACAATAGAACTGCATATATATATAATTATATCAATATTAAAATTCATATATATCTTCCTTTATATAACATTGTTATATTAGGTGAAATCAAAATATGACTGCTGAGTTATGTCAGCAGTCATATATTATTAAACTAACGAATTATGTGATAACACCATCATCCATAATACCGTCAAATTTAGGAGCACTTAAGATTCCAGTAGAAGGATTGAATAGTAACGTCCCAGATTTATAAACACTAGCTGTTTCTGTAATATTATTGTCAGAATGTGATAGCAGTAATCTAAAATCTTTATTAGCTACCGATTCAGATTGTTCTACGTTTATATCAGTAGATTCGGGAGCTGCAGGTAATATAAATGTAGTTTCATCACCAAATACTAGATGTCCATTTTTATCGTATCCTACAGATGGTACTTCAAACCCTCCACCATATGATAACCTGATTGATCCACCAGTTACATTTGGACCTATTCTAGCTACTTGTGGTAATTTCTTATGTCCGATAGAGTTGGCTATCCCTGTATTTTCACTTTTGTTGATTTCTAATCCTGAATTACTACTATCTATATGTATTACGTTATCAGTACTCATTACCATCAATGCAGATTCTTCTTGAATGGTAGCATATACAGCAGTTAAAGTAGATTGTTGTATATACATATCAGATGATCCATGAGGCATAGACACTGTAGAAATAGGAATAGAAGTATCACCAATTTGAAATAAGAAAGTACCATAATATAGAGGGGATGTACTTTGGTCAGTATCAATTGATATAAAAGCCGTATCTCCAGGTTTCCAATTGATGGTTTCTGTAGTGTTAATCGGAGTAGCTGATATCTTAGCTCCATCAAAGGTAGCTGTAAATATATAATTAGATGAACCGGTAGATGAAGTTATTGCAGAGTCTACATATTTTTTATTTACTAGATTAGTATCAGACGTTGGTACACTTGAATAGTTAACAACTCCTGTAAGTGTACCACCTGTAAGTGGTAGGTATTTTGATAGGTCTTGCTTAGTCGCTAATTCACCAGTATCTATATCACCAAACCCGCCGGCTTTTTCATAACTAACACCTGTCCAAAAGTATTCATCAAATTCGTTAGGTGAAGTTGCTGATGAATTTTTTATTAGGTAAAATATTCCAGATTCACCAGTAGGATGAGCTTCTTTCAGAGCTTCTAACGATGCATATCCAGAACCTCCGTTTGAATCTACTTTAAAACTTGTGATCATCCCTATACTTGTATCAACATAAGATTTATTAACAGCATCTGAGCTAGATGAGGGGTCTGGTAGATTGCTAATCTTGTGATTCGACATATCTATATTTCCAGACATTACACCTCCTGATAATTGCAAGTAGTTATTCAATTGTGTAGATATTTCCGATTTAGTTGTTGAAATCTGTGAATCTACATACTTCTTATTACTTGCATCATTTGTATTAGTAGGATCTGCTATATTCGTTATGGAATATCCACCCATATTTAAATTACCGGACATAGTAGTAGTGCCATCAGTATTTAATTTACGGGTATCAGTCATTTGAACTCTTGTAGATTCGGTAGTATCTAAATAGACATTACCTGTATCTGTAGCTACTAGTAATCTTCCAGGTATGTGATCTTCGGGTAAGTTATTAGAAGTGCCTTTACTAAATATTACTTTTTCGTTAGCCATTATATCACCTCCTTTGTATGGATGTTATCTATATTTTAGAAATTTTCCCAAACAAGTGTTGCAGCCTGGACCTCTGCCTTAGTAGCATAGGTTGTGTTGATAACATTACCTTCGCTATCTTGAGTAGCTTTAGTAGCATCATCAGCAGATTTAGCGTGTGTCACAGTAGTATCAATAGAAACATTAGTAGACCCGTCAAAAGAAACTGTACCTGTTGCATCACCGGTTAATGTGATTGTACGTGCGGTAGTAAGTTGTTCAGCACTTTTTACGGATTTTTGATTATCAGCAGTATTATCAACATTACCTAAGCCTATATCTGCTTTAGTTAAAGTCTTATTAACCCATTTAGCTTCCTCGTTATTGTACGATAATAGTTGATTTTGACTTGGTGATTCAATATTGACATCAGTTAATTGAGTTAATTCTGTAGCCGTATCAATTGTAACAGTCTGCTCACTAGATCCATCAAATCTAGTACCATTAATAATTAAAGTATGAGCAACTTTATCTGCAGTCCCAGCAGTTGCAGGTTTACCAATAGATACTGTTTGTTCTTCTCCATTAGATGGTTTAACTTTAAATGTACCATCTAAACCATCTGTAAATGTATATTGAGTATCATCAGCCTCATCAGCCCAGGTAACTCCACTTTCGGTAGTTTTTAAGATTTGACCATTAGATCCTGGACTAAGTGTTGTTACAGTTTGTGATCCATTACCTAGTACAATTTGACCAGATGTTAAAGTTGACTCAGAAGTTACTGCACCATCAATATTTGTCTGAATAGCTGTCCAATCAGATGCTTTGAAGCTATCAGAATAATCAGCTACAGATACAAGCATATCACCAACTTGACATACATGACCAGCATACGTACTCGCTTCGATTACACGATAAGTCCAACCAATTTGATAATCAGTCAGCGTATCAAAATTAGTAACAGTTGCACCTGAATCAGCACCGCCTACAGTACCTTTATACACCATTGCATCATTAGCACTGATAATACCATCAACGTATTGTTTAGTTGCAGGATTCATATCTTCTGTCGGAGCTTGTACAGTTACAGGTCCAGTAAATGTACCACCAGATTTAGGCATAGCTGCATCTGCAGTGGTTTTAACACCTTGCAATTCTTCAGTTGTAGGTACGGTATCTAGAGTTACAGTAATTCCTGTAGTTGTATCTGGGGTCTTTGTGACTGATTTTACAACATTTCCGGAACCTTCAGTAGTAACTTGTACCTCGGCATCTTTTGGTGCTTGAGGCAATATAATTGCAATGTCTTCAATAGCGGTTACGTTTCCACGATTATCTACAGTTACTTTTGGGATATTTACAGTACCACCAAATTCAACCGAACCGGCAGCATTATTACCAAATACGCCTCCAACAATTTCTGCAGGGAGTGTAGCAATTAATTCCCAACCAGTACCTGTCTTACTAAAATATAGATCACGTTTTGTACCAGTTTCTTTAACAAACAAGGAGTTTGGAGGTAAGAAACCTTCGGGAAGTTCGGAACCATGTTGTACAGGTCTTGTATATTCAGTTTCACCAACGAATAATCTATGTGTGTCCGTTGTAAAATATAAACTATCAAGATCTTTAGATCCAATCTTATCAAAACCGGCTTGCAATCCAAATTTAAACTTTACAACATTTTTTATATTAGGCATATAATTCAATCCTTCCACCTAATTTATATTTTTCCAAGATAATGCATCTGCAATTGCTGCTTCTGTAGCTAATGTATTAGAATTTGGAGATTCAGATAAAGTTGAACCTCCAATAGATTTACCTGAATCCTTGATACCACCCTCTGCAGTGAGTGTGGGTACATTATCTACCACTGCTGATTCAACTTTATCAATTTTTGAATTAATATCAATAGTAGCTAATGCTTGAGTTATGATTTCTTTAATTACTGAAATAGTTCCAATCTTAGCATCGTTAGTGCTTTCTGCCCAGTTACCACCATCTGTAATATATCCCGGTGATAAATCTACCCAAGTTGTGCCATTGATCGTAATCTTAGATTCTAAAGTTTGACTATTGATGTACAGTTTATTCTTAATTGCTGTAGATATTTCAGGTAATGTGTCTGATACAACAATAGATTCTGTAACAGGTTGTCCACCTTTATATACCTTACCTGAATCTGTTACGAAATATACAGTATTAGGATCTTTAACATCTAACCCGTCAAATTGAGTTTGAGTCAATGCATAGAATACAACTTTATTTGAAGTACCTTGCCATACTACATCATTATCAGAAGCAGATTCTACCCAGTTACTAATTTGTGTAGCATCTCCACCTTTAAAAATCCAAACAGTATGTGTATCTTCACGATAAACCTGTTGACCTATAGAAATATCCTGTAGAGCTAACATTTCAGACTCATTAGCTACAAATTGCATAGGTGCAGTAGAACCGCCTAAATCTTGTAATTCACCTAAATGGTTAATACCATAAAATGTAGTTTCATTAGCAAGTACAACTGCAATAATTTGACCAGGATATGCTAGAACACTTTGTGCATATGTTTGAGCTTCTTCTAAAGACTGGAATACCGATTTATCATCAATAGGTAAAGGATTAGTACGGTTAAATGCTACACCAGCATTCCATTTAGTTCCAGTAGTTAATTGGTTGAAAAAATCATCTCTTGAAATAATTGCCATAATCAATACCTCCTTCCTCTATATTATTAAGACCAAGTTAATTTATATGTATCAGTCCCAGTAGCAGGCGCTGCGTTTGATACATAGAATACTTTGTAAGCTATAGGTGAATAGTTATTTACACCGCCTATAGAAATATCAATAGGTCCATGTACTGTTTGAGGTAAAGGTGATTCTGTGCCTACAATAGATAACGAGCTGGTGTTCGGCATAGTAGCAGGTACAGCAAAGAACATCTGTTGCATATCCGTAGCTTTTATCGAAGTTGGTTTATTCTTATTAGAATTTCCTAAAGATTTAATTTCTTCTACTGTAATTTTTGCAGGATCTGCTATAATGTTATCTGGGGTCTTAACACCGCACCAACAATTTCTGAATCCCTTAACATGAGCAGATGTAGCAGATTTAGAACCGGCCTTTATTTGTGCTTTTGGATAATCTTTACCTAGAAATGTCTTAGGAATTGCACCATCACCATAAGATACAGTAGCACTCACATAATAATCTGTATCATCGTCTATTGTGAATGCACTGAAAGATCCAGAAGAAGTGTCAGCAGAATTAGATCTTGTATCAGTGATTGTGTATGTAGTTGCAATAACTTCTGATGGTTGATCTTTTTGACCTTGTACAGTATATTTACCGGGATTTAAAGTAGCAGTAAAAGAAGGTGTAAACTCAGTACCAACTTCTTTTTCTCCTGCACCTGATAATGTTACACTTGCAGAGGGTTGGGTTGCTACCGGATTAATATCCTTGCTTAAAATAGCTTCAAACATTGCTTGAACATCAGCTGCTTTAACTTCTCCAGATTCAGGATCACCAGTTATAATAACTTTATCTCCAGCTTTTAAATTGCCTACATCGGTAGTTACAGTAATCTCTCTAGCCATCGCTACTTGAGAAGCATCTACAGATTGAGGTACTAGATCATCTAAGTTAACTACAACGGTTTTAGCAGATTTTCCAGTTCCGACAGTCAGTGTTAAGTTATGTGTTTCTGGATCATATACCGCATTTGATAGAAATAAATCTGCAATCTTAACTTCTACAGGATTAGTACCAGATTTTCTAGTAAACGTTAGAATTGTACCTGTTTCACCCTCAACCGTATTAGCTGATGCAGATACATTAGTAAATGCTTCATCATACGCTGATAAATCTATACTTTCAATTGCAGTTTCAATTGCAGTTCTTACAGCACCAGATGTCGGCAATGTAGTATCATTTTGAGGTAAATTGCCAGATTCTAATTCGCTGGATAACGTAACCATATCTGGATTAAAAATATTAATATTGGTGATAGCTCCCGGTTTTAAGGTTCCACCAGCAACTTCAACCATTGTATCCGTACCTTTGACATAAATACTTGCCGCAGTACCGTTAGTGAATATATAAAGTTTATTGGATTGTGCTTGATCAAATTCGGGAATCTCTGTAACAAATTCAGCAGTATCACTACTAAGTAGTAAATCACCTTTATAAATTCTACGTGTATCTGTGACAAAATATAAACTATCTAGGTCTCTTGGTGTTTGTAGTGTATCATATGCAGATTGTATACAATAATTAAATTTAACAAGTGCCACGATTACATCTCCTTATGTTAAATTATTCCATAACAAATTTGTGGTGATATTATCTACTGCAGATTGAATATTATCAACTTTCGATTCCATAGTAGATATTGCAGTATTTACATATTGTGTTGTTGCATATAATGCATCTGCTTCAGCTTTAGTAAGATACTTAGATAGATTAATCCCGAAAGTTTCAGGTACCCATGTATTATCTCTTGCACTCCATATATAGTATCCTGGATTTTCGTTTTCATCAATATCGTTTACACGTACAATTTTTCCATTAGGTAGATTTCGGTTATTTAGTAGATCTCTATCAGCAATTGTTTCTACAGATATCCAAGATCTATCAATTTCCCAAAATATATCTGGAGGAAAAGGTCCAGGAGGACAAGGTGGAGGACATGGTGGGACAGGAGGACACGGACAATTATTTGAAATAATAGTAACACCTTGTAAAATACTTGTATTAGCAGGTAATATTGTCTGTTGAGGTATTGAACATAAATACCATCCCATATACGTAGTCCCACCATATGTATACCAACCATTATGGACAATCCATTTAGTATTAGTATATGCCGCAAGCATAATAATAGCTCCGTCATTAAGTTCAATATTAGTGCCAGGAATTATTAATTTCTGCAATGTTTTATCACCTCCAGACTTATTGTATTAGGATTATGTCATCCAGATCAGGCTTAGATAACGGTTTTATCGTATAAGGGTGTTCTTTATTTCTGAGATACCAGCCACAAACCTCCCTATTGCCGCCATAGGAATACCATCCAAATAATACGAACCACATTTCGGTATCGAATCTACCAAGTTTTACAATATTATTAGGATATAATTTGTAGCAAGTACCTGGAATATCTAGCGATATTTGATTACACAAAAAATCTCACCTCTCATACCTTCTCTGTCACTATAATAGAAGGTTAAGACGTGAGATTAAGACATCATTGTTGATTGTATTGTTCTAAAGCTTTTTTACATACATCTACCATATCTGGATGCGGTTTACCGGTTACTCCGTGTAATCTTATATCAAAAAAGTGATTCCATTGATCTACGTTCATTGTTAATACAACTTCGGTCATTAAGGAATGTGGTAGCCAATCTCTGGCAATTTCAGGGGTAATTTTACCTTTAGTAGTAAGCCATATATAAGTATCTTCAGCTGTTTTCATAGACTCATTAAACATAGATTTAACTTGGCCTGTCCAAGTGTCATACTCTGATGGCTTGACGAATGTGATTTGACTACCAAATTTATCTTTAGAATAATCACAATAACGAGTAGATGATTGCGCTACTGCACATCTATGCCGAACTAATTCGTGAGATATACCTCTATCTACAACAAATTTTATACTTGTATGAGGTATTATAGATTTAGAATTTTCAATATGTGATATATTGGGAATGTAAGATAAATCTAAATTTGATTTGTATTTTGATTCAATAAAATCTTTCAATAACTCAAACAATTCAAAAACTTTTGGATATTTAGACCATTTTGGATTATATAGATGTGACATAGATACATTTATAGCCACAATATTCGGAATATCAGGATTTACACGAAAATGTATTCCAGGTATTTCTATTAAATCTTCGATGTTGATATCATATATATCAAAACATTCAATATGAAATTCCAATCTTGCATGTTCTAGTATAGCAAAATGAGATTTATTTACGAGTCGGTCTACAAATTTATAACAAGAGTCTTCTGTGATAAGATTCTCAGATTTATAGCAGATTCTTCCAATTCTTTCAACATGTTTATAAGGGTTAGGATCGTATACTATTTCAGCACTAGATTCAATTAATTTCATAATATGTCTCCTTTTAACTAAATATCAGTATTTTCATACGATTTATATGAACAGCATACCACATTTCTCAATTAATAGTTGTTAAGAATTTCAGCTAAATCGTAAGGTATTTCATCAATTCTATAATATCTAATATTATGAATATTGCACCAACGTTCCAATTCAATCACAGATCCAATATACTTGTTTCGTGCATGATCATAAGCTTTAAAATTCTTTGCTGATTTATGATTATTGTATCTATCTTGCAATTTCTTAATCCATTCATCTTTTAAGTTCATATGAGGAAATATGCATATAACATCGTCAGTATGTTCAATCACCTCATCTCTTACTAATTGATGTGTAGGTAAAAATACATTATACCCTTGTTCTGATATAGAAATTGCAATTTTAGCAATTTCTTTATACCAGTTAAGATTCCTAAATCCATCAATCCAGAAATTTGAAGAATCTAAATCAATAAATCTAGCTTTACCTCCTAATGTTGATTTACCTATTCCAGGATATCCAAAAATAATCATAAAATTTAACCTCCTAAAATTGTTGTTTATATGCTATAACCGCATCTCTAATCATAGATACAACTCTATCTTTAATTCCTTTTAATTGTTTTAGCTGATTATCGGTCATATCTTCTAACTGCTCTATAAAATTTATACCATTACTACGCAGTATCTTATAATACCTAGAATCAATAGCTAAATTTTCAATTGCTGAATCATTGTGAATCGCATTATTGATTGCAACACCTAACCATAACCATCTACGCATATTAGTTTGTAAAATATAATGTTTAATATTATACTTATTGCAAATAGTTTTTACAGAAAGTCCTTCACATACATCTTTATATTGATTAAACCATTGGATAATATCAGATAAGCTATAGTTTAAAACTTTAGTTACTTTAGTTGTATGATATTTGGGATAACCTTTGTAAGGTGCAAAAGCGTGTCTAATTTGAATGTATTCAACGCCCGTTACTTTTCTCCAATGTGTATTTAATTCAATCAAGAAGTCAGTAGAAATTTTAGATATTGAATTTGTGCCTGTATCTAAAGAAATCCACCTAAGTGTTGGAATAGGTAAATCAACATTATATAGAAAATCTGAATTCTTTTGACATTCTAACAACAACTCGTTAATCATTTTGTACTGTCTATGATATTCTAGTACAGTTTCGTAAGACATATCTTTATAATACCTTTGATGTATCGTCTTATAATTTATTCCAGATTGTAGGTAATTATCAATAGATTCACCTATCTGATATTTATATTCTGATATAACCAAAACTACTCCTCCGAACTCATGAATTGTTTTCTAAATTGTGATTCTGTAATCTTTGTAATTCCATAATTATCAGCTTGTAAATTTTTAGACGATGATGAATTCGGATTATCTGTGATTAGATACATGACATCTTGTGTGACAGAGGATACAAGAATATATCCAAATTGTCTTAATTCATCGTTAAATTGAGATCGTTTGACAGAAAGTTTTCCCGTTATAGCAACCTTACCTTTTGACTCAGAATTGCTCCAAACTATCCTATCCCGAATTAAATTTAATCTTTTAAATTTATGAATATTTTCAATTAAAGAATCCGAATTTGCATCTCCAATATATCCGTATATGTCTAATAACGAATCAACTTTTTGTTCTTCATTAGATACAGCAATTAATCTTTTTACAATATCAGGATAATTTGCAAGTTTAGCTGAATTCATTGTACTAAACCTTGGAATATTTAACGAGATAATAGCAGATTCTAGCGATATCGGGTTTTCATATAGTAGATGTATAAATTTATAGAATAATGTATCTTGGACCAGCTCGGTAGGTTTATCTATAAATTTTAATATGCTACCATCCATAATACTTTCGATTGATATATCCTCTAAATACATAGATAAATATTTTAATCTTAAAGTATCTCCAAAATTATCTAACGGTGCTAATGTATTTATCCATACTAATGTATCTTGTACAATAGCATTATCACAATTTGAATTTTTACATTGTAAATGTACACCATTCCACGATAGCACACTATTGCATATAGGACAATTCTTAATAACCTTAGGAATAGTAGGTTCAATAACGGATTTTATATATGGAATCACTTCTCCAGAACGTGTTAATTCAACAATGGCTCCTGGACCTATATCATTATCTAGAATATATTGTGCATTATGTCCTGCAGCGTATTCAACCGTAGCTCCCGATAGCTGAACAGGAGTAACTTTTACACGTGGAATTGCGTAATGTGTTTTACTCATATCATATTCTACATCAATAACCTCTACAGCTTTTGACTCAGATTCAAATTTAAAAGCTACAGAATCATATGAAACATTACCGGTGTTGTTATCCAATTCAAGTCCTGCAGACACCACAATACCATCAATAGGTAACAATCTAACCCATTTAGTTTTAAAACATTTAAACTGTGAATTTAAAGTATCAAAAGAATCTTCAGATATTTTCTTATAAGGAACTACATAACTAAAATAACGATTTAAGAAATTATACATCGTACTATTATTCAATACAATATGCTCATATTCGTTAGATACTTTAACTACTGTATAAACTATAATATCTAAAAACTTGAGATCTTCATATTTATCTTTCCTATTAACTAAACCGGCAGCTGCATTTCTAGGATTTTTAGCATCTTGATTGATATATTTGAATGTGTCAAAATTATCAATCGTCATTAATATCTCACCACGGATTGCTCCTGTAAAGTTTACAGGTAATACAAACAATTGCCTATCAATGAATCTAATTTTATCATATATACTAATACCTGTATATCCATCACCTCTAGTAACTGCATCTACTAGTTTACCAGATTCATAATAAAGTACAATGCTTAACCCGTCTAATTTTAAAGAATAATATAGTTGTGTTGGACTATCAAATCTTTTTAGCATATCATCAATATTACGGTATTTATCTAACGAACCTACCAACCCACATCGATGTTTCACTTTTTCACCAGATGTTGAATCTTTATCTACATCATATCCCCAAGATATTGATAATACATCAGAATTTGGATCTAATTCTTCTACAGTATCTACTAATGCATCAAATTGTTCATCTGTGATAGTATTGGATCCTTTAGAATAATATTTTTGAGATTCTTCCTTTATTTTTGCTTCTAGATCTTTCAATAATTTTGACATACTAACGCCCCTTAAAATTCATCTGACCAACCTCTACCTATATTCCAATGTTCATCAATACGAAATTCAGTATTATTAGGTAAATTAAATTCTAATAGTATTTCTGACTTAGCTTCTGGATATTCATTAATCCAATTACCTGTAAATACTACAAAACCCTGATCTTTAAATTCAAATACACGACCTCTAGGAATTAGTGTATAATCACCGTTAAATCGTTCATCCTTACATCTAATAGATTCCTTTTTCCATATAGATTGATGCAATTTTGGACCAGTTCTCACATCAGCATTGAACTGATTAGAGTGATAAAACGACATGCTAGAAGATGGAACTGCGTTTACACCAAACAATTCGTTCAGCTTAGTATCGTACCAGAAACAACCTACATCAGAATCATCTTGCATATACATGTTTGACATCATAACTTCAATCGCTGCATTTACATTATCATCTTTTCTTATATGTTTAATCTTCACAAATTGACCTCCTTAAAATAAATAATAGCAATATGCATGATATTGCTATTAAAAAGTTTATTTACACTGAAAGTTTTTACCTTTTGTTATAAATTCTCCGGATCCGGAAATTAAATTGTCTAAGATTACATCTGCAAGTGATGATTTTGAATAAATTGCTAGTAATGTATTCAGCTCGTTTCTCGGAATTCTAAATTGAGACCAAATCTTATTCTCTTTCCCCTGTAAGTATACATTTTTAGAATCTGAATATGTTGGATATAAATCAATAACATACTCTATGCCGTCTTCACTTCTGGTTAAGAAACATAATTGAGCGTATAAACCTTTTTCAATGCTCTTCTCTCTAACTAATTGACCTAATTCACTTTCGTCATAGTTCATAACCATATCTTTTCCTACTGTCAGCATTCTTGTGTCAAATTTTGTCATAATAATTAGCTCCTTTTATATATTATTTATTTTCTATATTAATATTATAATATATAAATATTAATAAAATATTAACTATCTGTAAATAAATTATTAAGTGTAGTCAATAGTAGCTATCATCAAATCCATAGACATCTATAGTATTTAGCAAATAGTTGAATACCTTCATAAATTTCATCTTCCTGCTTTTGAGTTAAAGGTGTCCAATCATCTCGATCAATACAATCATCATACAATAGTTGAAAAGCATGAATCATCTGGTCAAGAATATTATACCATTCATCTTGCTCTAAGTAACCGGGATGTCCTATTTGATGCTCTTTGAATGCTTTCAATCTAGGAAGTATGAAAGCGGTGAAAGTATAGTCAAGATTATACAGTTCACCTTCTACAAATTTAGAATTCCTATCAATACGTTTTAACGCTTTTTTCCACTCATTTTTACTCATAGTATCACCTCATTATAGTATAAACATACCAGAAATTCCGTCTACAATTTCTTTGAAAAATTCAACATCGTCTTCGTCAGCACCAAATCGTGCGAGGTAATCGTCAATTTGAGGTACCTCAGCAACATAATTATACACAACACTTACATTATCAGAATCTAGGAAACTTTCTAGTTGGTTGCATACTAAGTAAGCAGTAGGCATTGTTACGCCCAATCCTTCAATATCTTTATGATTTTCTGATATTCCTAATGTAATGGTACAATTATTTTCTACGATATCAATTCTGTCAATGATTGTATGTAATTTATACATGACTGCAAGCTGTAGGTAAAATTCCATATTACATAACCTCCGCAGTTATTTACAGATGTGTCAAAACTTATAAATATCAACCAAAATAAATTTTATAAAATTATTTATCTGGCACATATTCCATAACATCTTCAACTCTACAATCTAAATATTGACAAATTTCATTTAAAGTTTTAAATTTCATTGGTTCATTTTTAGCAAGTTTTGCTAAAATATTGGTGGTCCAGCCTAGGTCTGCTGCCATTTTTGACTTTTTGATCTCCTTTGCTGCCAAAGTAATGTGAAGTGGTCTGTAAGAAATCATTTTAAAATTCCTACCTTTCTTTGATATTTTTAAACCTTATATTTAGATATAAGGTAATATTTGAAGGGAGGTGAAATCTTTTGAATCTTGTCAATAAAGCTTTTAAATTTAGAATTTACCCGACGAAAGAACGGGAAATTTTGATTGAGAAAACGTTTGGATGTTTTCGTTTTGTCTTCAACCATTATTTAGAAAAATCAATAAAAGATTATGAATTGATCGGAAAATCAGCTTCCTGGGTTGACAATTGTAATGATTCCGTTAAATTGAAAAAGGAAGTTGAATGGTTGAAAGAAGTTGATAGTTGGGCTATTACAAATTCAATTAAAGATCTAGATTTAGCTTATCAAAACTTTTTCAGACGTGTCAAACAAGGCAAGAAACCGGGTTTTCCGAAATTCAAATCAAAGAAAAATTTGAAACAAAGCTATAGAACAACCAATCCGAACAAAACGAAATTGAACCTTAAAGACGGTAAGATTCGAGTTCCCAAACTAGGTTTCGTTAAATTCAAACAAGACAGAAAAATTACAGGTCAATGGTTGAATATCACAGTTTCTCGAACGGCTTCTGGCAAATATTTCATTTCAATATGTTGTCGTGATTCTGAGGTTGAAACCTTTGAATCAACAGGTTCAGTGGTTGGAATTGATCTAGGTTTGAAAGATTTTGCTATCACTTCAGATGAGGAGAAATTTGAGAATCAAAAATTTCTCAGAAAATCCGAAAATAAGTTGAAAAGACTTCAAAGACGACATTCAAATAAAATCAAAGGTAGCAAAAATCGCGAAAAATCAAGGTTTTTGCTTACTAAACAACACAAAAAAGTTCAAAATCAAAGAAAAGATTTTCTTCAAAAATTATCAACAAAATTGGTGAAAACTTATGACATCATATGTGTTGAAAGTTTGAAAGTCGCGAACATGGTCAAAAATCACCATCTTGCAAAATCAATTCAAGATGTTTCGTGGGCTGAATTTGTAAGACAACTTGAATACAAATGTAACTGGTATGGCAAGCAACTCATGAAAATCGACACCTATTTCCCGTCGTCACAACTTTGTTCAAAATGCGGTTATAGAAATCCCGAGGTCAAAAACCTTGAAATTCGAGAATGGACTTGTCAAAATTGTGGAATTCGTCACGATCGAGACGTGAACGCAGCTCAAAATATTTTAATTGAAGGCTTGAAAAACGTGTAAAATCAAGAAAAATACGGCTGGCTAAGCCGAAATTAACGCCTTTGGAGAAGACATAAGACGTAGAGTTTGAAATGAATTTTCACTTCAAAATTTCATGCAACTTCGTTGAATTAGGAAGCAGAATTTGTTAATTTTCTTACCGATTTTGTATAGCATATTAACGGTTCGTGTTGAAATCAAACCAAAAAAAATCACCGTCTTTCCGGTGTGTCACCTGTCTTTCCAGGTCGTCAATAGAAAATATAGTTAAGGAGCGTACCTTCTCGTACGTGGAGCAGAAAATAAGATTTGAACTTATATCTTCTAACAAGATGTTAGATGTTTTGACTTAAACTATCTCTGCAAGAGTTCCTGTCTGTCCAGGATGTCAAGCGTCTATCCGCTTTGTTTGAGAGAAAACATAAAAGAACAAAAATGAAGGAAAATAAATGTAAGTTGACTTACATGGAGCAATCGGGCAAGCTGTGAACTTGCTTCTCATTGATGGATTCAATGTATTTTAACTTATAAACTACCGATGCATATAAATATCAAATAGAATTATCTACTTGATATTATAGGTATGCTTTTGAAAAATGATAGGAGAAGATATTATCTAGGAAGACATATTACAAAATATAAGCATACCAATAAGATGTAAATCGAAGTATTACGCGAGTATAGCAGTACAACATGTAATACTAGATTACTGGTGGGCCACCTAGGGTTCGAACCTAGGACCGTACGGTTATGAG